TAAAACCCACATACACAAGAATGATCAGTTCTTATGTCTACTGCCATAATCCAACTATCTGCAACCGAAACAGTAACGATCCTCTCATAGTTGGCTATATATTTATTCTCTTTTCTGTCTTGATTTTGGGTAGAAAAAAGTGTATACTTAACACATAAATTGAAACTTGACAACTGAATAGTATTTAAGAATGGAGGCTTCTATGGAACACCCAGTAAAAAGAATTGCTTCATACTTAAAAACAAAGAAACATTCCATTTATAAATTTTTACAAAAGAATGGATTCTTTGATGAAATGGTTAGAGGAATTGTAAAATTGTTTTTCTTTATAATTATTCTCTACTTTTTCAAACAAGTAGTGTGGTAAGTAAATCCAGTTCCTGAGCTAAAGATTTATCTAGCCTTTGGCTCAGGATGAACGCTGGCGGCGTGCTTAACACATGCAAGTCGAACGAATTACTTTGGTGCAAGCGTTATCCGGATTTACTGGGTGTAAGACAGGTGGTGCATGGTTGTCGTCAGCTCGTGTCGTGAGATGTTGGGTTAAGTCCCGCAATAATTCTTGAATACTATTCAGTTTTACGAGAGGAAACTATTAAGTAATTTCCTCTCTTTTATATTTTCAATAAATTATAATTTCAGCACTTAGCACACCTTCTACGATTTGAACATAGACCTAACGATTTTGGAGATCGTTGCTCTACCAATTAAGCTAAAGGTGTATATTTATGTTGAATTATTTATTAATATGTTATATACTTAATAAGTAACCAATAGTTTGTTTTTAAAAGGAGGTATAATATGAACAGAGAAGGAACTGGGAAGTTTAATACCGATTCAAGTGGACATACTTATAGGTACGACAAAGGTGGCGGATCTGATATTGATACATCAGATAAAACCCAACGTGAAAGCGACATAGGACACATTCCTGGAAGATATCAGTGGGAAGAAACCGTTGATGTTTCGGCAGATGATGAAGATAATGACAACACAGAAGATGATTAAAAATTAATATTATTAAACATCGTATAAGAGATTATCATATTTGATAATCTATTATATTTTATTTATTTTTCATTAAATTCATTAATAAAAATCAATAGCTCGAACATCCACACCGAATAAACGATGACCTCTGATTAGCAATAAGGTGCAATACCAACTCTGCCAATACTACATAACAAAAGATCCATCTCCAAATGAAATGACTCTTTCTTTATCAATCAGTCGCCAAACTGATTATAACTGTATAGGGCGGTAGTAAGTGTTGAGCTTGCACACCTAAGTTTCGTATGCATCCCAAAAATAGGTTTTGGTATCAGGTTTACCGCACGAAATAGGGCATAACGGACTCGAACCGATACTCATGGAATGAAAATCCATTGTCTTACCCTTTGACTAATGCCCCATATTTAGGGTGGAAGAATACCACCCATTATTTTATAGAATAACTTCTGTTTTACCTTCAAACTTAGTATTTAAAGCACGAATCTCAGCAAGCTTCTTACCGATTTCTTCCTGAATCTTAGTAGCAAAAAGTTCAACTTTTGCCTTACCAAGTTTCTCAACACTATCAAAAGGTGCTTTGACTTCTGATTCTGGAATCTTTGTAACATCTACAGAGAATGTAATGTGAAGGTTTTCATCTACAACAAATGACTGGTTGATAATATCTTTTAATTCAACAGAGATAATAGTTGAATCATCAACTTCACTATCGGTTGTAACTGGATCTCCATTAGAGTCAGCTTTCATATTAGATTTAAAGGATATTTTAGAATATTCGATTGTTCTGACAAAATTATGTAACATATCTTTTTCAGTAGCAGCATCAGTATCAGATGTACCTAATTCTGCAACAGAAATATCTACACCAATAATATTTTCATCAATAGTTTTGCTAATATTTAATTTCATGAATTTGTACCCTCACTTTCAGTTTCATTTGCAATTACCTGTTTATATCCGTCTCTAATAGCCATAAATAAATCACGCAATACTTCTTTATCAATAGAGCAATCTAAATTTGATGTATCAAACTGTGGATCACTTACTGAAAAATCTAATGTCCCGTCATTCCGTGGCACGAACAAAATTTCCACATTATTGTTCAAGAGCAAAGTAATAGAATCTATCTTTTCACCATTATTGGATGTAACCTTACGAACCTGTCCAACTTTTAACGGCTCTTGCTCAATAATCAATCTACTTGCCATTATATACACTCCTTTCTTTTATTTTTCGTTTTCCTTTTAATCATTAGGTGTTAGGTGGGATTTGAACCCACGATATTCAGAACCACAATCTGACGCTTTAACCTACTAAGCTACTAACACAGCGACTCTATTGGGAATCGAACCCAAATCTTCCGATAGACAGTCGGATATAATTACCTTTATACCATAGAGCCATAGCTGACTTGGTGGGACTTGAACCCCACAACGCCTCGATTAACAGTCGAGTGCTCTACCATTGAGCTACAAACCAATATTAAAGCATAGTAGGAGAAGTGATGAAGTTCTCTCCATATTAATCATCAACTAAAAATGTTTAAAACTACTATGCTACAATAATATCAGCATAAAGCACTAACTAGCTGATATTGGACTGTACACATCCAGTTATTTAGAATATGGTCGCTTATCAGCAACCTAATTCATGCTTCCTAATTATTCTCTACATATTTTCAGTCTTCGGAGCAAAGACCTCTCGATAAGGTTTAATGACTCTTATCCGTCAATTAAGGTTCTCATTAACGTAGAGAAGCACGAACATCTTCTCATTTCTGAAGGCTGAGAGAAACCGATGATCCGAGATGTTGGTAGGAAAGAAGTAGGTCTTACAATGCTACATGAATAGCAAATGCCAAGATGTGATACTTATATATTCTCTGTTTGGTTGCCCACTTAAGGGTTCTTTTTTATTTGTTCTCTTACATTGTCGTCACCTTTTTATATATACTTTTTGTGCCTGTTTATAAGGGCTTTATTGGGATAATACAGTTCTATCGGTCTGTTAGTCCGTCTGATTTAACAGAGTCTTGGTGAGTGTGTAACTCAGAGCATTCGGCTTATAATTATTCTCCATTTAAAAGCAAAAAAGATTAGGAAATTAATGTCGGTTTACGTTGACATAGGTTTTACGCTGTTGAATGCCACCATCCAATATGCCTGTAAAGGCGCAACCTAATCTTTATATATAGTAAGTTTTTCAGATTTATTTACTTTCTGCCTCATTTTTCTCTTTTAAAGCATTGATTTTTTCCATAACTTCTGCCTTAGTTTTAGGTTTACAATAGAAGGAACGAGTTGTTTCTGTCGATTTGTGATTGGCAAGCTCGGCTGCTAATGCTAAATCGCCAGTCTCTTCATAAACCAAATTTAATCTCGATTTACGTTGACAATGCGGACGATAATCAGAAATTTGAATGATTTCACCATATTTTCTCATCCTGTCTCTAATAGCACTGTCACCCATAGGTTTATATTTTCCTTTATATTTTGTAATTAGCAACGAATCACATTCTAAATGATCATAATCATTCTTTCTCATCTCAAGCCACTCTTGAATAAGTTCTTTTGCAACACTCCCAAAAACAACCTGCGTATGATAACCCTCTTTTTCCCTTATGTCAACAAACATATTATGTTCCAAGTCAAGCTTAGATAATTGTAGTTTTAACAACGCACCAATTCTATTTGCTGAGTCAAAACTTACTTCAAATAAAATTTGATCCTGAATTGAATACTTATCATTTTCAGATAATTCTCTGCGGATTGTCTGAACTTGTTCTTCTGTAAGGAAGTAAGAGTTCAAAATATGTTCCTCATTAGCTTTCTTCATTCTATCAAGTTTACCATCAAAAGGATGATACTTAACGAAGCCACGCTTCATAGACCAAATATAGAATGAACTAACAGCAGAGATTTTCATGTTAATAATCTTTTTATGATTCAGAAGTGTTTCCTGACAAAACATAATATAGTTCTCCATAATATCAACGGCATTTTCCATAAACTCATCTGAATATAAATCTAAATCGCCATAATTTTCACCTAACCACATAAGAAAATGACGAAACAATCCTTCGTATCTTTTATATGTAGTATCTTTAACATCCTGATTTTTAATAATATTTGATTGGAGATATTTCTTATATTTCTTCAAGTTATCAGGATTTATAAATTTTTCCTTATCCTTTGTAAAATATTTTACTCTTGTTACATGTGCCACTAAATCACTTCCTTTCATAACAAACTAGCGAGATAGTAGTTACTTAACTAAATCGCTATTATAAATATTTAATAGAATTAGTGGGCAGGGTTGGACTCGAACCAACGAAGCCGAAGCGCCTGATTTACAGTCAGGTGTAATTGCCGCTATACGACCTACCCATATAAAAAGAGTGTGCAGCATACACCACACACTCTAACAAGACATATTTTTCTTTTTAACCTTGAATTCGACCTTAAAATGCCATATATGTCACAAATAACATAAAATTAAAACATTAACATAAAATATGTTACAATTAACAAATTATGTTAATATCTCCAAAGATCTACCAATAAAGGATGCAGATATCTATTAGTGTTATATGTAAAACGAGGTTCTAAAACATCTGAAAAACTGTATAAATATTCCCAATAATTATCATCATCAAGATGTTCATCCCAATCTTCATCAAACTTTTTTACAGCCTGATCATACTCATCTTTAGATACCTTTTTACCATTAACCTTATAAGTTACTTTAGCATCTTCAGTAGATCCATCATCTTCATAATCATCCTCAGATTCATCAATCTCAGCAATATTAAATTCACGCATAATACATTTAGCATCTTTATTCTGTTTTACAAAACTTGAATTTACATCACCATGAACAAACACAATATCTGTTGAATCCGTATAAATATAAGTATCTTCATTACATTTAGCTGCTTGTACCCATATAGTCATATCCGAATCAATAGTAAGCACAAAAGCATCATCGTAACCATCCCAGTAAGGATGATTTAGGTCATTACAAGACACTAACTTATAATTTGGATTTCTTAGAAGAGAATTTAGAATCTCGATCATCACATTATATTTTGCAACTACTAAAATTCTTGAATAATCCTTTTCTTTTGTATTCATAAATAATTTTTCGTAAGTATCATATAAATATTCAACAAAATTATATTTATCTTCAAAATTGAAAGTCTTCAATCTTTGTCACTACCCTTGATTACGCAAGTGTCTTAACTGACTTAGTAATAGAGAACTTGATCTCATCATGTTCAGGTACTGACCATGCTTTACCACCTGCAAGTGCAGCAACACCAGACTTTTCTGCTACATGCTTTACTGAGAAGCTACCAACACCAGGAAGAGGAATCTTCTCTGTCTTATTATCCGCAAGATTATCAAATACACACTCTGTAAAAGCTCTAAGAATCGCTTCTGTTTCCTTCTTTGTAATCTTATACTTTGCTTCCTCTAAATCAGCGTTCATAATATCTGTAGCTCTCTCTGAAACTTCCTTAATCATAATATCCTTTTTCATGTTTTTTAAACTCCTTTTCGTTCCTTAATATTTTTATATCTTTTGGCTATTTTTTATTTTATTGCCGAAATAATAATAAAAGAGGGTAGCGGCTATAATGAGTCCACTCCCTCGCATACGGCTTCGTCAGCCAAATTAACCATAGGTTATTTCCGTTTGTTAAATGCCAGTCGGATTCTGGTCATGTAATAGCAATCATTTTTATTTGCATTTTGACTTTGCAACTGTTTTTGATTGAAATTAGTATTTTAATTTAATTCAATAGGGTAGTAGGCTTTTACACCCTTATCTGTACAAATACAAACCATCTGTGACGGTTTACCTGTTAATCTCTTTTCAATCGTATATGAATCCCCACATCCTGCAAGTGATCCACCACGAATCATCTTTACACCATTTGTTTCATCCACGGAACATACGTGCAAGTGTCCATAAGTAATTGCGTATGGAACAAACCCTAGTGCTAAACATAAGTTTTGTACACCAGATTTATTAAATCCGTCATAATCACCATGTACAGCGATATATGATTTTCCTCTAATTGAAATATCTGCAATTCCAGTATCTATATTTCTGTGCAACACATGAAAATTATCAATGTGTTTCAGAGACAGTTCAACAGCCCAACTAATAATATCATCCAATCTTTCGTCATGGATTGCATCATCTTTACGATCCATACGAGTATGGTTTCCTGCAACATTTGACATGAATACTGTCTCAAAATATAAAGATAATTCATAGCAGAATGATGATATTAACTCTGTGGCAATTTTTATCTGTTCAATTACATTCTCTCTATTTGTTACTTGAATAGACTTGTGAATATTACCTGAAATAAGATCACCTTGAAGACTTACATAACAGTTTTTAGATTTATGTAATTGATGAATAGAAATTACTTCATTTAATAATTGATTAAGTCTATCTTTTGCAATATCTGTGTTGTATTTACCAAATATAGAATTAAACGTCTGACCAATATGTAAGTCACTTAAAATAATTAGCATATCATTATCAGAATTAATAGAAACATTATCATGTTTATTGAAATTTGTTCTGCCAAGAGAGACAAGTTCAGATTCTAATTTGTCAAGTTTTTCTTCAACTCTAGCATCTGCAAAATTTTGTTTCTGCCAAGCATTTCGTTCATCTCTAAACTGTATTTTCTTGCGTTCTAACTCACGTTTTTGAATTTCAATTTCTTTTAACTGAGCATTAGAATCAACGAATTTTGATTGGTTGGCATCTAACATCTTCCTAAATGCCTGATATTTTTTGCGATAAGTGCTTTCACCATAATCATTACCAGTAAGTTCATTGATTATATTTGCTACATCCTGCCAAGAACCTATCTGATCTTTATTTTCGCATATTCTATAGATAAGTTCTTCGTCTGATTCTCCATTATATCTTTTATAGGTTGTAATAACATCCACCTACTCTCTATTCTTCAGCAGCCTCAATAGGCTCATCAAGTTCTTCCTCGTCCTTAACTTTAATGTTGATTTCAATAGGCGCACCGTTAAAACCTGATAGGAGAGTAGACAACTTTTTCTCTTCTCCGTCTACATCAACTGTTAAATTGTCACTATCTAAAATTCCTGCAACCTTCATTGCAGTTGTAACCGTCTTTTTATAAGCAAAATTTGCCATTTCCTTTTAATTCCTCCATAACATTAAAAATTCCTACCAGACTTATATCTGCTAGGATTACAATAATTATCTTTTTTACCTTTTTGTTTTCGAGTGTCTAATATTTCCTGAATTTTATCACGATATTCCTCATTATTACTTAATCTGTACATACTAATGAGAGTATAATTACGTGAATTTAATGGAATTTTACCATTGCGCACATTATGAATTACAGTCTTTGCCAAATGCTTACTTTTCATATGTGTATGATAATCGCCTTCAATGTCAGTACGTGTTACTCGAAATGTTCCATCTTGCAACTTATCAATTGCGAAATCTTGTTCATTCATAGGCAGAACCTACTTAACGAATCTATCTTCGATGTAACGCTTATTTCCACACGTCTTGTAGTAACCTACGTGTTCACCTTTACGATCAACATATCCATGTTTTGTATTGCGGATTACACCTTCAGATAATAACTTTTCGACCTCATTTTTAGAAATCTGTTTAATAATTTTTCACATCCTTTGATTTATTTTTCCTGCTAAATAACAAGAGAGTAGCTGGCTAAGTAGGACTCGAACCTACAACCTTTTCCTTAATGGGGAATCTACCATTGTTCTACTAGCCAAAATTAGAAAAATCCGATGACTATACAATCAGAAAGAAAGCACAGCCATCGGCAATAGAAAGAGGGGGGTATTGAGAAAATCGAAATAATGAATATATAATTATAGCAACTGTACCCCTTCGGGTTACTTCTAATAGACGCACTAATATTCAGTCAATGCAAACACAAGTCTGAGCATATACACCGTCGCATATATACTTCTTGTGCTATGGGAAACACCCAACATAGTGCATACGGAATTGGTTATCCATAAGCCTCGTCCATCATTCAGAATCATTAATATACTGTAATTTCATATGTAGTTTTAATTAAAATATACATTCTATTATGACTACCTTGGACTACTACTTCCTGCAACTCATCTTATTGTGCAAATTTCTTTACACTCACGGCAGAACTGACTTATTTGGTATTCCCTTACTTACCTCCTATAAGTTACCAGCTCATAGGCATCAGGGTTCAGCATTGCAGTGCAACTCTCTATTACGTCAGCGATGAGAACAGAACTTTTTACTACGCTTATTATTAGTACACATGCTTGTCTTTAATGGTTTCCACAGTATTCTAAGATATCTCACGACATTTCGAAGCACACCACTATAAAGTATCCCATATAATAATATGCCGACATCCACATGCTCTCAGCACGGTGATTAAACCGATCTTCACTGAGTTCCAATAACTATAATTATATATTCATTATTCAATTGTATTTCTTATTAATCTGCTTATAAACGCCATTATCTTTGATAGATTATTTACTTCCACAGAAATGCATGGTACAGTCTCGCTTGATGAACTTAACTGGTTTTACCACCATACATAAGTTTTTTACATGACATCACATCAACTAAATTATATTCATGTATCAGACGAAATAATTCACTGCCTTTCGGCTAATTATATATTCTCCATACACAGTACAGAGATGCTTAATATTGTATAAAAACAATATTGTAGTTAAGAAAAGCTGATTTCATTTGTTATTCTCTTATTACTATACATAATAAGAAAAATCGGACGTAATATCGCAAATCCCTTTATTTACAAGGGGTTTAAGACTTTTTGCTTTTCCTAAATTCTATATTAAATTGCAATTTTTCTATAATATTCTTTATTTTGTTCATTTTTTTTATATCTTTTACACGATAAACAATATTTAGTAGAATTGTCTTTGTTACTTTTCTTTTTAACAAGTCTACCGCATTCAGAACATCGAATAAATTTACCATCGCCAATATAATTCTGATATTCATAACCAAGTTCTCTGAAATCTTTAATCTTTAATACAACCTCGCTATCATTATCTATAAAATTAACTTTCATATTCAGATTATCATTTTTATTAGAAAAAGAGATTAGTCCAGTATTCTCAAGATCATTTAAATATAAGAACTTATCATTCCTATATTTAACAGTCACTCTTGCAACTTTATAAATCTCTTTAATTTCTGTATTAACCCATCCATTATTTGTATCTGATAAGGTATTATATAGCTTTGCATAACACAGCATCGTAAATAACAATTTTTTATACTTTATATTTTCTACGCTTGCAATTTTATCTAGCTCACTTTTTGTAATATTAATCGACTTAATTTCTTGTAAAAGATACTTCTTACCCTTTTTTGAAATATCTTCAATAATGTCTTCCCATAAAGCTTCATTATATCCTTTATAATTTTTCTCCATAAACTCATTTAACTTCTGAGCCGTTTTCTTTTCTCCAAGTTTTTCTTCTTGTCTATAATATTTAGATAATAAGAAGAGAGTAGAAGTTGGTTTGTTACCAACTTCACCTTTCTCAATTATTTTCTCTGCCTGTTCCTTTTCATTTAATATAACTGACATTCATCATCCTCCACATCAATAGTCACTTTAATTTCAGTTTCTTTCATAGAAAAATGCATACCATTAAATTCTATATCACCATCTTCATCTAATTCAGGATATGATATTTTATATCCATTTCTTCTCAAAAGATTTTTTATAAAAGTTTCCCCACAAATATCCCATGCAAATTGTTTACTATTTTTGGATTTTGTATAACATAAATCAAGAACAATATTGCACAACTCATCTTCATTAGGACATTCTTTCAAACATTTCTCTCTAAACTGTTCCTTTAAAAGATATTTCTGAATCTGTTTCTCATCTGATTTCAATCTTTCTTTTTTGGCATAAAGCATATAATTTTGAATGTCTTTTTTATATACTTCATATATTTTCTTGATTTTGTTATAAATCTTATTTGTATATTCAGCATCGCTTTTTAAAATAGAATAATCAAAATCTGATTCTGTGGCATAATACTGATTATCAAATAATTCTTCAATTTTCCAACATATTCTATTAATAGTGCATGGTGCATTACCTAATGGCATTCGATCGTAATAACAATACACAAAACGTTCTTCTTCTTTTGTTTTATTCTCTTTTTGCAGCAATTCATCCAACGTAATTCTGAAACGCATTAAACATTTTTCATTATTTTTCTTTTTGTAGTTATTGAATTCGGCTCTTTCAGATGGATAAATATATTGCATGAAGTATGGTTTTTTGTCTGCTATTATTTTCCTATTTACCCAAAAATCTTTCTTTGTGTCAGAATCTTTAGCTTTGGAAAGTTTATTTGCTATCCAATTATACCAAGTATCAGGCATAGGTTTAGCCTCAATTCCCTTTGTTTTATCAATCGCATTTTGCTGATAAAGCTGTCCACACTTAATTCTATAATCAAGAATATTATATTCACGACTACCTTTTGGGAATTTCGCTTGAACTTCAAACATTGAAGTGATTTTATTAGTTACTCCACCAACAGCATTACCAAAACTATTGATATTCGATTTCATAATATCATCATCTGTTGGAACACATTTTGGAGCTTTTCTCTGAACACACACAATAGCAGGAAGTCTTTTTGTATTCTCGACTAAAATAGGAAATGATGTATTGATAACGCAATCCCCATCTTTGTCGAAACCATTCATCGCATCTGCGCATGTATCCCAACTATTAAAAATAGTAGGAGTCGTCATATACTTATAAAATTCGTCCATTGTTTCGTTGTGTACTACATCTAATAATCTAATATTATTATGAGATGTCATTGGCGCACGAAAACTGACAATTTGAGTAACACCTTTATCAATCCAATATTTTGAATAAACTTGTCCAGCTTTTAATAATCCAGTGACAGTCATACCGAACATTGACTGACATAACGAATACGGATCTCCTGAAACAAGAGAGTAATTGGCAGGTACTTTTAAAACACCAACTTTTGCTTCGTCTATTCTTTTTCTTATCATGGAATAAATTTGACTTTTGATATACGGATCTTGTATCATAGATGGCTCGATCATAAGAGCAGTTGCGAAAGAACTGTCAAGATTTTGGACATTATTCTTATTTAATCCAATTCCTTTTGTATAAAGAATTGTTTTTCTATAATCATCTGATAAAATATCTTTTATTTCATTTACAGTCGGAGCAATAAGTTCATCAATCTGCTCATCTGTAAAAGCATAACTTTGCAAAAACTGATAATTCATAGTTCTTACATTTTCTAATTCTTCCTCTGAAGACTTTGTAATTGCAAACGTATATTTATTCTCTTCGCAATTTCTAAAATATTCCTCAATAGAAGAATAAGAATCCCATAATTTTAACATTGACTCTGTTAAAATGAGTTCAACCTCATTAATCTTATATGTATTTCCCCATACATCTGTAATCTTATCAAAGCCGTTATCTGAAGCAAATTTTTGAAAATCAATTGGAAATATTGCACCTTTACAGAACGAATTTCGTATTACACAACCTGGTAATAAGAAATCTTCCCCAATTTCTTCTCCCCATCTTTTCATAAGATTAGGCATTGCTAGTCCATACCCATCACTGTCTATAAGTTCAATATCTTTATCTTTTATGAATTTCATACTTGGCTGGGCTAATCCTGTATCATCTAATTCAACAATATCCGACTTAAAATGAGTAATACAATCGTGGACTACAACGACGCCATTCGGCATTGAAACAGGAGTAGAAGAGCTACACACTAAAGCAATATAGGCTTCAAGCTTTGCAGGAGCGAATTTCATTAACATATCTCGTCCGTTATTAATTCTCTTTTTTATCTCAGGGAGAAGTTTTTCATTAATAAATACAATGGTATTATTTTTTACTCCCCCTGTTGTACCAAGTAACCATTTATACCTAATACCATTTATCTCAAAGCCATTTTTATAAATGTAGTGGAAATCCTTTTCTTTGTCGATTACTACACAGACATAATCTTTCTTAAATTGATAATTGTCTAATTCTGCATATAATTTTTTGATTTTTGGTCTTGATATAGCAAGATTGGTTTCTTTCTTTAACTTTTTAATTTGAGATTTGATGTGAGATATATGAAGTTCTGAATCTTTAATTCCATTTAATTCATCTATCCATCTTAGGATTTGACTTTCACTTAATGCAATTAACTCTTTATTTTCTCTTGCAGTATTTATTGAAAGATTTAACTTCCATTGTTTTCTTCTCAATCTGGCTGAATGAATTTTATACACATATCTCTGTGATGTTAAGTGTTTACTCATTTTCATTTCCTCCGATAGACTTTAATTTTATATATGGCAAATAGTAACAAGATGCATAAGAATAATTGCCTATAAAAGCATAATCTTTAACTGGATATGGATATTTATTTGACGGTCTTCCAGTTGGAGAAGGATAATGACTACCAATACATTGATAATTATTAGATGTGTTTTTAATTAATATATAATTTTTATAATTTTTATTATAATCATATACATTCATCATTAAATGAAATTCTCTTGTATAATACATTTTCATCCTGTAATAATTAGTTAAATGTCTTCTATATGAACTTATCCTTTGAATATTTTTGATCTGTTTTTCTGACAAATCTTCCATTTTATAAAAGTATTTATATTGGGGAGAATAATAAATTCTACATTCTTTTTCTAATACATTTAACCTCTTATTGACACCAAAATACTTATCTGTTCCACAAATCCAAATATCATTAATTCCTGCTGTTTTGTATAATTCATGCCTTTCTAAATATTCTGATGCTATAGGTGTGCATTGATATTCAATAACATATGGAATTCCGTTATATTTAAACATAATATCTGGTCTTTGTTTAGTTTCTGGTATCCAACCTTCAAGAATAACATCTGTTATTCCACATTGCATCTTAATCCATTCGTATAAATCACGTTTTCCATTTATATGTTCATCTGTTTCTGGTTCAGAATATTTATTTTCACATTGTTTCTTGTCTTTATGCCTAAAATATGAATCAATAACCTTACCATGACAATATTCATATGGTTTATTACATGCAGGACATATTAATATTTTTTTCTTGCTCCATTTTTTTAAAGTTTCGTAAGTATGTGTTCCATCATAACAATTTATAATTTCGTTTCCAACTTTTGCCGTAAGCATCAATTTCCTCCTTTAATAATTATTTTACTTATTTATTCTCCTTTATTATTCATAATCCATAATCAGTACATAATATCTTAATTACGACGCTTCCCTTCGTATGTTTTCATACGCAAACCCATCATTGGTTGTATAATAAATATGCCTTATTCCAAGATCCTTAATTGCAGCCATACAACTAGGACATGGGCGTGACATTCCATATTCCTGATCACAACGACTTCTATAAATATACAATTTTACTTTTGAGAAATTTATATCCAGATGACGGATAGAATTAAGACAATTGATTTCGGCATGAAGCTTTGCGGCAAAGCATCCTATGTTATTATTCTCTCTATATTTATTATAATGTTGTTGAATTGGATGCGTCTTGTTGGTATTATATCCAACTGCAATGACGTGCCCTTGATAAACAGCGATACATCCAATATGTGTTTTATGAAAGTCAGAACAAGTTGATACATTCTTTGCCTTGGTAAAATAATATTCATCAGTTCTCGTCATAGTATTCCACCATTGCACGATTACTTTCAACTGAATCATTTCCAATATCAAAACAATCATAAGTATACTGATACAAGTTCATATATTTGTTCAATCGTCCATTGTTATATAATTTTTCAACAAGCTTACAAATATCAGTCTTAATAGTCTTCTTTGTACTCTCAACATACTGCATTCCGATTTCCTGTGCATCAATCTTAAATCTGTCATCAATTGTATCCCAATGCAACCACATTGACACCTTATATTGATCTAGTTTCTGATCATGAATATATGTACATACCACATCATATTTGCCATCTGGTAGTGGGATAGTAATAGTGTAACCTTCATTCTGATAATTAAACATGCTCAATTCTCCTTTCTCTTGCTTCTGCATTTTCCTTACATCTTTTATCAAATTTCCAATCTGCGATAATATTCTCTACAATATGACCGTTTGCGTGATCTGTGTCTAAATCGTATTCGGTAACATATCCTCCATATGTGTTATGGTTTGTCTTTGTAATATTTTGCATAATGTAATTCATGTAATTGTTCATATAATAATTTTTGTTCTCCTTTTTGTTTGTTAAATTTTTTATTCATAATTTTTCAGCTCCTTTAGTGCTGCGTTGATGGGTACATATGTATATTCTCTTATTTGGTTACTATTTATTACCATTTTTCATTTCTCCAAATGATTCAACTTTATAAATTTCAAGCATTTTTTCAATAGCCCATTTTATTTCTTGTTCACATCTTTCATTATTGAGAACATATATATTGGGTACATTTTTAGGTGGTTTTTTAGGATCAGGTTGAACACTACCAACTTCCTTTTTTATTAAAAGTGGTTCTCTATCACCAATAGAAGAAGTGAGATATTGGATGCATTGGTTAATTGTATCTTTTGACATGGAAAGTTCTTTTGACATAGAATCTATACTTCTAAAGAATGCTTCAGGTTTATCTTGAGGTTTTGATAATAATTCGTTGCCATTATTATCTCTTTGTCGTATGTAAATATAAGAATTTATATATAAGAAAGCCACTAATATATTCTCTCTATTAATAGACGATTCATTCATCATTATGAAATCATATTGAGATGAAGTAAGTTTTGAAAAATCTTTACATGGATCAAAATTCTCAGAAATTATTTTAATCTCAATTCCTGTATCATATCCAATAGAATCTAAATCTTGTTGCACTTCGATCATATTGTTATTTATCATATATTCTAATACGTCAAGTATTTCTTGAAATGCTTTTGGCTTGTTCCGATGTGTTTTATACCCATAAAAATCTAATACCTTACGAATCGTAATCCAACTATAATTTTCGTAAGATCTATATTTATCAATAAGGATATATGTAATATAAAACTTTCTACTAATTCCAAATTTTGTTTTAATATTCCCTTGTATATAATCATTTGGAAAACGTGTAAAATATTCTTTTTGTTGCAATAAAATTTTTCCTCCTTTATATGGTACTAATAAATTATTCTCTGTTTGGATAATAAAGAAAAAATAAGTTCACGAGCGTTCAGTATAGATGCATTTTTGCACATGATTTTTTAAAATATGCGAAATTCCATGTGCATATTTGCACATAAACTGAACTGAAAGAAGATATACAACTTATTTAATAAGACAGACTATTCGTAATTTATTCGCTACGCTCATAAATTACTCTTTAAATTTTTATCTAATGTTTTTAGTTGGTCTAATTATTTATTCTCCATCTCAATCATCTTTTTGTTTCAAATCAACATATTTGTTCTTATAAATATCCACTACAAAAAATACTGGTATTTTATTATGATAACGGTCATATAATTCTTGGCTTGTAATCACAGATCTGCACATTCCTAAAACAGAATTTGTTGTTCTATAATAATCCTTTACAATAGATTTGTTTGCATTGAATCTATTTCCTATTTTCCCACAAATAATACAATAGCTTTGTAAATCAGTTGTAACGTGAGACTCTTTACCAGGAAAACTAAAATTATATTGTATAAGACATTCTTCATAATGATGCTTATGTTTTGTTTTCTTTGCGCTGTCTGATATATTACTTCCTGTGTTCTTTTTATGTTTTGGTATTTCGTTTGGAATATTTTTATTCATATATCAATTCTCCTTATTTTCTCTATGTTTTTTTGATTTTGTAAAAATTATTAGGTTAAAATAGCGTTTTAAGGCATAATTTTTCATTTTTATTTTTTAGGTAAGTATTTTATCCTTGAAACTGTTTTCGTTCAAATTTGAGTCAGAATCATATGTTTTTCTCCTTAAATCCCAGTATAAGAATTATGCAGGTATGTCATCAAAGATAGTGGTGTATCTTGTTTCATAATTTCCATCAGAGAGATTATATTTATTTAATAGTGTATCTACAATATTTTCGTATGCTTTTCGCAACGTTAAGTTATGTTCTATTACATCTAATGTGTAAGCTGATTTTAGTTTATTCTCATAGCAGTAATCATCTATTGTTTGATTAAGGTCTATATCAGGATATGTATTTTGCAACTCCCTATAGAGATTCTTGTATAGTTCTGTATTGGATATATGAAAGTAATCTGTTAAGAGCTGATATTTTGTATACATCTTTGATGTCCAATATGACCATTTCTTTTTAGGTAGGTTTGGCTTAACTGATTGAGAATCTTGCAGTGAATTTTCTAACTTATCTAGTCGTTCATTTGTTGATTTTTGAATTTCAAGCATAGTATCAGAGATAGTCTTCATGGTAGAAATTAGAGAATTTATAGTATTGCCTTCTTCTAATTCATGAAATCTATTTACATATCTTGCTGTAAATTCTGTACCTTTAATACCTGTGAGTTTATTCGCTATAAATTCACAACCTTTATGAGTGATATTGTAACAAGGTTGTATTTTATTCTGCGAAGTAATATATGTAGATTCAATGAAGAAATCGGTAAAGCCAATTTTGGATTGCCCTATTTTAGTTTCATTAATTTTCTCAATCTGATTGATATACCTATGAATATCTCTTAGCAACTTTGCATGATCTTTCTCGATCATCTGAGCTACTTCCATAGATGTAATTGTTTCTAAGTTTGTTGTTGTAATTATGTTGTTCATAAAATTTCCTCTTTAAATTTTTGGTTTTATAGTTTTCTGATTATATATTCTCTGTTTGATTTTATTTTTTGCATAAAAATAGACAGTGCAATTACTGTCTTGATAATTTTGTGTGTAGTTTTATGGTAGCCACCCTATATTGAAAAGGGAGAGTGAAAAATCGTTATCGTCAAAAGTGCTTATAAATAAGGAAGATTTTGGAATTGTGGATGTGGTTTTGGATGAAATTAGGTTTAGATTTAATGGTTGTTGGGTGGATTTTTTGTTGATTTTCGTGGTGTTTGACGATATGAGGTGCGATAAGGGGGTTGGAGAGAGTGGAATGGGAGATTTGGTTGATTTTGTTGGGGGATTGGGATTTTTGATGGTAAAATTTTGAAGTTGGTGTATAGATGAATCAGCTATACCTAATTTTGTATTTTATAAGGGTTTGATCCGTTTTTGCCACCCCCCATTCTCGCCATACTCAAAACCACGAAAAATAAGCATTTTTTGAAGTTTTGCAACGAAAAATCAAAATTTTTTTGTGGTAAGGTGTAGCCAAGCTGAACGGCTGACGAGCAGTTCAGTGAATAAAAAAATTTATTTAAGAAAGGTTAAAAAGGTGAACATTATGAAGGAGTTAAAGAATGCAGTTATCGTTGATGGAGTAGCTTATACAATCAATGCCACAGAAGCAAAGAAAATCGCACAGTTGTTAGGTCTTGGTAAAGTCGCACAGACTACAACCACTACTAACACAACAAAGTCTACAACCACACCTAAGAAGTCTACACGGATTGTCGGTTCTCTCGAATGCGATGGTAAGTTTGTCCGTACAGTCAAGGGTGCGTTCTTGTCAAGCAAGGCGAGATACGCCATCAAGATGTCTGCAACTGAAGACTTTGGTGCAACTAAGCTCAGTAAGGGCAATAAGGTCTACGATGCACTTGCAAAAGAGGACAAGTATGTGCAGATTTACGAGTTCAAGACGGCAGAAAATGCTACAAAGTTCATGGACAATCAGCAGAACCGTATGGCTAAATAGTCATACAACTCGACTAGGCGAGTATAAACCGTGTCAAGCCTAGTGCGTTACCCACTCTTTTGAGTGGGTAGGTCACAAAATCTCCATTCATCATTTTGTGGTGGGTTCTCTATATCTGCATATTTTGACACTCCATTTTCTGTCAAAGTATGTCTTAATTTAACCCAATACATAACACAACAAAATAAAACCGTGATAAGCCGTAGAGGTGCGTCAGACGTTCCCAAACGGTCTATTAAAGTCACCCAAAATTAAAAAGACGCAATGTATAAGTCTGTGTCTATGGGTTCTAGTGAGATAAACCGACTCACGACATCAACACATAGATATAATCCGACTGACAAGGAGGTGTGCGTTAATGAGTAAGTGATAAATAGACTTTAGGTTTCTCTGCCAAGTACAGTGTATGTCTTACATTCTCGACATAACGTTTACAAGAAAGAGTGTAATACGTGGGATATAGTCGCATAGGGCTGACAAGGGTGTTACGGAGCACTCCCAAGTGGCTAGGTCAGCGAATATGAACTCCATATTCGGGAAAACTTGGTAAACCGAGCAAGAAAGTGGTGTCGGGTGGCAAGTACACAATACATAATGTGTAGAACATTATCACATAGCATCTTGGAACAAACATGATAAATGATTGACACAATTTATCATCATAGTATCAACGTCAGATATAATCCACAGTGATTCAAGAGGGTAGTCTATCACAAGATTTCATAAATCTTGTAAGTCTTAGCTCGACTACATCAATTATGATGGGTAGGATAGAGTATTGATTTAATTGGAATATATCATGTGTTGAGTGAGATTACACAAGAGTTAGTGGTAACACTAATGTTGAATGTATCTATCTACATTCGTGTATGAGGTATGAGCAGTACAATCCCTGCCTGTAATATCCTAAACATCTAATATTGTTAGATTGATAGCATATTCTGTAATCAGTTCGAGAATATAAAGTATGTGTAGTTTGACATTCACAGAAATATAATAAACGTCACTGATAAAACCGTATGTCTTGAAATCGGTTTGTATAAAACAGTATAAGATATTCGTAACAGTTGGAGCGAATTAAAATAATAAACTGTTGACTGTATAAGGTTTAGTCACCAAATAACAAGTAATAAGTGCATATACAATTTGAAGCTTGAGTGCTACCCACGAGGTTATAAGTTGCGTATATAGTGAATAATTTGAGGGCTACTTGTTCTTTGTGCTTATATGTGGTGGATAATACATAGCTAACAACTTTGTACTTATCAGTGGGTTCGATTCCCACAAGCACATTTAAAATAAGCACCCATCATCCAGATAGGGTGCTATTTTTATACCCAAAATTCAAAAAAAGGAGGTAAACACAATGCCAAAACGTACAGTAAAACACAATCATCTTGTATCAACTTATCCATGCAATAACGGATATGTAACGGAAACAGTCAACCGAAATGGTGAAACAATCCGCACAGCATTTGATACAAATTTGTACGATGCAGAACGGAGACACAATAACTATCTGCGTGATTTATAGGAAGGAGGCACATTATGCCATATCAAAAATATGGAGACTGGTATATTCCAGAATGTCACATTAGATTTCCCACAGAATCCGAAGCGTGGGAATACATAAGCGAAAACGCAAATGAAGAGTAGAAAAATGTCTGCTCTTATTTTTTTGAAATCAAAATAATCCAAATAGGAGAATAAAGAAAGGAAGTTGTTGAATATGTCATATATCATTACATTAAACGGAAACTACATCGGATCACAGGTAATGTCTAAGGAGGAAGTACGTAAAACAGAATCCGCAGGCTTTACAGTAATCGAAGCCAACAAGTAAAGGCAAACGTAACTATACAGACTGTATCTGGATAGCTTATTCGGCGACAATAGGCACAACTACGGATGCGGTCTGTCAACTTTGAGAAGGCAAAATAAAGGAGGAATGCCCAAATGTTAAGGAATATAGAAAGAGCAGTAACATACTATTCTGTACATTATGCGATTAATAGCGTCGATGCTATGAAGCGATTTTACGAAGATAGAATCGGTGCAGAAGAGTTTGCAAGAGAAGTTCACGGAAAAGTGAAAACAAAATTTTTAGGATGGAAGAAGGTATCTTAATATATGAAACACATGGTATGTACACGGAAACTCAAAAACGGAACGCCTGTATTAGTCGTAGACTTACGGAAATTAGGCGAAGCATTAGTATGTGCAGCAATAATTATAACAATTATGCTTGCACCATCATTACTGTAGGAAAAGGGGGGTGTTACTATGCCAATCATCACAATCAGAGACATTGAAGATGCATACAAAGATAAACAGGCAACACAGGAATGGAACTAGGGAGAAATGCAAATGGAATACCAAGATTTTTATGATATTGCTGATTATTTTAACAATCTGAATTGTCAAGTATATACAGAAAAAGAAATTGCGACAAACGCATACGAATATAAATCAGAATACGATTATTCAATGCGTAAAAGCAACCCAACACGGACAATGCTTGAACTGTGCAAATTGTGTTGTGAAGATATGGATCGCAACTATCCGCAGATTCAAGAAGACAATGCGCTTACAGTTAAACAGATGCAAGAGATATTAAATGATTTTATGATGGAGATGATGCCATGACAAAGCGAAATGCGAACGTAAAACATCCATGTATTTCTTGTATCTATTTCAAAGAATGCGGAGAAAATACACGGACAGAACAGTGTAAAGGCAGACAAACAAAAACAGAACAAAAGAAGGCAAAAGCGACTGCAAACAAGTAGTCGCTTTTTTTATGCAAAATTTTAGAAAGAATGAGGTAAATATTATGTGTGAAAGAGTTTATTTGAAGGCAAAGGATGCAGAAAAAGAAATGCAGGAAGCACGGAAGGCAGATGGATTTATATGCAAAACAGAAAAGATGCTTATTGCAAATATGGTAAAGGCAGCACGGAATAATTCAAGGGTTGGTGACAAACTTCTTATGGTTGTCGATCCTAAATACATTCACATTCCAGATTGGCAGAGACGGATCAAGTTATCAAGAGCTTATGAAATCGGTAACAATTACAATTCATACAAGTGGGATGAACCGAAGGTATTACTTTGTAACGGATTACTTCTTTGCATTGATGGACAGCACAGAATTTATGGTGCATTCAAAGCAGGAAAAGAAGATATGGTTGTAGAAGTAATGGAATGTAGTCTTGAAGAGGCAATTGAATTGTTCTTGAGTCAGTCAACAGACAGAGCAAAAATGCAACCGATGGATATTTACCATGCCGCACTTGCAGCAGGGAAACCAGAATATATTGCCTTACGTGATATTTGTCACAAACATAATGTGGCGGTCAAGGGAGATGATGAAACAGCAAATACAGTTGGCACATTAACATCAATTTCCGATGGAATTGGATTCACAAAGACAAAGCCAGAACTTCTCGATTCAATGCTTGGTTTACTTGGAAAGCTTGATTGGAACGGATACGCAGATTCATATAATGGCAAGGCATATACAGCAAAGATTATTCGTGCATTAAAAGCATTATATGCATACTGTGAAGGTAGAGTAGATGAGATGGAGCAGGCATTGGTCGAACATTGCAACGGAACAGAATTTTTCGTCAATAATATCATGGATAAAACACAGGCACAGATTTTTGATTATCTGTCTGAAATTGTTCGCTACGAAATGGAATCTCCATTGACAGCTAAGAAAAAGACAGTAAAGCGAAATGCAAAGGTAAAGGCAATCTAAAAGCGAATATACATACATAAGCTGTGATAACGGCTATACGGTCTCTTAAAACACACGGTATATATAAATAGGAAGGAAGTGATACACATGGCAAAAGTACCAGGAGTACCAACAAGAGAATTTAGAGCTGCATTAAAGGCAAATAATTTCCGGCTTCAACGGAGCAACGGAGGGCATGAGATTTGGGATAAGACAATCACAATTCATTGCTCATTCCCTAATCACGGAAAAGAAATCAATGGAGCATTAGCACAGAGATTGAATAAGGAACTTGGATTAAATATGGAACGGTTTAGAAAATAGGAGGAATTAAAATGGTATATGATTTAATAATGGAAAGTGGAGAATACGCATTGATTCTTCGTGGCTCACGGATGAAAGAATATGCAGTTGTTAATGGACTTAATAAGTCAAAAGGAAGTTGGGCATGGACGTGTACTTATTACAACTTTGGTGAATTTTCTTCATTATCACAAGCCGAAGCGTTGGCGATGGCAGTTGATTATTTTAGATTGCGAACAGAGAGTAATTATATGGGACGCAATAGACTTGAAGAATTGGCAACACGATTTAAAGATTGCATAAACGGAGATGAGGATTTTGAAAATGTATTGGATGAAATGGATTTGTGAAACAGAAGCAGAAGAGAAAAGAGATTTGACAGCAGAAGAAGAGAATGCATATATTCAGAATATTGTGGATATATGCGAAGAGATAATGCAGGGTTTGTCTTGCACTTTAGTGGAAGCATATAAAGAGATTTCAGAATAAATGCGTGTTTCTTATGGGTTGGAGGTAAGAGAAATGAAAACAAGAAAAGATATTAAACTCTGGAAAGATGAGAAATTTGTAGAAGATATTAGAGAAGAAAATAATCGGTGTCCAAAATGTGGAGGGCTTTTGATTGCAAAGTTTGGCGCAGGGATTTCGGTTGAATTTTGTGTAGAGGACAATTGTGATTATGAAGATTACGATTATGATTTGTCGTAAGAAATCGCATTTCAAAAGTAGAAAGGTGATAGATATTTATGAAAATCTATAAAGTAAATTTAAAGATCGACACAGGATATGATTGGTATCACAGAGTTTGTGTTTTGTATGCAGATAATGAGGAGGATGCTAAAACCAAGGCTGAGAAATATTTTAATAGCCGATTGCGTGGTGAAACTTTTGCAGATGTGGAAAATGTAGAAAAAATTAAAGAAAACGATTTAGGTATTATTTATCAGGATTATTTTAAAACGGAATAAATTCGCATTTCAAAGGCAGATTGGAGGAAGCATTATGAGATTTTGGCGAGAAAACAATGATACATTAAACAAAAGAGAGACGGCGATTTTGTCAGCGTGGAATAAAATTTCAGAATATGTAAAAGAAAATTATACAGGAGTATTTACTAATGGTGTATTTTTTGAATGGAAACACGAAGTATATTACAAAATTGCATTTGGTGTAACAAAAGATGGAGTTGCATATATTGCAAAGGGAAGTCATGGTTGGGCATATGATGATTATATTTTCCATCCAAATCATGAACCTCCATATTTTAAGAATGCTGTTATAGGTAATGCTGAAGAGGTTATACAGGACTGGCAGAAAATAAAAGGAATATTGGAAAGTAAGGCTAATCAAGAAAAGAATCTGTACAGCTTTACAGTATGAAGAAACTAAGATTTCTTAGGAAGGAGTGAAGAGAAATGGCAAAATATAAATGCAGCAAGACAAAGGATGAAATCCTTGAAATTATTGCAGAGGAATTTAGAAAAGTAAATAAAGATTATGATGATGCAATGCAGAACGACAATGATAAACTCAAAGAACGGAATCAGGGCAGATATGTAGCAATGTTTGATTTGTTACATAAGTTAGAGATTTATGAAAAGGAGTGAAGCGAAATGACTAAAGAAATTTATTTCACAACTATAAGCGGTAAACTTGTTAATAATTATGATATTGCAAAGGTAGCTATCATCAATGGTGATACTGTTGACGAATGTAACTTGGATGATGTACGAAAGTATGCAGTCACTTGCAAGGGAATTATTAAGGAAATTAATCCTTCGATTAAGGTGTGTTTACGAAATGGTGATAGGGTTATTGCAATTAAGTTGTATTATCTTAGACATCCTGGAATTGCATTGAAGGATGCAAGGAATGCTATTGATATGATTGAGGCAAAAATGAAAGTTAGAAGAGAGATTTAGCAACTAAATAAAATAACGCAACCGTAAAGGCAGTTAGGAGAATAAATACCTAGCTGCCTATTTTATTACAAGAAAGTGAGGTTGATTTTATGAGTACCTATTATGAATATCAGGATGTAGGCGTAATGATAGCACATAAACTTATGGCAATGGACGGATGGGAAGTATTCGGATACCATGCAGACCATAGCGATATGATGACAGATTATTACGATCCTGCTTATTGGAATGGAATTGCTACAAAAAATGGATATACATTAGTTGTAAATTGTAGTAGTGAAGCAAAACCAGAAGAAATACGCAAATACAATTATGATGGAACACTTCAGGATAGAAGTATTTCAGAAAAGATTGCAAAGCTTGAGCAGATGACAATGGAAAGAGGAGCAAGTGAACAGGAAGAAGAATCAGCAAAGAAAATGATTGAGAAGTTACGGAGTAAAGCAAGCGAAACTTCTGAAAAATATATTGTAACTGGTATCATTCCTGGACATATGGCAAATCCACCTAGAATGAATTGGCATATTGAAAAAGATGGTGTCTATGTAGCAAAGGGAAACGGAATCTTAAAGTTCGCTCATATTGATAACTATTATAGATATGAAGGTTACATGAAAGATATGCAGAATTTCAGAACCATGAAGCGAGAAGAATATAAAAAATCTTTGATAACAACTTATATGGGTAGATGGAATGATAATGAAGAAAGTGCAGCACGACAGGCAGATAGTCACATTGAATCAATGGAAAAAGATAAAGCACTCATGGATCAGTTCGAAGCATTTATCAATAAGATTGATACTACTTGTGGTGGAATGCTTGGAGAAGGAGATGGAGTTGTATATGAAAAAGTAAAAGTTACTGAATATAAAAAGGAAAACAAAGCTGTAGAAGTTGCAGATGGAAGTATTAAAGATGGTCAGTGTTTTATTGTAAAGACATCTTTCAATTATGGTCATAACAAAGGATATGTTTATAGAATCCATGAAACAGATTATAACGGAAAGAAAATGTATCATGCTTATAAGCTTAATGGAAAACTTACAAAAGAATGTACTGGAATGGCTAATCAGGCAAATCATTGGTACATTACAGATAATTTCATAAGATGGTTTGAAAAGGGAAGTCTTGCATGGTGTGAAATTCAAGAAGTCAAAACACCTTATGAGGTAGAAAAGGTTGTGAAGAAGGTTATTAAGTCTGAAACAAATAAGACAGAAGAAAAGGCAACCGAAACTGATGTAGATGTAAACAAATATATTTATGAAGTGACAGAAGATACAGATACACGAACAGGAGAAAGGATATATCTTGCAAAAGTAGTTGAGAAGTTAAGTCGTGAAGAATATATCAAGGTAAATCAGTACATTAAATCTCTGGGAGGTTATTATAGTAAATTCAAACATGCTTTCTTATTTAAAGAGAATCCGTGTGAGAAATTAAATGCAACCATCAAAGAGACAGAGAATAATACAGTGAATGATACAACAGAACAGATAGAAACACAAATCACATACACTGTAACAGAAGATGTACACACAAAGACAGGTGAAAAGTTATTTGTAGTAAAACCTGATACAGAGTTGTCAAAGTCGGACTTTGCAGATGTAAAGCGAAAGTTGGCAACATTACAGGGATTTTACAGTAGCTTTAAGAAGGGATTTATATTCAAATATGATCCAACTGAAAAGCTTAGTACAGTATAAAAAAGGTGGTTGAAATATACCACCTTTTATAGTGAAAGGAAATGGTAAATATGTTTACAGATAATAAAGATTTCTACCCAACACCACAAAATCTTATAGATAAAATGCTTGATGGTTTAGATTGGAAAATGATACACACAATTCTTGAACCATCAGCAGGTAAGGGAAATATTGTTGAAGCATTAAAGAAAAAGGAAAGTTTTAATAACAGATGGTACACAACAATTAAGTTAAATATTGACTGCATAGAGAATGATACTAACTTACGGGCGGTATTAAAGGAAAAGGATTTCAGAGTTGTACATGATGATTTTTTGACATACGACACAATGAAGGAATATGACTTAATTATTATGAATCCTCCGTTCTCAAATGGATGTAAACATCTGTTAAAAGCATTAGAAATGCAACAGAGAAATGGTGGTGCTGTTATTTGTCTACTTAATGCAGAGACATTGAAGAATGAATGCAACAATGAAAGAATAATGCTGAATAGAATGTTAGAAGAATACAATGCAGACATTCAGTATATTCAAGATGCTTTCATGGATGCAGAGAGAAAAACAAATGTTGAGATTGCATTGATAAAGGTAAAACTCCCAGATGTACAGAGAGATTCTTTTATCTTTGATAGCTTAGAGAAAGCCAAGGAACAGAGAGAATATACATATAATACAGAAAACACGCAACTTGCAGAAAATGACTTCTTAAAGGCAATTGTAGAACAGTATAAAATGGAAATTGAAGCAGGTGTGAAACTTATCAAAGAGTATTATGCAATGTCACCACATATTCTATATCAGTTTGGAAAAGACAAACAGACGGGACAGACAATACAGACTGGTGATTGTGTGTTAAATCTTAGTATTGGAAAGAATAGTGCATCAGTAAATGGATATATAAGAGAAATTCGTGGTAAGTATTGGTCAGCATTGTTTGATAATCCGAAGTTTATTGGTCAGCTCACAAATAATTTGCAGAGAGAATATTACAACAAAGTTGAAGAACTAAAAGATTATGAATTTTCATTGCACAATATATATGAGTTGAAAATTGATATGAGTAAGAAAGTCATAAAGGGAATTGAAGATACAATTATTTCACTCTTTGAAGAATTGAGTAATAAATATTCCTATTATGATGAATGCAGCAAGAACATTCATTATTTCAACGGATGGAAAACAAATAAAGCATGGATCATCAACAAAAAGGTAATCATTCCATTAAGAGGTTGGAGAGACTTAGAATACTCTTGGGGTGGATTTAAACCGACCGATTATGATGTTGTAAGCAAATTAAGAGATATTGAAAAGTGTTTCAATTATCTCGATGGTGGTTTGACAGAAGCAGTTGATTTACAACAGTCGCTAGAATTTGCTGAAGAATATGGAGAATCAAAAGATATTGTACTGAAGTATTTTAATGTGACTTTTTATAAGAAAGGAACTTGCCATATTACATTTACAAATGAAGAGCTGTTGAAAAAGTTCAATATATTTGGAGCACAACATAAAGGATGGCTGCCACCTTCATATGGAAAGAAAAAATATTCTGATATGACATCAGAAGAAAAGGCAGTCGTAAATGATTTTGAGGGTGAAGTTGAATACAACAAGGTAATGTGTAACACAAGCTATTATCTGGCAGATGCAAACAGTATGTTGATGTTAGATATGGCAGAATAAAGTCACAGGAAAATGTTGATTCATTTGAGACTGGCAAGAGAAATATTCTGTTTGATTTTTCATTATTAGATAATACAGATGAATTGACAGATGATGAGAAACAGTACATTAGAGAACACGCATTACGGAATTTACATGCTAGTGATTGTGAACAGTTCTATGGAAAAGAGTTTGATAATTTTACAGTTTGCAATGGTAGAGCATTATATTATCCACATAAAGTTTATGATGAACATGGTTGTGAACGCAGATATGTAATTATGCAGCTTGCAAAGATTATTCATGCAAGAGGAACACAAAAGAGTGTTTATGATGATTATGAAACAACGGAAATTAAATTGGATAGTGGTTATACAGAACCAGTAAGAGATTATGAAATATAGAACGGAGGTTGATTGATATGGTAGATAAAGAATACAGATACTATAAAGATAACGGAAAGCTTATGAGATTACATATTGAACAAGATAATGATCCACTCAATCCACGATACGATTGGGATGGAAATATAGGCAAGATGATGTGTTGGCATAGAGATTATAGACTTGGTGACTATAAAGAAAATGAGTTCTCTGACAATGAAGATTTCTTGAATGACTTGGTTCGTAGTAATGTGAAAGAGAAATCAATCATCAATTATGTGAAGGCAAAAAAAGCTTCTAATGGTCTTGAGTTAAAATACGATAGACATGAAAAAATGTGGCAATTATGGGGAACTTATTATTGGTTTCCACTTGGAAGTTCTAAAGATGCAAAATTCGGTATTATTGAAGACAATGAGAGAATTGATTGGCTTATTGATGACATTATTGAAGCACTTCCACAGATTGACAAATGGAAATTACTCGAAAGACATGCAAATATAGTATTCCTTCCATTGTACTTATATGACCATAGCGGAATCACAATGAATACTGGTGGATTTAGTGATAGATGGGATTCTGGTCAAGTCGGATATATTTATACAGATAAAAAGACAATTATGGAAACTGGTGGAATGTTGCAAAATGAAAATGGAAATTGTGTAAAAATTACTGATAGAAATTGGAAGAAAGCAGCTTATCAGTGGATGGAAGGAGAAGTTGAGGTATATGATCAGTATCTGACTGGCGAAGTATATGGAATTATCACAGAAGAATATGATACAGACAATGATGACTGGGAAGAGAAAGATTCATGTTGGGGATTCTTTAATGATAAGTGGGGAGATGAACTTGTTAAGGATGTTGCACTTGATTTTGGAGTAAGCGAAACATTGTATGACAGCGTTGAAGCAGTAGCATAAACCAAAGGAAAGAACTGTTTATTTAGAAAGTGAGGTAGTAAATATGACATATTATGAAACAAAAATAGGAAAGATTATTGAGGAAGAGTTCGATTCACGAATGGGAAATGCAGTTATTTCCTATATCATGGATGAAGGAATTGAAAACGTAAAAGAGATTACCGATGATCAGATTGAAGAACTCGAAGGTAATGGACTCATGACACAGGATTTTGTTCAGTCATTAGTAAGGTGTGCAAGACGGATATGCAATGAGTGTGAATTGATTGAGTTGATTGAGTTCATTCGATTACACTTGTGGTGTACTCCAACAGTACATGATGTGTATTTATATAGAGAAGATTTGACAGATGATTCATTCGCAGAACTGCTTGACAATCTCGAACTTGATGAAAGTGAAGTCGGTGAGGAAATTAAATTATTTGCAGTTGTTGATAAGGATTGTTTAAAGGAGTGATTAGTATGATGACAAGAGAACGGTTTGTAGAGACAAACTGGAAAATGAGTTATGAGGAATATCAAAAATGCGATTGTACTGAATGCAAAAAAGAAGAGTGTCCGCATAGAGGAGCATATAGAAGAGTACCTGAAATTGATGGTGGACTTGGTTTATGTCCTAATCTGAATGGAGAGTGATGAAAATGTACAAAGTATATCAATTAACGGATGAAGAGAAAAATAAAATTGTACGACTTCGTTGGGATGGAGATACACATTACTATGATGTATTTGAATCACAAGAAGAGTGCGATGAAGAGCAGAAAAGACTAGATAAAATTGAAGCAGAATATAAAAAACAGAAAGCTGATTATTTAAAAAATTGTAAGGGAGAGTGATTGAAATATTCAAATATATTATCAGTTATGATGGCGGTCAGTTAAGAGATAGTGGAGATTTTGAATGGGGATTATTTGATTCCTATGGTGAAGCAGAAGAAGCTGCCAATGATGCAAAAGAAGAATATATGAATGATTGGGACATTGAAGGTAGTGAATATGATCCTGATGATTTCTGTATTGAGATTGTGGAGGTGTGAAATGGAAGCTGTCGAAACAATGATATTAAAAGATGATGCAGAAAAGCAAATTGTATTAAATCGAGGACTTTTAATAAAAACATTTAGTGTAAGTGTTTATAATAAAAAGACAAGAAAAGAAAGGGTTTATAGAAATAAGAGAATAATGTACAAATTGATAAAGGAATGTATATAGAGAGGATTTAATTATGCAATATAAAAATAGATACACAGATAAAGTAAAACAGAATGCATATATGAATGCTTGTGATTGTCTATATTTTGGATTTGGAAAGATTTTTTGGAATGATTGTGGATGTAATGATGATTCAGTATGGGATCAAGCAATGAGAGATATGCAGGATTTGTAAGGGAGAATAAATGAATAGCGATAGTTAAAGCAGAGATTTAATTATCTCTGCTTTTTCTAAATACATATAAAGGAGGGAAGTTAGTATGAAACCATATCAGAAATACGGTGACTTTTATGTTCCAGGTGAAGACATCAAGTTTCCAACAGAAGATGAAGCTTTGGAATACATAAGAGAGAACTACTAACAATGAGAGGCATCGGCTGTGACAGCAGCCGTGTAAGTCCTCAACTCCTTATATGAAGTATAACATAAAATGAAATGGAGAGCTATTAAAACATGGAGATTTTGGACAAGAAACGGAGTGATGAAAATGAAGAGAACACCAAAAATAATTAAGCAGCAAACGGAAGAATGGTTAGATGAACGGTGGACGATTGCAAATATGAAAGATGTAAGACCGCAAGACATGAGTTATTACATGGGAGCTTTGAAGGCTCTTGAGTTTGCAGGGTATGAATGGAAACGTGATGCAGATGGTAAGCATACATTATTTAAGTAGATTGGAGACAAATGAAGACGAAGAATATAATAAAATGTCCTGAGAAATGCAAAAATTGTGAATATAGAAAAAAATATTGACTATATCAGACCATATAATTTTTGCAAAAAATTAAATGTATCTTTTTCAGGTGATGAACCAAAATCATTTTTTAAATGTAGATAAAGTATAAGCACAGTAAATAGCAATTTCATAAGGAGGTTTGACATGAGATTACATCTATTTTGGCTTGATAAGAATTGGAAGAAACGTGGTGATTGTGCCAACAATTATAACCTCATTGTTGATATGGAAAATAAAACATATAAGGTATATACGAATGCTTTTTATGGATATTATCATCAAGAAGATATTGAGGTTAAAAAGAAATCAGATATTGAAGATTACATAGAGTATTTAAAGAGAAATGGATTTACAGAAATGGAGTGATGATAATGGAAATTAAAAGTGTTGTAAATAATGGAGTGCAGATTCCTAACGAATGTACTTGTATCTGGTGTGGATCAAAAATGAAGCGTGGTGGTGCTAATAGGATGGGTGCAGGAGTTAATAGTTTTGCTTTATGGTGTAATAATTGCGGAGCTGTAGTCGTACATGCTTGTGATTTTGGAAAGAAAATTACTGGTTATGAAGTGAAATGGGATGTGAAATAGGCAAGTAACAAGAATTTCAATAGAATAATTGGAGGAAAATAAATTATGTTGGATAAGAGATTTGAAGAATTAAAAAGCAAATTATTTAGTTGGGGCAGAGATTATATTGAGGAATTTCTTGGTTTTGAATATGATTTTGATTGGGATAAAGATACCATTGATAATGCGATGGATGAAGTATATGAGCAGATGTCTGAAGAAGAATTAGAGGTGTTTTATCAGAAATTTAACATTAGATAAAACAAGAGTTTCATAAGGATTATGAATTGAGGTAATGTGAATGAAAAAGAAAATATATCAAATGTCTTCAGATGAAGCGTTAAATGAATCTATAAAATTAGAATTAAAAAACAGCTTACAAAAGGCAAGAAATGCTTGCAAAAGAGCAGATGAAGAATTACGAAAAGTATACAATATATTAGAGGATATGTGTATAGATTTGGATGTTACTACCAATGCCGAAAATGCAGATAATCTCGAACAGGCAGTGAACTGCTATGTACAGTATGGAGAATATAATCTCAAGGGATTGGTTAGTGAAATTATGAAGCAATATAATGAAATGAAATGAGGATTTACTCGGAAAGAGAGACAAATAATATGGTAAGAAAAATTAACAATAGATTATATAAAATCAATACATATGCTTCTGCACACATTATTGAAATAGATGACAACTATGATGAGGAAGTACAGAAGTTAAGAAAAGAAATTCAGCTTGACAGTCTTGGATACAAATTAAATTTACTTGTATATCTTGCCACATTAACGGTACAAGGCTATGCGATTTTAAGCGTAACGGAATTTAACATTGATGGAAGTAAACCTAGAGTTGCTTATGCAAGTAGTAAGGATTTTAAAAAGATTGTTAAATATTATTCTAAGCAGAAAGTATAGGAAACGATGTTTACTGTGAAAGGAGTAAAAGAAATGCATGGAGATTTTGAACCATTAAACGAATATAATGGCGATATTGTTAGAATTGACCGTCTTATTGAATTTCTTCCAACTGAACATTGGTCGTGGGATGAAACAGGAGAAATAAATTTAGATGATATTTCAGTTGCTATTCATGAAGCAATCTCAGAAGTATCTGAGCCATATGGAGATACGTGGAAACACCCTGTACTGGAACAGAAATCAAGAAACTGGCATATAGGAAGAATCGTTTATTTTATCAATCATCCAAAGGAAATTAGAGATATTGAAATTGACAACGAGTGTAATAATGGGTTTATTCTTCCACAACCTTTTATTGTAGATGGTTGGCACAGATATGCAGCAGCAAGATGGTTATATGACCAAGGTAAGCTGACAGAAATTCATTGCAGATATGGTGGTCGAGTGGATGTGCTTGAGTATTTACAGGGCAAAACAGATAGTTTTGACATTGAACCTGTTTAAAACCATGAATCGGAAATTTCAAAGTAAAAAAAGGAGAGTGATAATAATGGAAATATTACCAATAGAAGAACGTAAACAATATCATTGCTGGTTCTGTGGGACTAATAAATCGGTAAAATATAAAGGAAAAATTTTAAATCCTTGTCCTTGGTCAGATAATCGGTATCTTGATATTGTTATATGTAACAAATGTGCGTTATTGCATAAACATCATTTAAAATATTGGGATACAAAAAAATAATGCATAGCACATTTTAAAAGAATAAATAAGAGGTTGATTAATTCGACCTCTTATTTTTATGAAAGGGAGATGTTCAAATGCCAATATTTGATTTATCAGGTTGGAACGTAAAGATATGGAAATATAATTCACGGAACATTGAAGAACAATTACATAAGAAAAACGCTTGGATCGCAAAGAATTACAAGCGATATCAAATTGAAGAAATTTATATAGATGGAGCATGGGCTATACAGTATAGGAGAAGAAAAGCAAATGGAATATGTGAACTGTGTTGTGGATGAACTTGGTACACCGATGTATCGAATGTCGTATTTAGAACAGAAAGGTTGCTTGGAAGAGGTGTTAAATAATCATCCTGAATGGAGAGTTGTTTGTTTGTTGATAAATGGAGAGGAGTGATGAGTATGACAGGTGAAAAAATGAATACATTGTTAGGAATGAAATGGGATGATGTTTCTGAGATTGATAAGAAGGAATTATTGGCAAATGCAGTTGTGAATAACGGCATAACATCTGATTCAGTACAAAATGGTGAAGATGGTATTGTTGATTTGATTCATCCGTTATCAATTGCAGGACGTTTAAGTTTAGACGGAGAAACTATAGAAATTGATACTGATGCTGTAATATACAATAGCGAAGGGTATTCTTATATTAATAATGATGATTAAATCTTATATAACTTGCTTCTTTATAAATATTAAGGTATAATCAAAATAATTTAACCAATTTGGATCGAGGATAGCGAAAATCTATCTAAAATAAAATTGGAGGTATATAATATGAAAGAAATTTACGAACAAATTAAGCAAGAAGGAATTGATATTAGCAAAATAGTACAGAAAAAGGCAACGAAATTGAAAAATAAATTGGTTGCAGACATTACATCACATAAAAGACAAGAAGTGCTAGAAGATTTACTGCAAATATCGTGTGTGGCTGATTGTGGAGAGTTGTCGGTCATCAATTATATATTAGACGATGACAATAATGACACTTGGGAAGAAACAGCGATTGTGTTTGCAAATGCAATAAATACGGTACAATAAAAATATTGATGAAGAGAAAGCGGTTATGTTATAATAAACATAACCGCTTTGTTAATTCACAATAAAAGAAAGGTGGTTATATTATGTTTAATACAATTATTTTATTGCACGGAGATGCAGTACTATCAAAGATGGAAATGAAAAAATTTAAAAAAGGAGACACCGTTATCAATGATTGGGCTGATGCTACAGAAGTCAAAAGATGGAAAATGAGTGAAAAAGATGAAGCTATTGCAGAGTTGGCAAGTAAAAAATGTACATACAAAAAAGGTATTGAACTCACATATATTGATGAGTGGGCTTTGGAATATTGTGAGTGTGACGAAGATGGTGAATTCGTAGAAGGTTCTGATTATGATATGGCAGATGAAGAGATAGATGATGAAGAGTGATGGAGGTATAATATGTGGAAAATATTTGTGATTGAGCATGATGGAAAGATTGCTGGTGTAAATTTAGCAGAGTACGAAACAGACGCTATTAGTGGCTTTAGTTTAGCAAAAGAGATCCCCACGGAAGAAATGAGTATTTATGAACTGATAAGCAATTATGATATGACACTTGGAGAATTACTTAAATTATTGCATGATCCAGATATGCAATCATTATTTATATCTGTCAAAGATGAAGAAACAAGGGAAGATGTAAACGAAAAAGACTGCATGGATAAAATTGTACAGGATTATGAGGTTCAATATGACGATGTGATTCTTTATGTGTAAAGAGGAGGTTTATGGATATTATTTGCTTTAATAAAATGAACAAGGAGTGATAGTATGCAAAAGGAATACAAAGAAAAAGTAATTAGCTTGGAAGGTAATAGAAAACTTATAAATGCCTGCAAAAATAACAATTTGCAGACTTTCAATCCACAAGGCAAATGGAACGGATACGGATATGAGAAACTTCCTATGGCGGTAAAGATTACATCGCTCACTGAAATGCGAAAATTCAACAAAATAAAAAGAGAACTAGAAGGATCGAGCGTTACAACAAAAAGAAAAACAGAAGAAGAAAAACAAACGGAGTGGATCAATAGACTGTGCAGGTTGACAGGTATAAGTGAAGATGATGCAAAAGAAATCGCAGAGGAAAAACTGGGATATAAATGGGATCAGATATCCATGTTAGAAGATCGCCAAGCCGAACGCTACAGTGTACAAAGGGAAAAACTGATCCGAAAACTAGAAAGGTCAAACCCACTTAGATATATCAAAAATAAGGAACATGCGATGGCAATATTAGAAGCAGGAAATAGACACACATGCACTGATTACGAGAAGAAATTGAAAGTTTTGCATGAATTAGAAAAAGAAGGATTTATTGAAAAGGGAGATGCAAAAGAGATTGCTAGAACTCAAAGCATGGGAGATATATTAAATAATATTAATGCTTGACAATTTTTAAATATAAGTATATTATTAATATAATTTCTACTATTGTAGATTAAAGCGGTGCTTATTAGCACTAAATAGGAAAGCGACTTTTATAGTCGCTTTTTTTTGTGCAAAGAAATAGTAGAGAATATATAAGTATGGTATAATTAGACTGAAGGAGGTTGATTTATATGGGAGAAACAATAGCATATATTATCGGATTTATTTTAATGTTTGGAATTCCTCATTTTATAGACAAAGTGAAAGAACAAAGCGATGCAGAACGTAGCGCAAATGAATTTATGAAAAAACATTTTGGTGAAGACTACAAAGATAAAATGAATCGTAGATAAGAAGGTGATTTGTATGGGATTATTTGGATTGTTTTATACAATGTTTGGACTTGGTTGTAAGGGTGCTTTAAATATAAAAAATTCTATGGAAGATGAAGATCATAAAACAAGATATAGAGATGACGAACTGAACATCTATTATGATTATAATATGACGAAAAGAGATTTAAGAACCAATCATATTATGGTTACAGAAAGAGATTATAATGGTGATATTTGGTTAAAAGATACACAAACTGGTAGATACACTCAAAATATTACAGCAAATAGAGTCGAGCAAAAGTATCAAAAAGAAAAAGCAAAAGCATTACGAGGTGAGAGCGATAGGACTCATATAAAATATGGAGATAACAAACATGATAAAGAAGAACATCCAGGAATTAGATATAAGGATTTTAAAACAGGGAAATTATATGTTGAACGATATATGATTTTTACGGAAGACCATTATAAAATGTTACATTTGTGGTCTAGTTATGGTATATCGCAACAATCATTTTCCGTATTATTTGATCCTGAAACAAAGAAAATTGTTCGATTGTCAGATGGTACAATTGAACAAATGCTTGGTCAAGGTGCTTTAATGGAAGACATAAATGCATTTTTTCCTAAATATGTAGACGAATATTATGAACGCATGGCTGAACCATATAGTACATGGTATAAACAGAGATTGTATTATCAAACAACATTACAAGGTGGTAGGGCTGACTCATTACAAGATAAATTTATTGAAGAGAAAGAAGCAAAAGTAAGATATAGACGAAGTGAAAAAGTAAGGAGGTAAAATACTATGAAAGAATGGTATTATATTGCAAGTGATAAGCCAAATGAGAAAAATTATTTTGATACTTATGATGATACACAATTTGCAATTATATGTATTTTTAGATACAAAGCACCAATAAATGAAGTACCTGATTATGCAGTTTATCATAATGGAAAATTATTTGAAACAGTTTCAGGGAATATGTTATTTAATATGTATATTGAAAATGGTGGTCATGTTTACGCAGACTGTTTAAACAAGGAGGCTGATAAAAAAGAGGAGAAAGATGACGTAGAAGATTTATCTAAAACAATTGAAGATACTACAAATAGTTTAAAAAATCTATTAAATAGTATAGAAAAATTAAATAGTATGATTAAATAAAGGGTGGTGATTGAAATGAAAGGTAGATTAGAGCATTCATTTCAAATTGAAAAAAATATAAAAGAAATATTGTCTACATTACCTCAATATGTTACGGAATATTATTATGAATTTAAAGCAGGTAGGCAACCAACGGCTTGTAGGGAATATATTAGAAAAATTGCAAAATTTTTATATTTTATCAATTCTCAAAATGTAAAAGAAATTGAAGCTGATCAAATAAGTAAATTTGATATTACTCGTTTTTTAGATTCAATAGAATATATAACAGATAATAATGGAAATCAGAAACAATCATCATTATCTTATAAAAAATGTTATCATAGCGTATTAAAAAGTTTTTTTGATTTCTTATTAGAAAATGATTATATAATTGAAAATCCTATGAATAAAATTAAAAGAGTGCGTGGTGAAGATTTTGTAAATAGGAAATTTTTAGACGAAGATGATTTAAAGGAAATATTATTAGCTGTTGAATGTGGTGCAGGAAATAGAAGATCTGTGGCAATGCAATATAAATGGAAATCAAGAGACAGAGCAATTATGATGTTATTTATGCAAACCGGAATACGTGAAACAGCATTAAGTGAAATAAATATTGAAGATATTGATTTTGAAAATCATATTATTAAAAGTGTAATTGAGAAGGGACATAAAGACAAAACGTTTACAATGAGTTCACAATTAGAAAAGGCAATAGTAGATTGGTTAAGTGACAGAGAAGATATTGTGAGCAATGAAGACGCTTTGTTTGTTTCGAAATCAAAAACACGCATAACACAAAGATCATTATCCGATATAGTTGAAAAATATACAAAAGAAGCATTAGGATATTCGGTAACGCCACACAAGTTAAGAGCTTCGTTTGCAAATATTATGTTGGAGAAGACAGATGAAAATATATATGTAGTTCAACAATTATTGGGACATGCCAGAACAGAAACAACAAAAATATATTTAAAAAATAATTTAAATCAGTACAATGATATGGCTGCTGATATAATTGCAAAATCTATTTTTTAAAGGAGAATATATAATGGAATTGAAAAGATATATTACATTTAGGAACAAAGAGAATAATTTGCCTATGTTAAAAGAGAAAGAGAAAATTCAATGGAATTCTGATTTTTCTTCATATGATAAAATGGTGGATTTTTTTAATCAGGTATTTGAAACTGAATATCTTGAAGAAGAATATGTTTATGTTATGTCATTTAATTGTCAAATGATTCCACAAGGAGTGTTTGAACTATCACATGGAAGTGCAGACACTTCTATTATAAAAATGAGAGAACTTGCAATATTCTTATTATTGTCTGGTGCAAATAAATTTATTGTAGTTCATAATCATCCAAATGGTTCAAAAGATGTAAGTGTAAATGATATTAATATTACAAGAAAAATTCAAGAAATGGCAAACTTTATTGAAGTGGATTTTCTTCAGCATTTTACAATAGGAAACGATGGTTATGATACTTGTATCGACAATGAAGAAAACGATGAAGATTATATACCATTCAATTAAGTCAATAAAATCATTAGGAGACATATTATAATGAAAGCAAAATATAAAGATAAATTAGTGGAAATCATTGAATTAAAATCAACATCATTCGTTGATTTGTTGCAAAAGCAGAGCAAAACTGTTCCATTATTTTCTGTGGATTATATATGTGCAGTTAATAAAGAGTATCAAATATATAGATATGTTGATGTAAAAGCGAACAGAGTCAAATATGCATTGGAATATATAATTGATTATAATACAGCATATGCAATTATATGTGATACTAAGATTGATTTTGAGGATCTAGTTAAATGGTTTGAGAAAGATATATTGAAAATGAGGGAGTGATGGAAATGAAATTTCAGAGGCTAAAACATAGAGATAATGATTGGTATTTAAGAATTGGAAATCCGAGTAAAAGTTTTGATATTAAATTAAGATATTTTACTAAGAACGGATTTCGAATTATAATTTGTTTGAACTCTGATTGGCTAATAAAATTATTTGGTTTTAATCAGAAAACAATTGTAACTTATACATCGTAAGGATTAATTGATTGGAGAGTGATGAGAATGTTGAAATGTATAGATAAGAGTTGCAATCCAACATACTACTATTATTATTTTAAAGATGAAAATAATAATTATTATTTTTGGAAGACAAAAAGCAACAAGTTCGAAGTAGCAGCTTACAATGAAGGACGTTTTTTAAAGCCATTTAAAGTAATTGAGTGGAAATTAAAAACAAAAAATGGAGGATGGAGATTTTATAATAATCGTCAATATCAAGAAATTGTTGTAACTAAATGGGAAGTATTGAAATAATAGTTTCATTGGAAGATTGGAGGCGAAATAATATGAAAGATATGAATATTACAGGAAATGCAATCGAAAATTTATTAATATCATATGCGGATCATAAAGCACAAGTAAGATTATTTATGGAAGATGAGAATGTTAATGCTGATGAATTGGAAGAAAATTCAGAGTTTATGTATCATAAAGGATTCTGCGAATGTGCCGAAAGATGGATCAGATGTCTTGGCATAAGTCCAGATAGTCCTAAAATCGAACAAATGATTAAAGATTGGAGTGAATAATATGGATAAAATAGATAAGAAGAAATACATAGGTATTGTAAAATTTACATTAGAATCAATGGTTAATCTTGCAAAGTCTGATAAGAATTATAATCTTGCGGCAGATACAATTCATTATTATGAGACAACTATTAAACCAGAAATGCAAATTAGTCAGGATGAGTTTTTAGAATTGTGTAAGGAAGCTGGAATTAAATAGATTGGAGTGAGAGTTACATGGCAGAAATGATAAGCGTTGGAAATAAAATTTATTCAAAAGAATATGGTTATCCATATGCGGTATTAGATGAAGATGAGACTTGGTATTTATATGATCATATAAAAAATAGTACAACTTATGTTAAAGTAAAAGAAATATGGCGTGGAACAACAGAACAAGATTTAGAAAATGTAAAAAAGGCGTTAATAAAATGGGGTTGGACTAACGCAGGTTTTGAACCAGATAGCGAATAGTTAAGTTGTTGACGAAACCAAGTTTTCTTGTGGAATGAAAGGAAAATTAAAATGAGTAAATATATACCTAAATTTTCAAAAGATGAAAATGATTTATTAATATTAAGCGATGTATTTATCGTAGAAGAGTGTCTTAAATATGCAAAAGAACACAATATGAGAGTTTTAATGGAATGCACAACAAGCACATCTAGTGTAGAAATTATGATGTTATTTCAGAAAAATGGATATATTCATAAATTATTCGAGCAAAATGTATACGCTCCTGATGGAATTAAATTATCTCCAAAAGTGTTGTGTTTATTTGAGAAAAGTGCAGTACAAGAAGTTATAAATGAAATCTAAGTTTCAAAATAATTAAAATAGAGGCATAAGAGATGAAAGTGAAAATAGATTTTACTCCATATTATGAATGGTATGCAAAATGGATTAATTGGAAAAAAGTATCTGTTAATGATTTTGTAAATGGAAAAATGAAAAATCCGTTTAGTATGTTGGATGAATGGCTTGATATTATTTCTATAAAAATAACCCGAAATGATATTGGGAAAGAAATATACTATTCTTTGAATGCATTACAACGTAATGAAATTACATACGATACTTACCTTGAAGGATGTGTAATAAAGAAAGGTATAATCACAAATATCTCGGAAAATATATTACAAATTGATAACAAAGATTATATTTATTCCAAATATAATACAGTTTTATTTGATAAACCAGAATATTGTATTTTATATCTTCATTATGATGGTACGAATATATTTGAGGGAAATGAATTATTACCTATGTTTAGTGAAGATTTATTTGCAGTTGAAATTTAACTTTCCTTGGAGGTGATATGCTATAAAAGAACGCAAAAAGCAATGGATACTCAATTATATGTTACAACACAAAGATGGGTTTATTGATGTTGTATCAGAGAATTTTGTAAACGCATATATAAATGAATTTAATCCGAAAGTAATAGAATGGTATCTATATGGAGCACCGAAAGTTCCTGAAATTGGTAGGCTGCTCGCAGAATTATACAAAGAGAATAAAGTAAGCAGATATAGGCATTATTGTGAATTTTGGCAAGACGGATATCCAAAATGGTTTTATATTTACTTTTTACAAAGATAAAAAGAAAGAATGATTTACTTGGAAGATTAGAAGAGGTGGTGTGAATGGATAAAAAACGAAATAATCCTACATGGTGTTGTGATCAAATTGAAGAGAAAATTAAAGATTATAAAATATCTCTTACAGAAATTAAAGAAGAAGAAGTAAAAAGACAGATGGAAATTATGATTGATGATTTAGAGTCAATTTTATATGGGTAGATTGGAAGAGGTGATATAGTGACAAATATGACACTAAAAGAATTGATAGAATATGAAAGCGAATTATGTAGCTTACAACAAGAATATGAAGGTAAACTGACTAAGATATACGGAGAGGCTGATTCCTCAAATAAAAAGAGGAGACTAACAATTGTTTTGAATCTTATTATTGAAGAAAGGCAGAAAGTAAATCGTCAAAAATATAAACCCGTGTAAATGACGATTTCTTTTGAAAATTTGGAGATATAATTATGGAATATGGTGAATTATTAAAAGCAAAAAGATTTAGTTTAAATTCTTATCCAAAAGGAAAATTTTGGAAAAATGATTGTAACTGACATGATATATAAAAAATGAGAAAAGCAAAGGAGTAAATATGTCAGCAACCACAGTTATAAAAGAAATAATAAAGGTAAAAAATATATCACAAGCAGAACTTGCGGAAGCAACCAACACAACAAGGCAAAATTTAAGTAACAAAATGACAAGGGATAAATTTTCATCTCTTGAATTAGTGGAAATTGCGGATGCTCTGGAAATGAATCTGATTTTAAAAGATAAGGCAGAGGGAACGGAGTATATAATTGATTATCCAAACGAGTTAAAATATAAACCAAAAAGAAAAAAAGAGTAACAGTAGAAGAAGGGGAAATTACATGAACCAACTAAAAGATATTATTATTAATGAAGATCTTATACAATATCTTGAAATTGTCCAAATATCCGATAGAAATAAATCTATTGTGAAAAATTATATGAATGGAATTAGTATGAATCATCTTGCAGTAATGAATAATATATCTTCTTCAAGAGTACGTATGATTATTTTAGATTATATAAGGCATAGTCATCTTATTAAAAGTGTAACGAATGATTTGAAACATTAGAAGCAGAAATTAAACCTGCTTCTTTTTTATTGTAAAAAAAACGAAAGGAGAGAATACATATATGAAAAATAATTGTAAAAACGGAAATCCAAAAAAGAGAAGCGAATTTATTTGTTTGTCCTGTGGTCGAATTATTATGGATGGAATTCAACGACCACGACAGAGAGAAAAGGATCATATAAAAGATTTATTTTGTGTATTTGAAGGTAAGGATGTAAAGAGTATTGAAGTCAGATGGTGCGACGATGTGAACGAAATAAGAGCAAAGATTCCAGAATTAAAGAGAGAATATGGATACAAGTAAAGGAGTGATTGTAATGAGTACAACAAATTGGATTTCTAGCCCTAGCATAGATATTATTAAATTATATAGAGCAAAAAAAAGATGGAGCAGAGAATGGGTAACAGGCACCTTAATAGGATGTGATGAAATTAAAACATCATCGAACGAATCGGTAAAAATTAATAAAGATACAGTATGCATGTGCTTCTCTTTGCACAATCCCTATTATGGATGGGATGCACCTACTCCAATTTACGAAAAAGATGTTGTGTGTTTACAGAATATGAAAACAGGAAAACGATATTATTGTATTTTACGATGCTACAAAAATGAAAAAAAATTACAGTGGATATTAGAAGAAATCAATAAGAATCCATTTGTAATGGATTTTGTCAAATTTTGTGTTTATCCAGATCCAGATATTTTTCTAAGTATTATTGGAAACATCATAGATGATGAGGAATTGTTACACCGATGTAAATAGAAAGAAAGAGGTTGATAAATATGGCACAGACAAGAGATTATGCAACAAAGAAAAAAGGAAAAACAGAAGTACAGCCATTTTGGAATATGGAAGATATTAAAAATGTTGTCGAGTGGTTTGAGAAGAATAACGAATGGGATGGATATCTTATTACATTATTGGAATTGCTTCTCGGTAGACGAATTGGTGATACGGTAATGATGAAGTGGTCGGATTTATATTATGAGAATGGAAATCGAAAGAGTGAGATTGATACTATTGAAGAACAGAAAACAGGAAAGATTACTAATCTTCCTGTGAGTAATATGGTATGGGAAGCAGTTGATAATTATTTGTCGCATACAGAAGTAGATCCGATGAAACATTACAATGATTATATTTTTGAATATGATCCTAAGACAACATGGTTAAAGAGGGATGTTAATTCTATTATATATGGAAATGTAGAGATTTGGTGTGATGCGTTACAAAAAGATTTTTCTGATAAAAGAAAAGAAAATATTACTTCAGCTTACAAAAAGCAGAAACAATATGAGACAATTGGTGAATATCTTCATTATGTTGTTGAGTATAACGATGTTGTAAAGTGGCAGACAGATGATTATAGAAAGAAATTAAAGAAAGCGGTAGAAGCAGCCAACATCCAATATGCCGTAAGTTCACATAGCTTGCGTAAATCTTTCGGTTATTGGATACATAAAACTCATCCATTCGATCCTGATTGTTTATTATCTCTTCAGAAGCTGTTCAATCACACAGACCTTCAGACTACTATGAACTATATTGGATTAACAGAAGAGAAAAATAGACAGTTGATTAACGATCATGGAGAGTTCATTCATAATGTACTTGCAGGTAAGGGAGATGAGATAGTTAAGAATATGCCAGTTATCTCATTGAAGTCGGATGATTTTGGAAGAATAATTCGTATGCTCACAGATGATGTGGACAAGTATCAAGCAGCAATTAATATGGCAAATGAGTTAAGGGTTATATAAAAAGAGAATATATAAAGGACGATGAGTTATTTATCATCGTCCTGGTTATTAGATAATAAGTAATGATATGTCAACAGTCTTGCTACCTGCGGATCTTCTGATACAAGTATTTCATTAGGGGAACAATCAAGAACTTTACATATTGATTCAAGTGTGTCAAGCTTAATTGCAGTAGATTCTCCTTTGTAAATCTTGTCGATTGTTGGATATGTTACGTTGATTTTTTTAGCTAATTCATATCGGGACATTTTTTTTTCTTTCAGTTTATTTTGTATAGATAGTTTCATATTAATGATCCTCCTTTACATATACAATACCATATATATTTAAAAAAATAAATATAAAAAATATTTATAATAATACTTGACAATATATATAGTATTGTATATAATACAAAACATAGAAAGCAAAAGAGAAAGGAGGATGCTTATGGATATTAGAAGATACGATATTGTACAAGCTGATTTAGGAAAAACAATTGGATCAGAACAGGGTGGAGTTAGACCTGTGCTTGTTATACAGAATGATATGGGAAATATTCATAGTTCTTGTACTATAATTATGCCATTGAGTTCGAAATTAAAATCACTTGAAATGCCAACACATACTATTATCCATAAGGATACCGATAACGGATTAAAAACAGATTCAGTTGTGTTGGGAGAACAGATGCGAGTAATTAGTAGTCAGCGAATTATCCGAAAAATCGGTTCAGTTACTGACAACGATACCAAATTAGCAATTAAGAAAGTTTATGAAGCAAATTTTGGAGAATAATAAAGGAGTGAGTATTATGGAATTTATAATAATGACTATTGATGAAGCAAAAAAAATTGCAAAGAAAAATGCAACGGTTCTTGTTGCCGTAAGAGATTTGGAGCAGGAAGATTGCAATGAAGAATTTACTTCACAGATGTTTGTTGAGTGTTCGGATATGTTTGAGAAGGCAAAGACGATTGCCCAAATTGCCGATGATTTATTAAATCAGATTCGTGTTTTTACTGAATACCAGCCTGATCCGATTAATTATATTCCAAAAGGAAAACTTGGAACAATACTTCTAAAAAAGTCAAGACACAATGACTTAGAATAACAAAAGTTGCATGAATTAGAAATTTTTGTAAAAATATTGACAAAAGCAAACATATGTTCTATCATTGCTTGTGGACGGAAAAATAAAAATGCAGTCAAGATTAAGTTTGGCGACTCCTCTTGACTGCATCAACACACGGTATATACTAGATACACCTTATATAATATTACATATTTTTATTCAGAAAGTCAATACTTTCTCAATTCATAGTATCTTTTATATTCCATTATTAAATTAAAATTAAATAAAGGAGTGATGAAATGGCACAGTATGTTATTACTGATGGCACTCGATGGATTATGCGAGACAGGAAGGGTAAATATGTTCCTACGTCTTGTGAGGCTCTTGCTGACGTTTTTTCCAATAAACAAGCAACAGGAATCTTCCAAAGTAACTTGTCTAAAGCATTGAAATCGGTATTTCGTGTGCAGAAAATTGATGAGCCATCAAAACTTATTAAGCAGATTTCACAAGAAACCGCACAAAAAAAATACCGAAAGGGTATCGACTGCTGAGAACATTCAACGTTGGATTGACAAAATTGATGGGCTGAATGGACTTGCAACTGAAGCATTACATAGGAAAGATGAATTGGTTCAACAATTAAGTAAGGTTGATCAGGAATTGTCTGATGTGAATCATTACATAGAGTTCTGTAATTTGAATGCGGCACAAGGTTACAAAGCATACAAGATGATTAAGGATAGGAGAATAAAACGGAGAAGTATTAAAAATGAGTTGCAGGTTGTTGATATTATCTTGAGTAAGAAGATATCCGAAACTGCAACAGATGAAATCCAAAAAGCTATTGCTGGAATGGATCACCGTACATATGAACCACGAGTTTTGAATGAGTTATTTGATTTTTAAAGGAGGTATTTAATTATGGTGTTATGTAACAATTGCCAAGTTATGATGATTCCTACGATGTCGTTTTCGCATAATGGAAATAAAAAATATTGTAGATGTCCTCGTTGTTATGCTGAGACAAAGAAACAACGTTTGGATAAGAATGAGTTGTCTTTTGGAGAATATCTGAATAAAGCAGTTATAAATAGGGGGTATTACAATGAACGAAACGCAAAAAGATGAATTAATTTATGAGTACCATAAAAATAATATGGCAAAATTAATTCGTTTGTGTCAACCAATGTTAATCAAGATGGGTGGTATTTCTCGAAAGGATTACGAAGATTTTTATGAGATTGCTTCCGATGTTGTTATGAGTAGTGTAAATACATATGACGATTCAAAGTCGTCATTCCATACATACATCACAGGAAACATTACTCGTAAATTTAAGACAGAATTACGAGATCGTAATCGAAAGAAACGTATTCCTGCGAAGCAATTGATTTCAATACATATGGAAACAGATGATGGTTTGTCTCTTGAAGATACCATTCCGTCTAAATTTGATATCTATAAAGAATTGTATGGAGAAAATATAAGTGATATACGAATTCGAAATTATTTGAATAGACTGTCAAATAAACAACGAAAAATCGTATCATTATTAGCGCAAGGGTATCAATCTAAAGAGATAAAAGATTTATTACATATGAATAATAAAGAATATTTAGAAAATATTTCAATTATTCAAGCTTATGAAAACATAAGAGAACTAAAAAGAAATGTAGATTAATTATTATGAGGAGGAAGAAATTATGATGGCAGTAGCAAAAATTAGAGAAGAAAGTGTACCAGTAGTTAATTATCTTACAGAGGTTAGAGATGGTGACGTATCTGATAATCAAGATGTTCAGCGTTATTTCTGTAGTGATAATACTTTCATTAATGGTATTGGTGTTACAGTTCTGACTGGAGATTATCTTCCTCCAATTATTTTGGGTGAGATTGTAATTTCTGAAGGAATTGTACAGAAGTATATTGTGGATGCAATGCAAAGAACTTCTGCATTAATAAAAATTCGTTATGGTAATTATAAATTCACATCGGCAATAGAAGATGATGAAATTAATTATCAGTCCAAGGTTTTAGATGAAAATGGAGTTGCTGTTCGAGATGAAGATAATAATTTTCTTTGGGAAAAGAAATCATTTCATTTAAAAGGACACACATTTGATGAATTTCCTGAAGAACTTAAAAAGAGATTTGATCGTTATCAGTTAAGAATTGTGACACATCAGAATTGTACTATGGATGATATTAGTAAATTAATTCGTAGATATAACAATCACAAGTCAATGGGTGCAAGTCAGAAAGCATTGACTTGGATTCCTACATATGCAAGACAGATTAAAAGTATCGGAGAAGAAGGATTTTTTAAGAATACTATGAAGTATTCAGATCCAGATCGAAAAAATGGAAATTATATGCAGCTTGTATGTGGAAGTGTAATGGCATTATTCCACATGGATCAGTTTAAGAAAGATGCGAAATCCGCAAATGCAATGCTTGAAGAATGTAGCAATCATAAAGAATTCGAAACTGTGAGAACAATTCTTCAGCGAATGGAAAAATGCTGCGGAGAAGACTTGAAGGATATTTTTGTAAAGAAGGATATATCTGCATGGGTATCAGTATTTGATAAATTTACAAAATTGAACCTTCCTGACGAAAAATTTGCAGAATTTATCAAAGCTATTCCAGAAAAGTTACACAATGTAATGATTGGTGATTGGTCTTATGATTTGTTGGACAAGGAACCAGGGACAACGGGGAAGAAGTTAGTTGCTCAAAAGATTAATACATATACAGCACTGATGATGAACTATTTACATATCGAGGATAAAACAGAGAATAATGAAGTAACAGTTACTACAAATGATAATGAAATGACTAATATCGAATTTGTACATAATGTAGTAAATGCAAATATTACAGATGATGATATGCAAGATTATAAGGACTATATCGAAGATACAGTAAGAATGTCATCTCCGTTATACCATCAGGCATATCCTGCATTGTTGGCAATGGCTGCATATGTGTATAGCTGCGATAAAGATAATGAGTTTAATAAGTTTATTAGCGGATATGCTGATAATACATGTGAGTTTACAACAGATCAGAATGTTAATTACAACCAGATAAAAGATGCTTTTCAGGAGTGGCTTAAAATAAAGGAGGTGGCTGCGTAATGCCGGATATTAGTATGTGCTTTGGTAAGGATTGTGATAGAAGAGAACATTGTTATAGGTATATGGCAAAGCCAAACCAAGTTCAAACATATAGTAGTGATCTGGAACATGATTGTAAAATGCACAATTATCGTAACCAATTGGAGTTCACAGACAAATCAATGTTAGTGAGGTGTTAAGTTAAATGACAAGATTGATTCCATATCAAGGTTATGTTGTTCCACAGGAATTTTTCACTACATGTAATAAGTGTTATGAACGTAATGTATATCAGGTTCAAGATACAATTATGGATGAAAATACGAATAAAAGATATTTACGATGCAATAATTGTAATGCAAAAATACATGTAAATCTGCGAAGTATATGTCTTTGTTGATAGCAATAACAGGAATTATATTTCGTAGTGTCATCTATTTTATATACATGGTCAATTCTGACATTCTAATATCTTATATCTTATAACTCGATATATAATTCCTGATTATATAGATAGCGTAAAAATGAAAGGCGGTGAGAATATGGGTATTGGATGTAGACCAATTGGTAAGTTCAAGAGTGAAATGGTAAAGATCGAAAATAAGATTGCCAAGGAAAAGGCAGCACATGTTGTAAAGAAGAACAATAAGAAGGGAGAATAATTTTATGAATAAGAAAACAGTTACATATCAATTACACAAGACGGTTGGATCGTGAGGTCGCACACAATAAGATGAAGAAAACTGGCGTTATTCAGTTCAATAAGGACAAAGGAAATGGTAGTTTCTTTGCACGTCATTGGCGTGAGTATGTATAACAAATATGATGGACTTGCAATATAGTAAGTTCATCTATAATGGGCTGTGGTGAAGCGGTCAACACAACAGATTTTGATCCTGTCATTCGTGGGTTCAAGTCCCACCAGCCTAGTTATGTGCCATTAGCTCAGTTGGTAGAGCACTCGACTTTTAATCGAGTTGTCACGAGTTCGAATCTCGTATGGCACATTATTTATTATATAGGAGGTGTTTGAAAATGAAAACAATAGATAACAAGTTTGAAATTGGTGAAGAATGTTATACCTATGCAAGAGAAAATTTAGCCATTATTTGTCCGATTTGTAAAGGAACTAAAAAGATTTTTTACAATAGTTATGAAATTCCATGTAAACAGTGTGATGATTCAGGCAAAATTGTAGGAAAGCAGACAGTGGTTGCTCCACATAAGGTTAGAATCAGAAGAATTATTGCTAATATTTGGAATGATGCCATCACAATTAAGTATAAGATTGATGCTGTTGATGATTACATCAATGTAAGAAATAGAGGAGAAAGTTCTTTATTTAAGACATTGGAAGAATGTGAGCAGAAGTGTAAAGAAATTAATCAGGGTGAGAGTAGTATATTATAAAAAGAAAGGAAAACGAAAAATGTTATTAAAAGAATGGAAAACAAAGCCATTTAACAATGGTTTGTATCTTTTGGGCAAACAAAATTTAGATGAATTTAATGGAATAAGAATGTGGCATGATAAGGATATTCCTAAACAAGATAAATTAGTTTGTGTATATAACACAGAAACGGATAGAGTTAGTGATAAGTCAGTATATATTGATGTTGATGGAAGAGAATATATTAAAAATAAAAATGAAAAATGTTATCTTGACGAGTTTAAATGCATGAATAATCAATCGGCAGGTTGCTAGGAAAATTCTCTTTCTTTGGATTGTGAGGTGAAAACTATGAGATGGAAACAGGTAGTACAAAGGAAACCTTATCATGGAGATTTAAGATATTCTACTGTATTTGCATGGTTGCCAATTAGATGTGAAAATGGTGACTCTGCATGGTTAGAAAAAGTAAATTTGGTTGAAGAATACAGGATTGATCCAACGGGGCATTGGGTTAATAAGAAATTTGAGTAGCAAGAAAGTTCGATTTCTTTGGAAGAGAGGTGAATATAAATGGCATGTGATTATTGTGAGTATCGTTATTCTTATGATTGTGATGATGGTTGGAATCAGCATAAAAATTGTGAAAGTTTTAAGTTGGATTGGGATAGTTTATCTGATAAAGATAAGAAAACTATTCAGAAGATTTTAGATAGAAGAGGAGACTAAGTTATGGAACAGATTCAGGAAAATGAACAGTGGAAATTGAATGGTAATTGTGAAAAATGTAGAAGGAACAATTATTGTTCAAAACCCTGTACTCGTCATAATAGGCGAATAAGAGCAGAATTCAAAGGTCTTGTTGCAGATACAATGAATAAAATGACTGGTGGAGTGATGAGAGAGGCTATTGATAAAACGGTAAATGGAATTTGGTAAATTGGAAAGGAGACTTATATGATTACAAAGACATTATATACTTGTCAGTTCTGTAATACCGATTATGCAGATAAAGGAAAAGCAATGGAATGTGAGAAGAATCACAAAGTTTTGGAAACAGCAACAATTATAGGCGACTATAAATCATTAAAATCTATTCCAGACGGATGCCATACGAAAGTAAAAGTGAAATTCAAGGGTTCAGATAGGTGGATTGAGTATAAAAGATAGTCAGGAGTGGAGTTATATGAGTCAATGGATTAGAAATAAGTCATGCGATATTTGTGGAAGAATAGAAATTGGGTTAGTAGAAATGAATGTAGGAAAAACTATGCATTATCTATGTTATCCATGTATGGCAAATTTCGCATCAGACGTTCTTGATTATGCAAGAATGAATTTGACCGAGAAAGTCAATGAATATGGAAATACATATTTTATAGACGAAGAACAGAAACCACAGTAAACTTCGATCTTTGGAAAATGAAAGGAGTATTTAATAATGACTGTTAAATATATATTAGAAAATATTTTTGGCAAAGATATTAAGTGGCATTGCAAAAATCTTAATAATAAAGCAATGATCAAATTTAATGCCGCTTCTCCATTTCAGCCGTTCGCTGAACCAATTATTGATATAAAAGAAATGATGGTTGATACAAGATATTTGTTTAACACTCATCGAGACTATAAAGCAGATAAAATAAAAATTGTTTGTTTAATAAATTCATGTGAAGAATGCGATCAAAATCAATGGATGAGTGTGAAAGATGTAATAGAAAAACTCAAACAATTCGATGAAGATTTAGACTTGTGTAATGTGGATAAACAATATATTGATGGATGGATACCTGCAATTATAAATGTTTATGACGAAGATCTTGAGTATGCATATGAATGTGATAAAAAAAATATTCCAAACAATTTTATTGGTGGAATAACATTCTTTTTATCATAAAACAGCACAAGAAACTTCGTTTCATGCGAAATTAAGAAAGGAGACAATATGCTAAACGTTGGAGATTATGTAGGGCAGATTAACAAAGATTCATCTGGTGTATGGAAGTTGTATAAGGATAAGATAAATAAAATCACGACAACAAAGAAATACGGTAGAAGATATTTTACCAAGACAGTGTTTCGACCATTAGACGCAGATGACGTAGATAACAACACAAAAGAAATGGAAGAGTCGATTGGTAAGGGATATATACTTACAAGAGAAGTGTTTGGATTAAATAGTAAAACTGAATCTTATGCTGAAAGATGGATAAAATGGGCTAATGAGAATCCAGATAAGGCAACTGGTTTGATATAAACGGAGAATATAACAGTAGAAAAATTAAAAAAAAATAAATATAAGAAAGAAGAGGTACAAAACATGGATGGATTTATGATGTTTAAGAAGGCTTTACAGAAGCACTTCGATGAAATGCAGAAAGAGGCAACACATTTATTTGAGGTAAATGTAGATAAGGATGAATTATGGAATACATATCTTGATAGCTTCCCTGCTGGTACAAATGAGATTTTCAGAGAGCGTAGAGAGCATGATTGTAGTTGTTGTAGACAGTTTATTAAGAATATTGGTTCTGCTGTCACTATCAAGGATAATCAGATTCATACAATTTGGGAACTGAATCTTGGTGATACAACTTATCAGCCAGTATGTGATGCACTTGATACTTTTGTAAAAGCTCATACAGTTACAGATATCTATACAACTAAGTTCCCTAAGATTGGTACAGATTTTAACTTTGAGGGAATCAATGGAAAGTCTCATCAGTGGGATCATTTCTTCTTAGAGCTTCCAAGTAAGTTTGTAAATAGAAGTAGTCGTTCTAACGAGGAAGTTAAAGGACAGTTCAGAGACACAAGAAATGTATTTAAGCGTTCCCTTGACGAAATTACTATGGATGCACTTGATACAATTCTTGAACTTATCAATTCAAATACACTTTACAAGGGTGAAGAGTGGAAAAGCATACTCACAGAGTTTAAGAAGTATAAGAAGGAATATGATAAGTTGACTTCTGATTCAGAGAAAGAATTATATGCTTGGGAGAAGTCGGTAACAGCAGGTATGGCTATTGGTAGAATTAGAAATCATTCTATTGGAACACTTCTTATCAATGTAAGTGAGGATATGGATCTTGACACAGCAGTTAAGAAGTATGAGCAGATTGTCGCTCCAAGTAATTATAAGCGTCCAAAGGCTATTTTTACAAAGAAGATGCTTGAGGATGCAAAGAAGACCATTACAGAACTTGGATATATGGATTCATTACAAAGAAGATTTGCTAATCTGAATGATATTACTGTAAATAATGTACTGTTCTCAAATAAGAGTGCTGCAAGAAGAATGGTTGGTGCAGATGATATTTTTGGGCAGATGGAAAAGGATGTTGCTGTAAGTCCTAAGAAATTCTCTAAGGTTGAAGAGATTTCAGCACAGGATTTCATTAATAAGGTACTTCCAACTGCAAAGGAGATTGAAGCTTTTGTAGAGAATAAACATGAGAAGAACTTTGTTTCTATGATTGCACCTGTTAATCCAGATGCTAAGACAATGTTCAAATGGAATAATGGATTATCTTGGGCTTATTCAGGAAACATTACTGACTCTGATATGAAGCAGAATGTAAAAGCTGCTGGCGGTAATGTCGATGGTGTACTCAGATTTTCAATCATGTGGAATGAAGGACAAAATGATAACAGTGACCTTGATGCACATTGCAAAGAACCTGATGGAAACGAGATCTATTTTGGCAATTGTAGAAAACCTAGTATGTCAAGATGTGGCGGTCAGTTAGATATTGATATTACACATCCTATGGAGCAGATGGTAGGAAAACCTTCTGTGGAAAATATTACATGGGCAGATATGTCACGTATGAAGCCAGGTGTTTATAAGTTTTTTGTTAATCAGTATGCAGCGAGAGGAAGTAAAGGATTTAAGGCAGAAATTGAATTCAATGGTGAGATTTTTGCGTTTGAATACAATAATCCTGTTTCTGGTAATGTGCAGGTGGCAGAGGTAACACTTGATGAGAATGGCAACTTCTCAATTAAAGAAAAGCTGTCTGGAAGTTCATCTATTTCAAGTCGTGAGATTTGGGGTGTAAATACAAATCAGTTTGTTCCTGTATCAGTAATTAGTTACAGTCCAAACTATTTTGACGAGCAGGATGGAATTGGTCATAGACATTTATTCTTCTTCCTGAAGGATTGTGTGAACAACGAAAATCCTAATGGTTATTACAACGAGTTCTTAAAGAGTGACCTTGAAAAGCACAAGAGAGTATTTGAGGCTTTAGGTGCTAAATGTCATGTAGAAGATACTGATGATCAGCTTTCAGGAATTGGATTTTCTATGACAAAGAGAGCAGATTTAGTTGTTAAGGTTAAGGGCGCAACAGAGCGTGTAATGAAGATTAAGTTTTAATTAGAAAAGGAGATTATTATGACAAACAACGAATTATTTATTAATGCAACAAGAGCTAACTATCAGTTTCCATTCAGAGGAATGATTAACGTAATTGATTTGTGGGATTTATCTCTCACAAATCTGGACTCAGTATTTAAGACACTCAATGCGGAAGTAAAGAAGTCTGAGGAAGAGAGTCTTCTGAATACTAAGTCAAAGGAAGACGAGGAGATTTATAACAAGATTGAAATTGTTAAGTATATTGTTGGCGTGAAGCTGGATGAGAAGAAGAAGAGAGAAGACGCTAAGAAAAATGCTGAGATGAGACAGAGATTGCTTGAAATCAAGGCTAAGAGACAGGATGCAAAACTTGAAAATATGTCTGATGAGGATCTGGATAAGGCACTTGCAGAGTTAGGCGAGTAGTTGTTACAAATATACCATATATAGTATTAAAAACAAACAATATATACTATATATGGTATATATTTTTACATTAAAAAGAAACGCACATTTCTTGTGGAATTTTGGAGGTTAAGACAATGACAATTGAACAGATTAAGGACAAATTAAAATCAAAAGAGTATGACTTCCTGAGAACAGATAAGAATTTGGGTAACAATATCATTATCTTAACTCTTGGTGGAAGTCATGCATATGGAACAAATAATGAGGGTAGTGATTTAGATATTCGTGGTTGTGCATTGAATAGCAAAATGCAGATTCTCACTAATGAGAATTTTGACCAATTTGTAAACAATGAAACAGATACCACGATTTATGCATTTAATAAATTGGTCGCATTATTGAGCAACACCAATCCTAATACAATAGAAATGCTTGGAAATAAGCCTGAACATTACTTTTATGTATCACCTATTGGTCAAGAGCTAATTGACAATGCACATTTATTTTTATCAAAGAGAGCTTGTCATTCGTTTGGCGGTTATGCTAATCAGCAATTATACAGATTAAATCAGAAAGCTGCACATCAGATGTCGCAGTCTGAATTAGAGAAACATATTCTAAAGACTCTTGAATTTATGCAGACTGACTTCACAAAGAAATATACACCATATGAAGATGATTCTATGAAATTATATATTGATAAAGCTGTACAGGAAGGATATGACACAGAGATTTTTATGGACGTAAACCTTACTCATTATCCATTGAGAGATTATTGCTCTATGTGGAATGAACTTCAGAACACAGTTCGTCAGTATGGCAAGATTGGTAAAAGAAATGAGAAAGCAATTGAGCATGGTAAGATTGCAAAACATTCAATGCATCTCATTCGACTTTATATGATGTGCTTAGATATTCTTGAAAAAGAGAGAATAATCACATATAGAGACGATGAACATGATTTGCTTATGGATATTCGTAATGGTAAATATCTCGACAGCAACGATCAGCCAATTCCTGAGTTCTTTGAAATGGTAAATGACTATGAGAAGAGATTGGATTATGCAAAGAAAAATACTAATCTTCCTGACAATCCAGACTACAAGAAAATCAATGAGTTTGTTGCAAGTGTAAACGAAAGGGTGGTTAAGGGTGAAATCTAAATTAAAAATTAAAATCCCATCTGGGGCAAATGAGATTATTCATACACTCCAAGATAAAGGATACGAAGCATATTTAGTTGGTGGCTGTGTTCGTGATAGCATTCTGAAAAGAACAATTCACGATTATGATATTACAACTTCTGCCACACCAAATAAAATGATGGAAGTATTCAAGAACAAGAGAATTATTGAAACTGGTTTGCAACATGGAACAATAACAATTGTCATTGATGGCGAGCCATACGAGGTAACGACTTACAGAATTGATGGTAATTATTCTGACAATCGTAGACCAGACAAAGTGACTTTTACAAAAAGTCTTAAAGAGGATTTAAAGCGTAGAGATTTTACAATTAATGCTATGGCATACAATGATGAAGTTGGTCTTGTAGATCCGTTTAATGGCATGGAAGATATAAGGTATCACAAAATTCAGTGTGTTGGTAAACCAGAAGATAGATTCGATGAAGATGCTTTGAGAATTTTACGTGCTATCAGATTTGCTTCTCAGTTAAATTTTGTCCTTGAACCAAATACAGATTATGTTTTGCATAAGATGTATCAGAATTTGGAGAATATATCTATTGAAAGGATCAATAGTGAGTTCTGTAAAATTGCTGCATCGAGTGATTTCTGTGTACAAATGGTCTTATATCACAAAGTATTCTCGTTGTTCATTCCTGAAATTAAAGATATGTTTGGCTTTCAACAGAATAATCCATATCACATTTATGATGTATGGAATCATACAGTACATGCAGTACAAGCTTATGAATGTGATTGTGAAGAAGACTTAAATCCAATAGATTTAATTACATCATTAGCGGTGTTCTTTCATGACATAGGAAAACCACATTGTTATCAGGATGGAGAAGATGGTATCAGACATTTCAAAGGTCATGGAAGAGTCAGTGCTGATATGACCAATGAAATAATGAAGCGATTAAGATTTGACAATGATACAAGAGAAAAGGTCGTTGAATTAGTCTATTATCATGATGCTACTTTTGAGGTGGGAAAGAAATATATCAAGAGATGGCTTAATAAAATCGGAGAGGAACAGTTCAGAAGATTACTAAATGTTCGCAGAGCTGATATTAAAGCACAAGCAGACATGAATCAGGAAACTAGATTGCAAAAGATTGATAACATTGAATATATTTTAGAAGAAGTCTTACAAGATGATGAATGTTTTTCTCTAAAGGATTTAGCAGTTAATGGAAAAGATGTAATGGATACAATGCTCATTAAAAGTGGAAAAGAAGTTGGCTACTGGCTCAATGAAATCTTAACTCGTGTAATAGATGGAAGATTAAAAAATGATAGAGAAGATCTTATTTGTTGGATGACTGGTATTACAGATGGTTGGATTAAATATTAAAGTGAGGTGAAATGGATGGATATTATAGAAGAAATTTTGGACAAGTATTTTGATGAAGAACATGAATATTATCATCGTTACAGAGAAGATGAAGAAAATTATTATGATGTCGTGGACGAGTTAAAGCAGGAATTAACTAAGAAGAACATTTCTTTTAAGTTGGATGTTACAGACGCATTTGATTCTCCTGGTTATGAGTGTTCTGTTTTATCAATCGCTTATATTAGACCAAATAATAATTGGGGTTCTATTGAATTGGAAACAGTTTTATTAGAAAGCATGTAGAGAATAATCTAATATAGAAGTAATTCTATTCCCGGCTGATCAGCCAAATTTTCCAATTAAAAGTAACAAGAAATATTTTTTTCATTCGATTAGGCAGACGTGCCTATTTCCGAGTGATTTTACAACAAAATAATATTAAAATGAAAGGATTTAACAGTAAATTCTAGGATAAATGATTGCGCAATCTCTGTAGATTAAAGGATTTTGACAGAGAATAAAGAAAAAAATAATTATTGTGAGAAGAACTGGAAGTTAGTGAACTTCTGTGAGTTTGATAAATATGCAACAAGTTCTTATTGTGCTATTCACAATGAGAACGAAAGTAAAAATCTTGGTGATATTACTAAGGTTGATGAAACAAAACTTGAACCATTTAACATGATTTGCGGAGGATCGCCCTGTCAGGATTTTTCGGTCGCTGGTAAACAGAAAGGTTCTGTATGGACTTGTAAAGATTGTGGACATGAGTATAATCCACTGACAGTTCATTGGTCAGAAAGAGATAAGTGCCCATGCTGCGGAAGTAACAACATTGAGAAGACTCGTTCATCTCTTTTGGTAGAGTATTTGAGAGTTATCAGAGCAAACAAACCGAATTTCGGTATGTACGAGAATGTAAAGAACATTGTAGGAAAGCAGTTTAAAGATACATTCAAGATGTTTACAGATGAGTTGGATGAGTATGGATACAATGTGTACTGGAAAGTCCTTAATGCAAAAGATTATGGTATTCCTCAGAATAGAGAGCGTGTGTATCTGATTTTTATTAAGAAAGAATTGGACAATGGAAAGTTTACATATCCTGAACCATTTGATAATGGAATGAGATTAAAAGATGTTCTTGAAGAGAATGTTGATGAGAAATTTTATATCTCAGAAGATAAGGTTCAGAGATTTTTAACAAATCTCAACAACGAAGACGCTTTATTATACGATGCTTGTCAGGTTAAAAGAGAAGGAAAATCAAGAGAATATAATGATTTCTGTCCTACTTTAACAGCAAGAGATTATAAAGATCCACGTCTTGTAAATGATAATGTAGTGAAACAGGTCGGCAATATTTCCAAATGTGAAGGAAATTGGAATAATCCACAAGTAGGAAGAATCTACAGTACAGATGGTTGTAGTCCAACATTAAATACTTGTGGAGGTGGTAGTCATGAACCAAAGATTGTTCAGCTAGGAAATGTAAATCCATCTGGAAAAGGTATGAATGGTAATGTGTTTGACGAGAATGGATTAGCACCGACTCTTACAACAAATAAGGGTGAGGGTAATAAGATTGCAATTCGCCAGGCAACTAAGAAAGGATATATCGAATGTGAACTGGGTGGCGTAGCTGATTTATCATATCCAGAGTCTAAAACAAGAAGAGGTAGAGTTCAGGAAAATGGTCAGATTTGTCCAACAATTACTGCAACTGAAACAGGGGTTTGTAGAATTGAATCACCTATTAGAATCAGAAAATTGACTCCGAAGGAGTGTTTTAGACTTATGGGGTTCTCAGATGAGAATTTTGAAGCTGCTGAGAAGATGGTAAGCAACAGTCAGTTGTACAAGCAAGCAGGGAATTCCATTGTAGTAGATGTTTTATATTACATATTGGTTGAATTGTATAAGGCTATGCCATATCTTTTTGATGATTTGAGATTAAGTAGTTTTTTCTCTGGGATTGGCGCATTTGAGATAGCATTAAACAGATTATATGAAGGAATCAACTCTGGAAATTTTACAAACCCACAAGCAGATTAAGTTCTGCTTGTGGTGATAAACCTCAGTTAGTTGGTGGTATCGGTGAAATAAATTTTGGAAAGCAATTTCGTCAGGGTAATAGGGTATATGATTCAGACCATGTAGCAATGTGTTTATTAGCACAGCCTGTAGGTAATGCTGGTGGATTTAGTTATTTATATGTGGTTAGAAAATAAAATGGAGAATAATACAATAAGTAGTTGAAAATAAAATAGCATATACAATATATGGTATTAAATAATTGCAACAAATACTATATATTGTATAAAAATCAAGACCGAAAGAAAGCGGAATTTCTTCTGAGTTTTCAGAGAATAAATACATATAAAAATAAAGAAAAGAGGTAACAAAATGAGAGAAACATTAATTGTTGTAGACATGCAGAATGATTTTATTGATGGAACACTTGGTACAAAGGAAGCACAGGCGATTGTATCAAATGTAGCAAAGAAAATTAAGGAGTATAAGGATGCTGGTAAACAGGTAATTTTTACAAGAGACACACATCCTGAGAATTATTTAGAGACATATGAAGGTAAACATCTTCCTGTTACTCACTGTGTAAAGAATACTATTGGTTGGCAGATTTCCAATAAGTTAGATTTTGATATTGAGAATGATATTCTGATTGATAAGCCTACATTCGGTTGGTTAAATTGGAAGGACTTTGGATTTGAAAGCGTTGAGATTTGCGGATTATGTACCGACATCTGTGTGGTTTCAAATGCACTTATTATTAGAGCAAATTATCCTGAGATTGATATTACAGTAGATGCAAGTTGTTGTGCAGGTGTCACACCTGATACCCACAAGGCTGCATTAGCAACTATGAAGATGTGTCAGATCGAAGTGATTGGAGAGTAGAATATGATTAAAATTAATGGCGACATTGTAACAATCAATAAGTTCCCAGATGGAACACCAAGAGTAAATATTGATACAAACAACATTGAGGAAGACTCTTATGATGGCTCTCCTTGTATTTGGATTGAATGGATTTATGAGAGCAACGATGAGATGTTTTATTTGATGTTAGTAAGGAAGCATCTTGAAAGATTTTTTACTAATGTGAATTATTATTTGTCTCTTCCATATATTCCTAATGCACGAATGGATAGAGTAAAAAATGATGATGAAGTATTCACATTGAAGTATTTTTGCGATTTTATCAATTGGTTAGGATTTTCATCAGTTTATGTTTTGGATGCTCACAGTGATGTTTCTACTGCATTACTTAATAACTGTGTAAAAGAAAATCCAAAAGAGTATGTTGATAAAGCTATTTCAAAGATTGGTATGAGAAATCTTGTACTTTATTTCCCAGATGCAGGTGCAGCTAAGAGATATTCAGATTTATTCCCTGAGTTACCGTATTGTTATGGTGAAAAGAAGAGAGATTGGAAGACTGGTAAAATCCTTGGATTAGACATTAGGACAAATGGTATTGATTTGAAGGATAAAGCTGTGTTAATGATTGATGATATTATCGCATATGGCGGTTCACTTTATTATAGTGCAGAAGAATTGAAGAAACATGGTGTAACTGAGATTTATGCGTATGCCACTCATACAGAGAATTCAATTCTTGATAAAGAAAAAGGAACATTGATCAAGTCTTTGGAGAATAATACAGTGAACAGATTATTTACTACAAACAGTTTGTTTAATGGTAGTCATGAAAAAATTACAGTTATGGAGGTTTAGAATTATGGATAACACAATGGCTTTATTATTATCAGATACTTATAAACAGTGCCATGATCGTATGTATCCGAATGGATTAACTAAGTTAGTATCGTATTGGGTGCCTCGAAAATCAATGTTAGAGAATCAGAATGAAATGGTTTTCTTTGGATTACAGGCATTTATCAAAGAATATTTAATGGGATATTTTCAGAAAAATTTCTTCGATTTATCGGAAGATGAGATGCTAACTCTTTATACAGATTCGATGGACGTACAGATTGGTAGAGACAACTATGATTTAGACAAAATTGTAGAGCTTCACAGACTTGGTTATCTGCCACTTGAAATTAGAGCTTTACCAGAAGGAACACTTGTACCAATGGGAGTTCCTTGTATTGAAATTACTAATACGGATGACAAGTTTGCATGGCTTGTTCAGTGGATTGAATGTATTCTTCAGGTAGAATTATGGAAACCTTGTTGTCATGCAACTATTGGTCATATGTATCGTGAGATTGCAGATTATTGGTATAACAAGACAACAGACGGATTGCCTGGAAATATGGCTTGCGCAGATTTTGGCATGAGAGGAATGTCTTGTATGGATGAAGCTACAAGATGTTCAGCATCATGGTTGCTTTCATTTAATAAGACATCTACAATTCCAGCAATTAATTATATTGATAGATATTATAATGCCGATTGTAAGAATAATGGTATTGGAATCGGTGCTGTCTCAACTGAGCATTCTGTAATGGGTGCTAATTTCTCAATTGATGGAGATGAGGTTACGTTTGTTAAGAGGCTTTTAACAGAGTTATATCCGAATACATCATTTAGTATGGTTTCAGATACTTATGATTATTGGAATATGGTAAATAATATTCTTCCACAGTGTAAAGAAGAGATTATGAATCATAATGGAAAGCTCTTGGTTCGTCCCGATAGTGGTGATATTGTAGAAATTTCAGTTAAGACAGTTGAAAGGTTATGGGAGATTTTTGGTGGTTCTGTAAATGGTAAAGGTTATAAGGTATTAAATCCGCATATCGGTATTATTTATGGTGATGGCTGCACACTTTCTAATGTAGAAACTATTTGGAAAGAATTAGAAAAGCGTGGTTTCGCAGCTAATAATATTGCTTATGGTGTAGGAGCTTTTTGCTTCACTGCAATCGTTGAAAACGGCAAAATGATTGTTGTTACAAGAGATACTTTTGGTATTGCAATGAAAGCTACATATGGAGTAATTGATGGCAAGAAGTTAATGATTTTCAAAGATCCCAAGACAGATACAAGTCACTTAAAGAAATCTCATAAAGGATGTTGTAGAGTATTTGATGATAACGGTGAATTAAAGTGTCAAGATCAGTTACTTGAAATGAGTGATAACAGTTTACTTACTACCGTATTTAAAGATGGAGAATTAGTAAGAGAAGACACATTTGCGGATATCAGAAACAGAATGTACGGAGGTAAGTAATGATTAAAATTATTGATGGAGACTTGCTCACTTCGAACACTGATATTATTGCACACCAGGTTAATTGCAAAGGTGCTTTTAATTCTGGTGTTGCAAAAGCAATCCGTGATTATGATGCGCAAGTATATAAAGATTATCATAGTTTTTGTTCGATTAATACGCCTGAACAATTATTGGGTTCTGTTAGATATTTTCAGTCTAATATTGACGCAAGAATATATGCAAATTTATTTGCACAAAAATCATATGGCTATGACGGAAAACAGTATACAGATATTGATGCTTTAAGAAAATGTTTTGAAAATTTGAAATCATATGCAGTTTTAGAAAATATGAGTATTGCAATGCCATATAAAATTGGATGTGTTCGTGGCGGTGCAAATTGGGAGGAAGTACATCAAATGATAGAGAATATTTTTTATGATTGCAATGTTGAATTATGGAGGCTTGACAAAGGATGATAAATGAATTTAGAGGTAAATATTATTTTTTAAGCAACTTTTATTCTTCTCCTGTTACATATGAAGGACTTACATATTTGAATAATGAAGCCGCTTTTCAATCAGCAAAAACTTTTTCAGATAGAGAATGTTTCACGAATTTAGATCCATCATCTGCAAAGAAACTTGGTAGAAGAGTTCAGCTTCGATCTGATTGGGAAGATGTGAAGTACAACGTTATGTACGAAATTGTAAAAGCGAAATTTACTCAAAATTTAAAGCTCAAAGCAAAGTTACTTGAGACTGATAATCAGCATCTCGAAGAAGGTAATACTTGGGGTGATAAAATTTGGGGAACTGTGAATGGTGTTGGAGAAAATAATTTAGGAAAAATTCTTATGAGAGTTAGAGAGGAGATTAGACATGAGTAATTTTGATGTAAAGAAAGCAACTAATGATTGCATTCAGTGGATTAAGGATTTCTTTGAGAAGAACGGTAAAGACTGTATGGCAGTTGTGGGTATCTCAGGCGGCAAGGACTCAAGTGTTGTAGCTGCTTTGTGTGTAGAAGCTCTTGGGAAAGATAGAGTTATTGGCGTAAAGATGCCTTGTGGAGAACAGAAAGATATTGATTATTCTAATATGCTTATCAATCATCTCGGAATTAGAGGTTATACAATGAACATTGGAGATGCTGTTGGTGAAATCAGAAGTAAATTTCCAGTTGGTGTTAAAATTAGTGATCAGACCACAACAAATCTTCCTGCTCGTATTCGCATGGCTACGTTATACGCTATTTCTCAGTCAGTAAATGGTCGTGTTGCGAATACGTGTAATCTTTCCGAAGATTGGGTGGGTTACGCCACAAGATATGGTGACGCTGCTGGCGATTTTAGTCCGTTATCTCAGCTTACAGTAACAGAGGTTAAAGCTATTGGTCGTGAGTTAGGTCTTCCATCTGAATTAGTTGATAAGACACCTACCGATGGTCTTTGTGGAAAGACAGATGAAGATAACCTTGGATTTACTTATGCTGAATTAGATGCATACATCAGAGATGGAATTGAGCCAAGTGAGGAAGTAAAAGCTAAGATTGATTCAATGCATGAGAAAAATCTGTTTAAATTACAGCCAATGCCAAGTTTTGTGTATAAGGCATAAATGAAATACTATATATAGTGTTTATGAAAATATAGACACTATATATAGTAATATTTTTACCAAGAAACATAGATTTTATTGGAATGAATTAGGAGGATATGTTTATGACTGATTTATTAGATTTGTTGAAGATGGCTTCTACAGGAAAACCATATGCAATTTCAAAATCCGTAATACATTGTCCAGTGCCAGGAATGACAAAAGAATATGCTATCAATGTATGGAAAGAACAAAAGAAACGTGGTGTAACTACATTAAATAAAAAAGAATGGTTAAGAAGATATGGATTAGGAGAATAAATTAACAGGAGGTAAACAATATGGAATATAGAGAGATTGATTTTCTTTGCGGTTGGACTATTGAACGAGCTGTAAAGGAATTGCACGAAAGAGCAAAGGATGGTAATAAATATTGTGGTGAATTCAATGGAAATAAACTAACATCTGATATGTCTTTAGATGATGCTTATATGCTTTGTATAGGTAAAACTTTTGACGAATTTAATAAAGAGCAAGAAGAAAGTCGTCAAAGATTAATTCGTGAAGAGGAAGAACATAAAAGAAAAATCCCTGAATTATCAAAGTATTGGATAGAAGAAGGTCATAAGGTTTTATCTAAAGATAAATGGAATATGTGGGATAAATGTGTTCCTATTCGACTTAATGATCTATACAGAGGAATGGAACTTGGTCAATGCTTAGATATTATCAAAACTGTTAAAGAAAAATCTATTCAAGATGGAATTGAAATTATGAAAAATCAGGGACATTCTGGTATGTCATGGGGATTAATGAAGTCTATGATTAGAGAATTTTGTGATTGTGGCAATGAGTTCTTAAAACAGTTAGGAGAATAATATGGCAGGATTTGTCTCAAAACAACCAAATGGATTATATTGTAGATTTTCGACCGTTACGGATTGCCCTACAGCATGGAATATGACACGAGAAGATTATATCAATATGAAAATGCAGGAAGCAAAAGAAGACGCTGAGAATGTGTTGGATAATTATTTAAAGCCGTTTGATATGGTGCTAGATATGTATTATCCAAACAATATGACAAAAGAGAAATTTAATGAGTTCCTTGAAGAAACTGGCTATAGTAAAGGAGAATAAATCATATGAAGAAGAAGATTTTAGCAGTTGTATTAGGATTAACACTGTGTTTTGGAATGACTGGATGTACTAAAGGTGATATCGAACCTGAAAATAGTGATATTGGAAATAAATATATAGACTTAGTAACAATCTATAAAGGTGATGCATATACTGAAGTTCTCTATGATAAGAATACTAAAGTTATGTATTTTGTAAAAAGATCAGGTTATCAATTTGGAATCACACCTATCTATAATTCAGATGGGACAGTTAAATTGTATGATGAAGAATAATATGATAGATAACAAATTACGTCAGCAATATAGACAGGCTGCTGTCATTTTAAGAATAGAATTTAAGGAAACTTGTTTGTACAGATTGTGCGAAGAAGTTGTGAAGAAGTTGAGTGAGATTTTGAATTGATAAAGGAGAATAGTATGGCAGATTATAAGATTGGTCAGATTTTGACATCAACAGAAGAAGTAGAAATTGAAAAAGCATTATCAGGAGAAAGGGTAAAAATTCCAAAGGGTAATAAAGTAATCATTGGTGCAGATAAATTGGCACATCATATCAGAAATGGTTTTATTCAGCCATTGGCAGAAGGTTTAATAGTAGAAGGATATGATACTGCTGGCATTGCAGAATATCTTTATATTGTACTTAGAAATCATTTACCTATTGATGAAATGATGGAAGGATATGAAATCACCAAGCAGGAAGTTATTGATGAAATTGAATGTGCTTTAGATGAAATTTTCTAGTTAACAGCAAACCGAATTTTCTTGGTGATTTAGGAGGTGAAAGATGAGTAAAAACTATGAATTAGAGTTATATAAATTACTAATCAATCCAGAAGAAGACGATATTGACATCTCATATGTAGATGAATTCGGATGGGTTAATGATACAGAATTTTGTGTTTGGATTAATCTTAGTTGGTTTAATGAATTTATCAAACGATTGAATGATATTTTCGGTTATTCATTATTTGATGAAGGTGGAATTGAAGCAAGAATTGGTAGTGATTATGTCTGTATCGACTTAGAAGAAGTTATTTCTGGATACGGTATTGATCTTGAAGAGGTATTTCCAAGAAGTAAATACACACATTAAGAGAATAATACATTGAAAGAAATCTTTCATTTGATGGCAGGAGGTGAACGAATGGGTAAAATTAGTAAACAGACATTTATTGTAGAAGTTGCAACTGATAAAGATTCTTTTGAAGATTGGTTAGCAGAGAAGTGTTCAGAAATATACAATATGGCAATTGATGATTTTGTAGAAGCTATTGATGAAGAAGATAGAGACGAATATTTGGTTGACGATATGAGAAGAATCGAAGAATTAGCAGAAAAAGTCAAAGGAAGTAGAGAATAATTAACTGAATAATACGAAAGGAGTGAGTGGCAGCCTTAAAGAAATTTCGCTCTGAGTAGTAATGAAAACAGATGAATATTTAAGATCATATATCAGAAAATATTTTTATCAACATTTAGATATTTGCAAATGTGATATATGTGGAAGTACGCATGATTTACAAGTACATCATTCTGATATTCAATTTTTTGAGATGGTTGATAAGACTATGCAAGATCTAAATTTGAAATACTATTCTGATATTGAATTCTATTCAGACAATGAAAAGGATTTAATTATTACATACATTTTAGGATTACATATGAGAAGTAGATATCAGATATTATGCAAATCATGTCATACTAAAATACATCAGCAGGATGTCAAACGAAGAAAACAAATACTATCTAATATGCCAGAAATTATCAATTTTATACTTTTGCATAAAGACACAAGGTTATTTCAGGATGGAAAAATCGAATTGTTTAAATTGATTAAACATGATTATTCGTCAATAAGGTATGTAAGTACAAATGAAATCAATATGTTTTTTGAAAAATATGATATTCCATTTAGATTATATGATAGAGACGATAATGGAAAGAGATATATTGATAAAAGAAGAAGGTTGCCAAACGGAGAAATTAATAATAACAGGGATAAAGCATATTGGATATTGAAAAATATTATCCAATGAAACTCGCATTTCATCACTTGGAAAGGAGAATAATACTATGAGTTTAACACATAGAGAAGAAGTAAATCTTTACGAAGCAATTCAGAAATCATTTCCTAAAATCCTCATTAAAGATTTAGCAGAACACGAAAGAATTTGCCCTGTCTGTAATGGTCTTGGAATGAGAATTGAAGACAATGTTTATGGTATTAAGGGTGATGATTCTGAAGCTGGCAGAAAATATCATTTCCCATATAAGCATCAAGCACTTTCATTCTGTCGGAGCTGTTTCAATGGTGTACAGAGATTATGTCCTTATTGTGGACAACCATATAAGAATCAGTCATATATGCATTGCGACTGCGAAGGACAGAAGAAAGCTGATGAAGAAGAGAAAATAAAGAAATGGAACGAAAAGGTTTCTAAAGCAGTTCCAGTTGAAGAAAAAGATGTGGACACAATGCTTTACTGTGAGGAATTTGATGAGTATTACGATACTGTTGATGATTTCTTTGACGATTACGCAGTGAATTATTTGGACGAAGAAGTATATACAAAACCTGAGAGATTATGGGTATGCAGTGTAGAAAATATTCATATTGATGCTGATAATGTAGTTGACAATGCTTGCGAAGAGTTACATGAAGACGCTTATGAACAGTGTGATATTGGTGGTCTGCAAAATTTGTTAGATATCTGGTGTAAAGATCAGACAGGAGCTACTACATATTATCCATGTTATAAGCAGTATGTTTTGATTGATTGGGATGAGTTTGAAGGAGAATAATACCATGAAGAAACAAAGAAAACCAAAATGTGGTTATCAAATTGATAAATGCCCTATCTGTAAAGCAAAAACATTTGAGTATTGTTCTTATTCTGAATTCGGATGGGGAACAGTAGAACAGCATGGAAGTTGCAGTAGGTGTGGTTTTATAGTTGAACAAGCATACTCATCAACATTTTGTTGTTTTTGGGATATTGAGAAAGGATTCAAACATCCAAACGGAACATATTATGCTAAAAATGTTAAAAAGCATAAAAGAATAAGAAGAAAACTTGGTATCAAAAATACGGATTATGAGATTAACCCAGAGTGGCTTAACTACATTTAAAGGATAACAAGAAACCTGTCTTTCTTTGGTTCGTAACAGAGAATTAATAAATAATAAAGTGATTTCTTTGGTTTTGTAGGAGGTGATTTGATGTCGAAGATAAATTATCGTGTATGTGATATTTGTGGAAATAGAATTCCTGGTTTTGAATTTGATATTACAGGGATTGCCAAAAGATATATTAATGGCTGTCGAATTTGGAATAAACTATTTAACAGATTGGATATCTGTGATGATTGCATTGATAAAATCAAGCGATTGTCCATAGATAAGAAAGATGAAGAGAAATACATAAAAGAAATTTTTGATAAAGCAAAAGATTATGATAATCCAAATTTAAAGTCTGCTTATTATCAAGGTATTGAAGATACACTAAATGTTTTGAGTCATAAGAGATTAAAGAATTTGCCAAAACTAAGATGAAATTTTGGTTTCATATGAAAGAACATTAGGAGAATAAAAGTATGGGAGCTGTAAAAATATCAAAAGGTATCTACGAGTATAAAGGATACAGACTTAGTAATTGTGGCTATCATGAACCTGATCATTGTATATGGTGGGAAGCCGTTGATATGAAAACTGGATGTGCTGATTATCACGCAACTACAAAGAAGTTTTTAATGGAACAAATTGATGATGATTTAAAAAATAAATCCAAGTAAAACCACGTTTCATTTTGTTGTGAAAGTAGGTGAGAAATTGAAGAATATATTTTTAGAAGCTGCTATGAATTATGACCAGATGAGTGAATCAGAAAAGGCAGAAGCAAATGATAATATCAGAAAACAATTTGACAATATCATTCATGGCAATCCTCCGAAAACAGAACGAGAAAAAGAGATTGATAAACTTGCAAGAGAAGAATTAGAGGAGTACAGACGAAAGAAGAAAGCCTTTTATACCAACCCCATTCATTGGGATAATAATAAACGTAGAAGACATGGACTTCCTGTATTAAGAGGTAGAATCAATAAACACCGTTTAAAAGAATATCCAGGATTCCATCCATCTGTACGACTCTTTTGTATGATGGAAGACTTATTCGATGAGATACTGATTACAACTATGGAGGATGGTTTTAATTCTTTTGTAGAGGTAAAAGATTTGGCAGTTGGTGATGCAAATGTATTTAGAGTAAGTGAATAGGAGAATAACAATATGAGAGCATATGAATTACGACAACATGACGTAATTTCCTATTATCCTCCACAACCACATAAACAGGAATATAAACTTGGAGAACATATTTCTATTGATGAATTAGCTGAAGCAATGTTTAATTCACCTGCTTTAAGGTTAGACAAAAATAAAAATGAGGATAAGATATTTCGAGTTATAGAAATAGAATATGTGAAATTTCCTTGGTGGAAGTTTTGGAAGAGAAGAAAATACGTTGAAAAATATCATTTAGAAGTTATAGGAGGAATAAATAGATGAATAAAGAAGGATTAACTTCTAATATTACATATTCTGCTGAAGATATTGGTAAAGCATTTAAAATTATATTAAAAAGATTAAATGAAGCAAAGAGTGAAAAAATAGAAATTTTACACATATGTAGTACATGTAAACATAGATGTACAGAAACATATTTGACGCAGGATTGGATGGTTAAAAAAGTTTGGCACAATTGGTGCGATCTTGATAAAAAATATATGGAAACTGAATATGGTCATGGTAATGGCGAACATTTTTCAGAACCATGTAATCATTGGGAAATGTCGGATTATTATGCAGACAAGGAAGATAAGTATGAACAAACGACAGAAAAAGAAATTATTTAAGCAGACGCTTATTAAGGTTAGAAAATTGCATCCACAGAAAGGTGATGTGATTTGTTTCCAATTTGATCCAAATGAAATATATGTGGATACTGTGTGCGAAATGCTAAAATTCTATTCAGATAATAAAGTGTTTGGAAACGCAACACTTGCATGTGTTCCTTTAAATTTAAAGTATTTTGGTAAAGAAGCTGTGCAGTTTCATATTGATAAGTTACAGAGTATTGTAGACCAGATAGGAGAATAATAATACAACTTAATTGAATTAAGAAACAAGTGATTAGGAAGGAGAAAATATGATTTATAAATTAGTATTAGGTGATTGGTCAGATGATGGACATGGAATTTCAAAGGATTTTTTATTTGAATGTAATTACGATGTACACAAAATTAGACAAGCATATAAAGATAGCTGTAAAAAGTTAGGCGTTACATTTAATCATAATAAAGATTATACAGGTCTTGGGTTAGGATATGGAAACGAGAGACAGGTGTGGACTGAATATGAGGAAGATGGTATTAGTAAAACAGCATTTGAAATTTTAGATAAGGCTAACTGTTTTAATGGAATAGAATATTACGAAGATAATGATAAATATTACATTGAGTGTGATGAAGACTGTGCGAAACTTATTATGAATTTTATTGCTTTATCTATGCCAGAAGATTTTACATATAAACTAATCGAGCAGGAATATGAGTATATCAATGGTTATTGGAATGATGAATTAAATCATCAATTTGGATATGGATTATTTGATTAGCAGGAAAGAAGCATTTCCTGTTGATTTTATCTAAGAGCGTTTCTGCTCACAATTTCCAAAATAAAAGAGAGAATAATTAAGCGACAATAAAAGTTTGAAGGAGATATGTTTTATGAGTAAGAAGCAACAATTTAAAGGTTTGAAATTTAATTATTCCATAAATGGGAAAGGCTTGAAAAGTAAATATAAGACAATCAAGGATTTCTTAAACACAGAATTCCCAAAGAACAATAATCCATTGTCGCCTACTCTTGATACAGAGATTACAGGAATTAAATGGAATGGTAATACTATTTCTATTTCCAATAAAATTCACACAGTAAGAGATTTGGTTGACTTATTAAGCAAGGAAAATGCAGAAAATGTTTTTATTTCAAATAAAGACATTAGATTACATGAGTTTAAACAAAAACATGACAATCTCATCAGAAAATCCACATATTCCATAGAAGAGGTACACGATAAGATTAAAGATGTTTTATTTGAAAAAGATAAAAGACTTGCAAAAGTTGATTTCGATGGGGATTTAATAAAAGGTAACAGCCAGAGATACCAGACTTTTTTCACTAAAGGTTGTAAATGTGTGGTTTGCGGAATTAAAGGAAAATATTTTGCAAAAGAAAAATTTGCAGACCAATCAATATATCATCTGAATTTGTATGCAGTTGATGATAATGGTGATGAAATTTTAATGACAAAAGATCATATTATACCACGTTCAAAAGGTGGTATTGATGATATTAGTAACTATCAAACAATGTGTAAGCTTTGTAATGAAGCAAAAGGTAACAAATTAGAAGATTAAAAAAGAAAGGAAAAATAGAAAAGTTCCTATAGGATAAAGTGCGCACTACTTACTAAGGTAAGAGGAACTTATGTATTGTGCTTATATCACAACATTAAAAGGATTAAGAAAACATAGTAACGCTGATAGATTACAGTGTGTAGAAGTATTTGGACAGAATGTAATTGTAGATTTGAGTTATCAGGAAGGGCAGAAAGTAGTCTTCTTCCCATCTGACGGTCAGTTATCACTTGAGTATGCAACAGACAACAACCTTGTAAGGAAGAAAGACGAGAATGGAAACAACATTGGTGGTTATATGGATGCAGAGAAGAGAAATGTAACTGCTATTAGACTTAGAGGTGAGAAGTCAGAAGGACTTGTATTACCTGTTGAGACGCTTTCTAAGTATACAGATATTTCAAAATTAAAAGATGGCGATCAAATTACAGTTCTTGGTGGTCATGAAATTTGCCAGAAATATATTCCAAGAGGAAAGAATCGTTCAAGAGGTAATGGAAATAATTCAAATAAGAAAAATAAGTTTCAGAAAGAAACAGTATCATATCCATTTTTTGAGGAACATAAAGATACAGCACAGCTTGCATATAATATGTCAGCATTTAAGCCAGGCGATACGATTTATATTACTCGTAAGCTCCACGGAACATCAGCTCGTACTATGAAGACTGTTAAGGTTACAAAGAAGAATAGTAAGCTGAGAAAGTTTTTACATATGCAGCCAAAGGTTACAAGAGAAGTTTCTGTTGTATCTGGTAGCAGAAGAGTTGTATTAAAGGATATGACAAAGAATGATGGATATTATTCTGATAATGGATTTAGAAAGAAGTACCACGATTTATTAAAAGACAAGCTTCCTGAAGGTGCTGAGATTTTCTATGAAATTGTCGGATATGTAAATGAAACAACACCAATTATGGGTTCAGTATCTAATAAGGGAGTTAAGGAAAAAGAATTTACAAAGAAATTTGGCGACACTACAACATTCTCATATGGTTGTGAGCCAGGCGAAAATGAGATGTATGTATATCGAATGACAATGACAACAGCAGACGGAACAGTTGTTGAAGTACCTTGGGAGACTGTAGAAGTATGGTGTGACAAGTTAGGTGTTAAGCATGTACCTGATTTAGAGAAGTTTATTTTTACTACACCAGAAGATTTGAAAGAAAGAGTAAATAAATATCTTGATGGTATGCCAGCAGATGAAATCGGCAAGACACATGTTGCTGAAGGTGTAGTTGTTCGTATTGATAACAGAGCAACATTTACGGCTTATAAGGATAAAGTGTTTGAGTTTAAGGTAATTGAGGGGATTGCTAAAGATACATCTGATGTGCCTGATATGGAAGAAGCTGAAGAGTTATTCGAGGAGACTTTAAATGAATAAACCTACAATGTGGGTACTCGTTGGACTGAGTGGTAGTGGCAAGTCAACCATTGCTATTCAGATTGCCAATGAGAATCCAAATACAGTAATCGTATCATCAGACGTAATTCGTGAAGAATTGACTGGTAATTACGAAGATCAAGAACATAACGAAGAAGTGTTTAAGATTTTTCACGATAGAATTCGCAAGAATTTAGAGAATAAAAAGAATGTGATTGCTGATGCAACTAATCTGACTATGAAATCTCGTAGAGCAATTATGATGAAAGTGAATGGTCTTGAAGTACATAAGGTTTGTGTAATTATTCCAAAGCCATTTGAACAGTGTAAGATTGATAATAAAAATCGTGAGCATCCTGTTCCTAATGAAGTATTGGATAAACAGATTAGAAGATTTCAGATCCCATTTTACGAGGAAGGCTGGGATTTGATTAAAAGACATAAATTTTTTACAGAAAATACAATGTATGTAAGTGATTTGTTTTCAAAAACAGGAAACTTTGACCAAAAGAACCCGCATCATACTATGAATTTGTATGAACACAGTTATATGGCATATGACTTATTTTATTATAAAGAATATCCAATAAGTTTTCAGATAGGTGCGATGCTTCATGATATTGGCAAATTGTATTGTCAGACATTTGATGAATCTGGTATTGCTCATTACTATGGTCATGATTCGATTGGGAGTTACATTGCTTTAACCAGTCTAAATAAAATCCATCATTATGACATTCTTGATGCATGTTTTCTTATTAATTATCATATGATGCCTTTTGATTGGACAACAGATAAAGCAAAGCAGCGTTGGAAAGAAAGATTTGGAGAATATAAGTATAAGATGCTTTTAGATTTTAATGAATGTGATAGAGCGAGGTAAGAAGATGAATTATTTTATATCAGATCTACATTTTGGACATAAAAACTGTCTATCTTTTGACAACAGACCTTTTAAATCAATCGAAGAGAATGACGAAACGATTATTAAAAATTGGAATAATACAGTAGAAATTGATGATGATGTGTACCTTCTTGGAGATATTTCGTGGTATAACACAACAAAAACTATTGAAATTTTTAACAATCTGAATGGAAATATACATCTAACCAAGGGCAATCATGATGGTAAGTTGCTAAAGAACAGAGAATTGCAGAGTAGATTCTGCGAAATCACCGATTACAAGGAGCTTGATATTGGCGATGGTAAGATTGTAGTTCTATGCCATTATCCAATTCCATGCTTTAAGAATCATTACCACGGAAGCTATCATTTCTACGGTCATGTGCATACTGGATTTGAAGATAATATGATGGAACAAGTCAAGTATCAGATGATAGCTTTATATGATAAACCATGTAATATGTGGAATGTCGGATGTATGAAAAGTTATATGAATTACACGCCCAGAACATTAGAAGAAATCATTAAGAGTGGAGAATAAATATTTATGAAACTATTAGAAAAATATAGTTGTATTTTTTGCAAATATAGAAAACTTAACAAGAATCATGATTATGCTTGTATGGACAGTTGGGAGAAAGATGAATCTGGTTATCCAATTGGCAAATGTAATTCATTATCAAATATATACTATGGTAAAATCGTTGAACTTTTTCCATTCAAGCAAATTTATCATTGGTGTACTAAGAGAGCATATAAAAAAGAAGAAAAATATAATGAAGCAATGGATAAGAAATATGGAGATTGTTGTATAGAAACAGATAATTGGAAATTCATTTGGGGAATAACAAGCTGGGATGATTTATCTGGTCACGAAGCCAATATGTATACCATGAATGATATAGATATTACATATGACAAGCAGAAAAAAGAATATATGCTTGGAGTAGAAACAGCATATATGTTTGAAACATATGCTTCAGCGTGTAATTATCTAAGAACATGTTTGGATGCATTTTCAAAATATATGGACACTAATGGATTAGATAAGAACAAGCAGTATAGTTTATTCATGAGCAATCCTTGTACAAGTATGGTAGCTGATTCGATTGAAGAATTATATACTAATTTTAAAATTTTTGTTGATGGATTTTGCAGCCAGAATACCACAGAAAATAAAAAGAATGGAGAATAAATATGTGTAACCGTTGTGATTATGACTCACATGACAATCAAATATATGTAGATCCATTAACAAACGAATATTACTTAGATATTGAAACATCTGAATGGGATGAGTATGATGATGGATTTGTTCATCAAAAAGAATATATTACGCATTGTCCTTGGTGTGGAAGGAAGTTAGGAGAATAAATAAATGAAGATAGATTTAATCAAATTAAAATTTAATGACACTTATTCGTACAAGTATAAACCATTTCAGTATTGCTGTGATGAAATTCAGAATAATGAGTGTATAGAATTTACAAACGAAAATTTAACAAATCTTAATGTTGATTATGATAAAGAATATGGTTTTATTCCTCAGCTCTGTACTTCACATACAGAAGTCATCACATCTTATGAAGACGAATGGGATCAAACAGACAATTATCCGATTCAGTTCTGTCCTCATTGTGGCAAAAAGATTGAAATTTCTGTTGTGGATGAGATTGATGTATCGGATAAATACGATGAATTGTCTAAGCAGCGTGAAGAATTATGGAAGAAGTGTCAGAGAACAGATAGTAAAAAAGAAGAGTCTGGATTAAGAGAGCAGGTTAGAAAGTTGGATGACCAGATTAACGATTTTTATGAGTTAGGAGAGATATGAAAGCAGTATATATACATAAAAGATATTTACACTTAAAAATAAATGGTATATGGAAATATGCAGATGATATTGGTGGCAGGTATGTCTATTTATATGGAGAATTACCAAAAAACAGAGTAGAACAGTTTAGAAACAAAGATACTGTATTTTCGGAGTTAGTCAAACGATGTGGATATGTTGATAATTTTATGGGATGTAAAACCTTTTTGAGAAAAAGGATTTATGTAGATTTGTTTCCATTGGCAAATGGAATAGTCTATAAAGATCAGTTGGAAGCGTTTGACATAGAGCATGTCTATGAAATAGTAGAAAATCCAATTATCGAGTATCTACAAAAAGACCTTGGATTTAAAGGATATAGTCAGTTGGTTTTTGATAGGGAACAAGAATTAAAAAATATGTTAATTAGTAAACCACTGTAAATTCAGGATTTATTGGTTTTGAGAAAGGAGAACATATGAGAGAAGATAGACTTAATTATATTGAGAAAGAGATTAGTGAAACACCACTTTATTCATTGCTTGGAGCAGATGGTATTGGTGAGTTGAAGAGTAGAATCATTGACATTATTTGTGATCAGGTGCAGAGAGATTTAAGAAACAGTACATATTATCTTATTAGTCCAGATGATGTAAATGAGAGTATTGGAGAGAATATTGTTCAGGAAGCTGTTGACGAGTTGAAGGAAGAATGGAAAGACAAGTTTAAAGAGTATATGAAACAGAAAATTGAAGACATGATGAAGTAACTTCAAATGAAAGCAACATATCCTTGGATTATAGAGGTGACATATGAGATTAGTAGACGCTGATGTACTTTTAGAAAAGTGGAGAAATTTATCCGAAAGAGGAAGAACGGAATTTGATCAAGTAATCATGTGCGAACCAACGGTCGATGCAATTGTAGTAACGGATAGAAAGAAACATATATCAAATTTTGATTTTGACGATGACAGACCACAATGCTGCAAAGAACATGATAAGTATTTTTCGACATGTGACACTTGTGAGTTTGGAGAATAATAAAAAATTATAAAGGAGAATATTAAACATGGAAACAATTTTAAGATTATTAGCAGAGAACCCAGAAAGTTTAGGAGAGGTAGTAAAGACATACATTACAAAGTACAAAGAGCCTGTATATGATGTCCTGAAGGAACTCATGATTATTGCAAAGGATTATTCTGAGAATACTGAATATCCTGCAATTCAGGCGAGAACCAAGAAGAATATGTTTGATGCATATGTAAATGCTGGTTTTACAGAGGATCAGGCGTTAGCCATTATGATTAATGATAATATTCGATTAATGGAGAATATTCAGAAGTCAGTTAATAATACTTCTGTAAAGAAGAGCAAGTAGTGGTTTCGAAGTAAACCAATCTTTCTTTTGAAAATTTTTAAACACATCTAAGCCATTCGGCTATGGGAATCCCAGTAAATAAGAGAATAAAATATCAGAAAGGTGGTGAAAAGTAGTGCATCCAAGTGAATTTTTTGAAAATTGCTCATTAAGAACTGGAATTGATACATTTGAAATTTTTGATGAAGATTTGAAACAAAAATTAAAAAATATTCACCCTAAAAATTTCTTAAAAACAAAAATCACCTTACCTGTTTATAAGATAAATCTATCTTATGTGACAGAAAAAGGAAATTACAAGACAGTTGATAGATATACTGTAATGGATTCGGAGTCAGATGATGAGTATGTAGATTTTTGGATAGATATGTTTATTCATGATTATAACAAAGATAATCCAAATCATAAAATGACAAAATGTGAAGTCAACAGTATTGAACGAATCTGCGAGGCTGTGCTACCACTTGGTTAGTTTTTCACCATATGTATTTAATGCCTTTGATTAGCAAAGGTTGTCACAATGATTCATAAAACGGATCATTGGTTTATATGAATCAAAAAAGTAATGTGATAGTGACGTAAAAAGACACTCACTAAGTATGGCTTTACCTCATTGAAATGAAATAAATTTCAGTGAGGAAAGTACATATTGGTACAGAAAGCTAATACAATTGAAGAATTATTACAGGATTGTCCTGTAAACTCAATAATAGGAGACAATTTAATAAGAGCGTGGTCAAAAATTAACAGTCACAAATATTTATATATACTATGTTCTATTTCAGGTGGATCAGACAGTGATGATATGTTGGATATTGTTTATAGATGCGATAAAAGTAATAAAGTGAAGTATGTCTGGTTTGATACTGGATTAGAATATTCTGCAACAAAAGAGCATCTCAAATATTTAGAAAATAAATATGATATAACAATTGATTCATATAAAGCAATTAAGCCAATCCCACTATCGTGTAAACGATATGGACAACCATTTCTATCTAAGCAAGTCAGTGAATTTATCCAAAGATTACAAAAACATAACTTCCAATGGGAAGACGAGGATTTTGATACGCTATATAAGAAGTATCCGAAGTGCAAATCTGCATTGGAATGGTGGTGTGGAATAAAAGGTAATGGTAGTCAATTTAATATCACTCATAATAAATGGCTAAAAGAATTTATGATTGAAAACCCACCAACATTTAAAATTTCTAACAAATGCTGTCAATATGCGAAGAAAGATGTCTCACATAAGATTTTAAGAGAAGGCGTATATGGCGATGGGAAAATACCATTTGACCTAAATATTGTAGGTGTAAGAAAAGCCGAAGGTGGAGCAAGAGCAACTGCATATAAAAGTTGTTTTGATGAAAATGATTCTGGTTGTGATAATTATAGACCTTTATTTTGGTATAAAGACTCAGACAAAATAGACTATGAAAATGCTTATGATATTGAACACAGCAAGTGTTATACAGAATACGGACTGAAAAGAACTGGTTGTGCAGGCTGCCCATTTGGTAGAGATTTTGAATACGAATTAGAAGTAATTCAAAAGTATGAACCGAAACTTTATAAGGCTGTTAATAATATTTTTGGAGATTCTTACGAATATACAAGGAAGTATCGTGAATTTGTAAAGAAAATGAATAAAAGTAGAGAATAACAAATTGAGAGGTTACGAAAGCCTTGAAAAATAAGGCTTTTAAAACCTCAAAAGTCGAAGGAAATTTTTCTTTCCTTTGGACAGATTGGAGGTGTGAATATGTATCAAGAATTAAAAGGTAATGAAAATTTTTCAGATAAATACGCAACATGGATTATAGCATATTGTTTAGATACAGATTCATTTTTTGCAACGAATCAAAGACATTTCTTTTGGGAATATAATGATGAATTCCAATGCGAAAACGATGCTGTGAATTATTTCAGAAACCATTTGGATGAATTTATAAATGCTAGGAAAGACATATTAAGTCATTGTGGTGGATGGAGCATTGACAAGGATTTATTTTTAGAAAATACGAAGGAAAGGTTTTCAAATACAAATAAAAAGAGTAAACATACACAATTGCCGAAAACAAGTTGTAGTATTCAAATGCCAGAAGTTGCGCTTTATCGTAATCCAAAGGTTATTGCAAAAATCAAGTTGTGTGGTGCTGTAACAATTAATATTGATGAAGACATGGCATGGAAGAAACCAACTGATGCGCAGATTAAAAATTTACATGATTTATTCTGTATTGATGTTGAAATATTCGATAGAGGAGAATAACACTATGAAAGCATATTTAGTAGAACGACCTGCAAGAGATTGGTGTCAAGATTATGCAATGGTAATTATTGCAGAAGATGAATTACACGCTGAAAGAAAAGCAAGAGTAAGTTCAGATGACTTCAAGAAGTGTCAAGAGATTACCATTACAGAAATTGATATGAATGAAGAACAGTGTGTTTTAAGAGCGAATACAGGTGCATAGGAGAATAACGATATGAGAACAGAGAATATAGAAGTAACATTTAAAATTCCAATTCCAGTTGATAAGCCTGATTTGAATGGTGTTATATATTCAAAAGAAGCAATTAGAAATGCTTATAAAAATGTAAAAAATATTCCAATTGAGATACAAAACAATGATGGTGAATTTGTTCCTATTGGAGTAGCACAAGAAGTTGAATTGATTGAAGATGAAAATGGTATGTATATTACAGGCGTTGGTCTTGTTTGGTATGGTGGCACAAAAGAAAGCGTTGAAATGAAGGATGGTCAGGTAACTAGCTTTAAAGTAAATGGTATTGGAATTGCAAAAGAGTAGGAGCTGAAAAATATGGATAATTTAACACGTAGAGAAGAAGTAAATCTTTATGAAGCAATTCAGAAATCTTTTCCTAAAATTATTATCAAGGATCTCACAGAGCATGAAAGAATTTGTCCTGTCTGTAATGGTCTTGGAATAAAAATAGAAGACAATGTTTATGGTATAAAAGGTGATGATTCTGAAGCTGGCAGACGAGAACACTTTCCCTATAAGCATCAATCACTTTCGTTTTGCCAGAGTTGTTTTAATGGAGTACAGAGTTTGTGTCCTTATTGCGGAAAGCCTTATAAAAATCAGGCTTATTTACATTGCGACTGTGAAGGACAGAAGAAAGTCGATGAAGAAGAGAGAATAAAGAAGTGGAATGAGAAAGTTTCCAAAGCAGTATCGGCTGATGAAAAAGATGTAGACACAATGCTGTACTGTGAAGAGTTTGATGAGTATTATGCTACTGTTGATGATTTCTTTGACGATTATGCATGTAATCCTGAAGAAGATGGTGATGAAAGACCAGTAAGATTATGGGTAACATCTGTTGAGAAGATTTCTGTTGATGCAGCAAAGGTGATTGAAGATGCTTGTAGCGATTTACATGAGGATGCATATGAGCGGTGTGATGAGGGCTCTTTACAGAAATTATTAGATGATTGGTGTAAGAAACAGACAGGAACAACTACATATTATCCTTGTTATAAGCAATATGTAGAGATTGATTGGAGTAAATATTCAGAGGAATAACAGAGAATAAATATCTGTGAGGTGATGAAGTGAAATATATAGAACGAAAAAATTATAACAAGGTGATAACAGTTAAACTTGTAATTCCAGGTGGTTGTAATGCGAAATGTCCGTTTTGTTACAATAAAGATAAAGATATGTCGTGTGATAAGCAACAGTTTTTAGATAATTTCATCGAATCACTTGATGATATTATAACAAGAATAGGTGATAAAAATCCTATATCAGTTGATATAACTGGTGGCGAACCAACCTTAGATCCTGAATATTTATCAAAAGTGTTTATCAAATTGAAAGAGTTCAATATTAAATCAAAGGTTCTTAGAGTAACTATGACAACAAATGGTACTCATCTAAAAGAAGTAATCCCCTATATGAAAGATGTTGTTGACTATGTAAATATTTCAATTCACGATTGGCGACCAATAAGAAGAGAAGAAATACTTGGATTTTGTTTCAATGGGATTGACTATAAGGATATGATTCAGCAGCTCAACGATATTGGAATTACAGTATCAGCGTGTGCAGTTATATTTAAGAAAATTCCAAACTTTGTAAAGTGGAGAGACTTCTTTATTGATTGGGCGAAAGATGTAGGGTTTATTGCGGTAAGATTTAGATGTGATGTTTTCTGGAATGATTCTAATGTGTTTGATTTCTATTTAATAGAGTCGATGAGCGAGGCTGATAAATTTGATGTTATAGATTATGAAAACACAACGGATTCTCATTGGTGTAGACTTCGCAGAAAAGATAAGATGAGAGTATTTTTCTTGCATGGTGTTTTAGACACCTCGATCAAGACAAAAGGTATTGAATATGTAATAGATACTGATGGTCACTGTTATTGCGATTATTACAGAAGGACAAAAGTAGAAGATTATCAATATGAAGTTGGAAAGATTTATGATGCAGTGAGTGATTAAACAGAGAATAAATTAATAGGAAAGATTCGTTTCTTTAGAAAATGTGGAGGTGAAAAATTGGAGAAAGAAATAGTATACATTGCAGATTTAGACCAAGATGTTGATGATGTTGTTGCAGCACATTATCTTCATAACGAAGGTGTATTGAAATGTGTTGTATGTGATCCATATCCAATGACAGAAGATGGGTTGAAAAGAAAAGACATTCTTGAAAGTTTGGGCATTAAAGTATTAAAGAAAATGCCACCAGTTGCAAAATATGTATTTGTTGGTGGTGCATTAACGCTTGTTGCTGATTATATCAAAATGCATCACATTGACTGGTTAGTAATGAATGGTGGTTTTGTTGGTACAAACATCGCTTCGTTTGAACTGGATAAATTTAAAGGAAAAGAAACAGTAAGAACATTTAATTTTAATTGTGATGTAAATGCAACTGATTATGTCTTAAAAGTCGGGAAAGAGAGAATATCTAACATGGTACTTGTTGGTAAAAACGTGTGCCATGATATCAGAAATACAAGAGTTGGTATATGGTCGGATCAGAAGTATAAAGAATTATTTGATACATATGAAGTAAAAGATAAAAAACGTCAGCATGATATGTTGACTTGTCATGAAGGATTAGCATTTTTGAATAATTCTACAAAATATTGTAAGTATGAAGTTGTAAAGCCATATAACACAGGTTTAAAGGGAACATATACCCAATGGGGAAGTACAAAAACAAGAGAAACACCGTACAGAGAAGTGTTAGCTGCAATAGAATATGAAACATAGTAAATTTCGATTTCTTGCGAGGAGGTGAGACTGGTTGGCAAAACGCCAAGAGACATTAGATATTGAAGCTGTATTACAAAAAGATACACGAATTAAGAGAATATATGGTTGTGAGGAAATAACAATTGGTTTTTATAACAATGGTCATGGAAATGAAATAGTTGACTTTATGACAATGGATTCAAAAGGAATTATTAAATGTTATGAGATAAAAGTCACTATTCAGGATTTTAAATCTGATGCAAAGAAGTCTTGGTATGGTCATTACAACTATTTGGTGGTTGGCAAAAAATTGTGGAATGAGCATAAAGATTACATACTTGAAAATACACCAAAACATATTGGGATTTTAGGATCATCTCTTGGAAGTTATCGAAAATGTAAAAAGCAGGACATATCACAAGAACAATCACAAATGTTGAAAGAGAGCATGATTCGTTCTATGTATTATAAAATGGTCAAATATTACAACGCTTCCGACTTAAATGAAATCAAAAGACTCAATAGTGGTATTCGTAAGTTAAAGAAGGATGTTGAAAATTACAGAGATAGAGCAGTTAAAGCGGAAAATCTGATTTACAGTTACGAAAATTATAAAGCATATAATGACGGAATTGACGATTTTGATTTCAAAAAGGCTGTTGAAGCAGAAAAGAAAAAGTATTTGGAGAATGTAAAAGCGGAGGTGAAATCTTGGAGAAAGTAATTAAATATAGATGCTCTAAGTGTGGAGAATTATTTGATATCCCCGAAAATGCTTTGGCTTGTGAATCAAGACACAAAAGAATTGAGAAAGCTAATGAGATGCTTGATGAAGGATATACATTAAAGCAAATCAATGACGAGTGTAAAATTTGGGGCTCTGTGCCAGAACATTTAGAGAATGTCAATAAGGATAATTGTTTCAAAATCAGCTATTGGCAGTGTTGTGATAAACCTGCATATCGAATTACTAGTATCTTTTTTGACGGAAGGGTAAACGTAAGAGGTTGTGGTTCGTGGAGTGGATATTATGGTAATCAACTTAGACTAGATAGTAGAGATTTAAATAATCCAAGACCAAAAGAAGAGTTATTTGTAGATAGTAGATATACAAGTAGATGGTGATTATAAAGGAGAATATACATATGAGTAATTTGAAGGAAAAATTAACAAAAGGTGGAGTAACAACAGTTATTGTCATTACAATTTTAGCTGTATGCTATGGACTTAGTTGGATTGTTACATGTGGAATAATCAAGCTTATTACAATGTGCTTTGGATTAACATTTAAGTGGTCTATTGCAACTGGTATTTGGCTGATTATCTGCATTTTAAGATCAGTTTTTAATGTAACAGTGAAGAAATAGAGTCGAAGGAAACTGACATTTCTTTGGTTTTACAAACCTACTGTTTACAAGGGTTTCAGAGGTCAAAAATTTCAAAAATGCTCAAATCGAGCGAAATTCCCTAATTTTTAATGATTTTTAGAGAATAACAAAAATGAGGTGCTGAAAACCCTTATAAATCAAGGGTTTTATGGCATCAATATCAAGAAATAGAGAATATAAGAATAGCAAGAAATCACTGTTTCATTCGGATTTTGAGGAGGTGAGAAAAATAGAAGACATTGATATTTTTCAAGCAATATTAAATAAGAACTACGATGTTTGTTATGAAATTGAAAAAGGTTGTGGTGAGAGATGGGCTAATGGTGAATTAGTAAATTATAATTCAGGTAATGTAATTTTATATAACCACGATAGACAAGTTATTTATCATATTCCATACAAAGGAATTAAATGGTTATTGCCATGTAAATCTAAATCAAAGTAATCAGTCTTGAACGATTCAGTTCAAAAATCCCAAAAATCAAAATTGAATAGAGAATATAAATATGGGTGGAAGAACAGCATACCCTTGATGTTTTATACTCAAAAATCACTGTTGAAGATAGATTTTAATATAAATTTATTTTCTGTGTTCCAGTCGCAAGACTGTTCAAATATAGTTATCAAAAAAATTTTATTACATATTATAAGGAGGACATTTTTTAAATGGCAGAGACAACAACAAAGGAAACAAATTTAAGACAGGCAAATGCAAAGGCAACAGCAGTAGGTGTAGTTAGTGAGAAGGATCTGAAGATTGTAACAGAGGATGGAAAGAATAAGGTAACAGGTCATATTACAGTTAAGACTTCTGATGTGAATTTCGTTAAGTACAACGTCAATGTAAATGAGAAGACTAAGGCAGGTGCTGATAACAAGACTTATGCAGGTATTCAGACAGTAATGAATGAGTACAAGTCTATTGCAGAAGTTGGCGAGGAAGAGGCTACAAAGGTTAGAGTAACTGGTGATATTAGCCCATTCACAGGTAAGAACGGTGAGAAGATTGTATCTTACAAGAGCAATTTCTTCAATAGATTAAAGGCTGATGAGGATTACGAGCCACACGCAGAGTTCGCAGTAGAGGTATTCATTTCTGGCATCAATCCTGAGCTTGATGCTGATGGTGTTGAGACAGGAAGAATCGTAGTAAGCGGATGGATGCCTACATATAACGGAATTGAGCCAATCGACCTTGTGGCAGAGGGTGAAGTAGGACAGGCTGTTGATTCAGGATTCGAGGTAGGACAGACAGTAGAGTTCTATGGAGATATTATCAATAACAGAATTGAGACTGTTACAGAGATTCCAGTTAAGATTGGTAAGCCAAGAAAGAAGGTATCTGTAGAGATTAAGAGTGATCTTCTTATCACAGGTGCTTCGGAAGCATATGAGGAGGGCATTACACCAGAGCTTCCATATGTCGCTGAAACAATTCAGGCTGCAATTCAGGAGAGAGCAAATCGTCTTGAGGAAGCAAAAGCTAAAGCTCAGAGTGGCGCAAAGGCATCTACTGCAAAGCCAAGTGGTGCAGCACATGGTAGAAGTTTAGGTTTCTAATCTAACTTTGTTGTAGGTACGAATGAAATAGTTTGAAATATGTACCATTTTTATTAAGAAAATATTTTTGAAAATAAAGGAGAATTACATGAACGAATTAGATATTTTTAATCCACAGGTCAGCACAGTAGCAAAAGGTTTAGAGGGCAAGGTTATTCTTGTCTATGGTGGAAATAACTTAGGAAAGACTAAGCAGGCAACTCGTATGAAGAAGCCATTCTATCTTCCATTCGAGGCAGGTCTTAATGCCATTCCTGGTGTTCCATATTGTCCTATTACAAAGTGGTCTGACTTTATTAAGATTAACAAGCAGCTTACAGATCCTGCAACAGTAGAGAAAGCAAGAGAAATGTATTCAACAATTATCTTTGATGAGATTGAAGCGGCTGCAAATTACTGTCAGGAGTTTATTTGTCAGAAATATAAAGCTCCTTCAATCGGAGAAGGAAATGATGGATATGGACTTTGGAAAGAGTATGAGACTGAGTTCTGGAAGCAGATTAACAAGTTGCTTGGTGCTGGATATTGTTGTTACTTTATTGCACATGCACAGGAGAAGGATGGATACATTTCACCAAAGGCTGATAAGAGAGCGTTAGCACCTATCATCAATAATACAGACTTATGTGTTTATGTTCGTTCTAACGGTGTTGATAAAGACGGTAAGGTTGTTAAGTCTTCTGGTTTCTTAGCACAGACAGATGAGTTCTTTGCTCGTTCTCGTTTCGATTATCTTCCTACTACTTATATTGAGGAGTTCACTGCTGAAGCTCTTGAAGATGTAATTATTAAGGCTATTGAGATTCAGGAGAGAGAAGAGGGAATCACAGCAGTTACATATGAGGAGCAAAAAGCACAGAGAACAGTTGATGTTAAATCATATGATGACCTCATGGACGAGCTACAGAAACTTGGAGAGAAGCTTGCTGATAATGGATATCTTGAGGATTTACAGACAATCGTTGCAAATCAGTTAGGCGAAGGCAAGAAGGCTAGTGATCTGAAGAAAGGTCAGGAACAGCTTATTGAAGCAATCATTTATGATATTGAGAGTTTCATTGAGGAGAATAACTTATAAGAGGTTGATACATGGCAGCTCGAAGAAAATGCGTAATATGCAATGAGCCAATTGTAGATGAGGATGGCGTTCCATACAAGGGACGCTATGCTCATAAAAAATGTTTTAATATTGCAATCAAGACATTGCAGAAAGACAAAACTGAACAGATAGATAAGGTTGCTACAAAGAAAAAAGTCGGTAGAAAGGCTAGACCTCAAGCCGAATTAAAAGAAGCATTATCCGAAGAGGAATATGCAAAAAAGCAACAGTATTATAAGTATTTAAGAAGTCTCATCGAAGGAGAAGAATTAAGTACAAAAGTATATGCCCTAACAGAAGATTATATCAAGCGTTATGGATTTACATATGAAAGCATGTATAAGACTCTGGTTTATCTGCATGAAATCATTGAAAAGGATTTAATTGGTGATGTAATTGGTATTGTTCCATATTATCATACAGAAGCAATGCAGTATTATGAGTCGGTTGATAAACTGGAAGAACATAATGAAAGTATGGATATTTCAAATATGTACAAAGAAAAGACCATTATCGTTCAACCTAAAAGGAGAAAAATAAAACAGATTGATATTCAGTCAATTGGGAAAGAGGTGAAATAATGGCACACGAAGGACTTGTAGATAAAAGAGCATATTTGAATACGATTGGTTGTTTAATACAAGATTCTTCCTTAATAGATGATATTGATAGACCATTAGATAGAACTGATTTTAATACAGAGAACTTCTATGAATTGCTATTTGTTGCAATTTACAATCTACATATGCAAGGTTGCACCACAATTGATGAATTTAGTATAGATTCATATCTAAGCAATTACAAAGAACAGTATTCAATTTTTCAGGAGAATCAAGGTATAGAATATCTTTCAAATGCAAGAGATATGGCTACCATTGAGAACTATGATTATTATTATCACAGATTAAGAAAATACGCATTGCTTAGATATTATGAGCAAAAAGGTCTTGATACAAGATTTATTTTTGACAGTACCATTGCAGATACTTCAAAGATGGAAGCTGAACAAATCAAGTTTGACAATTATACCGAACAAGACATTATTGAAATGGTTGAAGCAACATTTGTTATTAATCCCAATATGAAATATTGTACCAATACACTAAGCACAGATGTTCAAGCTGGTGACGGTATGACAGATTTGGTAAATGAATTGATGGAAGTTCCTGATGTTGGTTTGGCTTTGAATAATGAAGGATTGAACACTGTATCAAGAGGTGCGAGATTAGGATGTTTATTTATGAGATCGTGTCCTCAAGGTGGTGGTAAAACTCGTATGGCTGCTGGCGATGCTTGCAAAATTGCTGTTCCGTATTTTTATGATGTTGTATCAAAGCAGTATGTGTATACAGGAAATTGTGAGCCGACTACTATTTTCTCAACTGAGATGCCAGTAGATGAAATACAGACATTATTAATTGCAGCCGTTAGTAAAGTAAATGAGGAACATATTCTATATGGTACATATGAGCAAGGAGAATTAGAAAGAGTTCAACAAGCCATTTCTTATATCGAATCTAGTCCATTATATATCGTACATATTCCTGATTTTTCCATTGAAGATATTAAAAACCAGATAAAAAAGTATAATAGAGAATTTTCTGTTAGGTATTTTTTCTTTGACTATATTCATACTTCATTACGTTTAATGGCAGAAGTAAATAGTAAATCTGGAATGGGATTGAAAGAGCATCAGTTATTATTGGTATTTGCAACCGAATTAAAGACAATCGCTCAACAGTTGGATGTGTTTATTTATACTGCTTCTCAGTTAAATGGTGAAGCACAAAATGCACAGTATAAGGATCAGAACTTGTTAGCTGGTTCAAAAGCATTGGCGAATAAATTGGATATGGGTGTTATTTCAATGGCTCCCACCAAAGCAGAGAAAAAGAAAATCGAATCAGTGTTACATAAAATGGTTAATATGCCTGTGCCTAATATGTGTCATTGGGTATACAAAGTCAGACGAGGAAGATTAACACGAATCATTATTTGGACAAAAATTGATTTGGGTACTATGACAGAACAGTGTTTGTTTGTAACGAATTATGATTTTGAGTTAATTGATATGGATTTTACAAAGATTGAGCAGGTAGAAGAGAAGATTAAGGAACATTCTGTATTGCTATCTCAAGTACCTGATAATCCGATTGATGAAGAACAGGAAGAAGAACCAACTGATAAAAAGAGTTGGGGAAATTGGTAAGTGAGGTGAGAGTATGTATTTAGACAAGGATGTAATTCTTAACTCACTTACTAAGGAAGATATAATAAAAATTGTTACTTATTTTGGCTCTAGTTATCCAAAAACAGATAGTAATGGCGATTTAATATTCCAGTCGGTATGTCACGGATCAGATTCGTGGAAATTGTATTATTATCACGAACCAAACGAGGATAAAGGGTACAAAGGAAGAACTTTTCATTGCTACTCTAAATGTTCAGATAGTTTTAACGTTGTTGAATTAGTAATTAGAGCCAATAGAGTTAAAGGAAAAACAGTTACATGGTATAAAGCATTGCATTTTATTGGGCAGCTTACAGGAAAGTTAGCTGTTACAAGTGCTGATGAGATTGAGAAAGAAAAGAATCGTATTAATGATTTTGAATGGATTAATCGTTTGAAGTCAGTAAAAAAGAATAGACGTGAAGTACCTACATTGTCTGAAATTAGTGAAAATATCTTAGACACATTCTACTATGCACCTCATGAAGATTGGTTAAATGACAATATTTCTCGTGAAGCTTTGAGCAGATATGAGATTGGTTATTATGGATTGACCAACCAAATCGTAATTCCACATCGGGACAAAGACAATCGGTTGATTGGAATTAGAGGTCGTTATCTTGATGAATCTGATATTGAAAGAGTAGGAAAGTATGTTCCGCTTCAAATAAGTGGGAAGTTTCTTAGTCATCAATTAGGTTCAAATCTATACGGAATCAATGTTACCCAAAACAAAATTAAATCAATACGAAAAGCGATGCTACTTGAATCAGAAAAAGGATGTATGCAAAATTATTCATACTTTGGAGAAGATTCATTTGCAGTAGCAACTTGCGGAAGTAATATTACTGTCACTCAGCAAAAAATATTATTGCAATATCTCAAATGTGAAGAAGTGATTGTGGCTTTTGATAGAGAATACCAGGATGCACATTCTTTTGAAGCAGAGATTTATTATAACAAACTTGTAAAAAAAGTAGCAGGATTAGTGCCATATTGCAAAGTTTGTTTGTTATTAGACAGTGAGAATAGATTGCCTTATAAAGCCAGTCCTACAGATATGGGGAAAGAAACATTGTTGGAATTATTAGATGAGAAGATTGTTATCACAATGGATGAAGTTAATAGAGTGTTGAAAGAATCAAAGAAGGAGAAGTAATTGCAAGAATTAAAAGATAGAGTAAGACCTGTAACTGATAAGGACAAAGGTTTGCCTACATTTTCATATAGTAAAATTGAGGTTTTTAAAAATTGTCCTCTTCAGTATAAGTTTAAATATATGGATAAGAAGTATTCACAGGATACTTCAATTGCACTTGAGTTGGGTAGTCTGTGTCACTATGTTTTGGAACAGAAGGGCAGGATGATTGCTTCTGGTCAAGCAGTAGATTATGACAAGTTAAATGATATTCTACAGAATGGAGTGACCGAAACAGACGAAAAAACAAAAGAAGAATTATTAGGTGTAGCACAGTTAAGAAGAAAATATTTTGAAGTATGGCACGAAGCTGATAATGCGAGTGGTGCTTCATATGAAGAAAAAATAAAGCTGTTTGATAAAGTGTTACACGAAGAAATGGAAGATACTACTTGGCAACCTACATATTTTGAAAAACCTTTTGAATTTGTATGGGATAACAAAGTTATTCTAAAAGGTTTTATTGACCGAATTGATGTAAAGGATGGTCAGTATAGAACGGTTGATTATAAGACTTCCAAGAAAATATATGATCAGAGTAAATTGGCAACTTCATTACAGTTTGGAATTTATGCCTTGGCAATTTTAAACGAATTTGGTGAATTGCCTATTGAATCGCAGTATAGATTCATCCTTATAGACGATGAACAATATGCTCTTACAAAAGGATGGGAAAAGCGTTTAATTAAAGCACTTGATAAAGTGTTTGGTGATATTGAAGCAAGTGAGAATAAAAATCTGTTTATTCCGAAGCCCACGCCATTATGTCATTGGTGCAATTTCTGCACAACAAATCCAGAAGCAACTATTTATAAAAATGAATGTGAATATTATTCAAAGTGGACACCAACTCAAAAGACATTTGAAGTCAATAAAAAGTGGAATGCTTTGGAGAATAATAATACAGAGAAGAAAAGAAAGTTGGTATTTTAATGACAGAAGAGTGGAGAGTTGTTGAAGAATTCCCACTGTATAGCGTATCAAATTATGGAAGAGTCAAAAATAATTCTAGCAATCATATACTTGTTGGTGGAAAAGATAGAGATGGATATAGACAAGTAACTTTACAAGGAAAAGATAAACAATATAACAGGCGTGTTTGCCGTTTAGTTGCGATTGCGTTTATTCCAAATCCGCTAAAATTACCACAAGTGAATCATAGAGATGAAAACAAACAAAATGACTATGTGTGCAATTTAGAGTGGTGTACCGCTTTGTACAATAATAACTATGGTACAAAAACTGACAGTACGAAGAAGAAGGTTCGATGTATAGAAACTCAAGTTGTATATAGCGGATTGAGAGAAGCTGCACGAAACAATGGTGTATCACATAGCACCATAAGACGAGCTTGCTTAAAAAAATATAAGGTTGTTGGATATCATTGGGAATTTGTATAAGGAGAAAATATGGACAAAGTAAAAGTTTTTGAAGAATTATTAAATAAGTTTGAGACAGATGAGATTCGAGAATATTGTACAGATATGATTAAAGAAATTCCAGATTATATCTTCACAATTCCAAGTAGTACATCTTTTAAGTATCACAATAAAACACAGTGTCAGCCGCATGGTCAGATTTTTCATATTTTAATGTTTGCAGAAGTAATGAATTATGTTCTTGGATTAGAGTATGTAAAAGAAAAGACCAATGAGCGACAGCGAGATTGTTTACGCTGCACACCAATTTTTCATGATGCAATTAAATGTGGGCTAAATGGTTCTCAATATACGGTACACGAACATCCGATGCTTGCAGGTGAGTGGGTGAGAAATACATCTGTTGAACATGATGTAGACGCTGATACAAAAGCATATATTGCAAGATTATGTGAGAGTCATTCGGGTGAATGGACTTCTACAAAGAGAAGTAAGACGGTATTACCAAAGCCTGAAAATGATGAGCAGTTCTTTGTACATATGTGTGATTATTTAGCAAGTAGGTCAAATCTTGATATGACATATTCTGATGATGTAGTTTCTGCATTAGGTGGTGTTGATATTCCAAAGGAAGAGTTACCAGATGTTGATTCTTATGTAATTACATTTGGAAAATATTCAGGAAAGACACTTCCACAAATTAAAGAAATTGATCCTGGTTATATCTCATGGGCAAAAGAAAATATGAGTAGAGAACCAGTTAGAAGCTTATTAAAACAGTTATAAGAGGAGGATTTGAGTGAGTTTTTTTGGAGTACATAACCATAGTGCAGAGGGAAGTAATTTAAGACTTCGAGATTCTATAAATAAAGTGCCTGAAATGATTGAGTATGCTCACTCATTAGGTCATGCTGGCATTTGCTTTACGGAACATGAGTCTATCACTTCCTCTTTAGATGCACTTAAATACTATGATAATCACAAGGATTTAGAAGGATGGGAGAATTTTAAAGTTGTTCTTGGTAATGAGATATATTTGTGTACAGAAGATGTAACTGCCGAGAATAAATTTAATAATAGATATCCTCATTTTATTTTAGTAGCATTAAATGCTCATGGGCATCAAGGCATTAGAGAATTAAGCACAAAAGCTTGGACTAAGAACTCTTTTATGCATGTCATGATGCGAGTTCCTACCTATTATAGTGATCTTGAAGAAATGATGGCAAACTATAAAGGAGATATTATCGGAAGCTCGGCTTGTCTTGGAGGAGCTTTACCACATAGACTTTTACAATTTCAGGATTTAGAAAGAGCAAATCCAAAGGAATATGAAAAAATATGGCAATCTTGTAAAGATTGGATTACATATATGAATGAGATATTTGGTGAAGGATACTTTTTTTTAGAGTTGCAACCTTCTCATATGATGGAGCAAATCTATGTCAATCACAAGTTAATTCAGTTATCAGAAGAGACAGGTACACCATATATCATTACAACGGATGCTCATTATCTTAAAAAAGAAGATAGACAGATACATAAAATCTTTTTGGAATCTCAAGAGGGCGACCGAGAGGTGGATGATTTTTATTCTACCACTTATATTATGAGTGAAGATGAAATTCATGAATATATGGACGAATACTATGGTCACGATGTAGTTCAAAAGGGATTAGACAATACAATGCTTATATATGGAAAAGCAGAGTATTACAAACTCACAAAAGATCTCGATATTCCGTACATTCCATTAAATACTTCTGAACCAAACAAAGAGTTATATAAAAAGTTTAAGAATCAAATCCCTTTATTAAGTGAGTTTTATCATTCTGAATATGATTGTGATAGGCATTTAGTAAGAGATATTGTTGCTTATATTGACACAGATCCTTATTACCAAACAGACGAAGCTTATGAAAAAATAAACGAATGTCTTCATTATATAAAGGATTCATCCGAAAAAATGAAGGTTCGTTGGTCTAAATATCTTCTTCAGATTGCTATTGATGTACAGATTGCTTGGAGTGCAGGTACATTAGTAGGGGCTGGTCGAGGTTCTGGTGTAGGTTTCTGTCTATTAAATATTCTTGGTATCACACAGATTAATCCATTAAGAGAAAAAACAAAGACGTATCCTTGGAGATTCTTGAATCCAGAACGTGCTTCTGTTTTGGATATTGATATTGATATATGTGGTTCAAAGCGTGAAGCAGTTATTCAAGCTATGAAAGATACATATGGAGAAGATAGGGTTAGTAAGGTTATGACATTATCAACTGAAAAGAGTAGAAGTGCTATCTTAACAGCAGCTCGTGGTTTGAAGATTGATAATGATATAGCTCAGTATATTAGTTCATTGATTGTAGCCGATAGAGGTCAATTAAGAACTTTATCACAAATGTATTATGGTGATGATGATAACCCACCTGTACAAGAATTTGTTACAGAAATGAATAAATATCCTGAATTATGGGAAGCTGCACAGAAGATAGAAGGACTTGTCAATGGTGTAGGTTCACATGCAGGTGGAATTATCTTAGTTGATAGACCATTTACAGATACAACAGCACTTATGAAAACAAATTCAGGTGATGTTATTACTCAATTTGATTTACATATGTGTGAAGATTGTTCTCTTATTAAGGTCGATCTGCTTTGTATTGATGCTTTGGATAAAATGCAAGCAGAGTTGGAACTGCTTTTGGAGAATAATGTAATAGAGTGGCAAGGTTCATTGAAAGCTACTTATGAAAAATATATTGGTGTATATACTTTGGAACGTAATGCTAAAGATATGTGGGAAATGCTTTGGAATCACAAAGTAATGTCATTCTTTCAGATGGAGAAAGAGAGTGGTGTACAGGCGGTTGCATTAGCAAAACCTGCTTCTGTCGATGAATTAGCAACCATTAACTCAGTATTGCGACTTATGGCACAGGAAAAAGGTGCTGAAACACCATTACAGAAATATGCTCGTTTTAGAGAAAATATCCAGTATTGGTATGATGAAATGACCGAATATGGTCTGACACAAGAAGAACAAGATATTCTGAAAGATATTATTGGAGTATCATTTGGTATCTGTGAAGCCCAGGAGTATTTGGTACTTTTAACAATGCATCCGAAGATTGGTGGTTTCTCACTAGCTTGGGGTGATAGATTAAGAAAAGCGGTTGCAAAGAAGAAACCAAAAGAATTCTTGCAATTACAAGAAGAGTTCTTTGCTAATGCGAAAGAGAAGCATTTATCAAAGAATTTAACGAACTATGTGTGGAATGTGCTTATTTGCACCCAGCGAGGGTATGGATTCAATAAAAGTCATACACTAGCCTACTCGATTATAGGTCTTCAAGAGCTGAATTTATGTTATAAATACAGTCCGATTTACTGGCAGACAGCGAATTTAATTGTAGATTCTGGCGCAGTAGATGAAAATGCAGGTGATTCTACCAATTATGGAAAGATGGCAGTAGCAATAGCGGCTGTTCAAAAAGAGAATGTTAAAGTAGAACTTCCACTTATCAACTCAGCAGACTTTGGTTTTAAAGCAGATGTTGAGAACAATCGTATCATTTTTGGACTAAAGGGTATTAATGGTATAGGCGATGATATTGTACAAGCAATTATTCAGAACAGACCATTTAATTCTATGGAAGATTTCGCTCGTAAAATGCTTGATACAAAGCTTATTACCAAGTCAAAAATGGTTCAATTAATTAAAGCTGGTTGCTTTACAGAATTGCACTCATCAGACAGAAAAGAAACAATGCGTTGGTATTTAAAAAACTATGCTTTTACTCCAAGTGACAAAATTACAATGCAACAGTTCGCAAAAATGACAGAATTGGGTATTATTCCTGAATCATTAGATTTAGCAAAACGTATGGTTAATTTCAAAAAATATGTTTTAGATGATGAAGGATTGTATGAAAAGTATATAGATGAAGGAAAGAAAGTACCAAAAAGAGGATATCATGATGGTTATTATATTCTCGACAACAATTCTCAGCCTTTCTTCAAGGAACATTTCACAGAAGACTCAGTAGTTAAAATAAAAGGAGAATATTATATCGTATCAGAAAAATTATTTACTAAAGAGGTTGATAAATACATTCAGCCATTAAAGGATTGGTTTGACAATACTGATACATTAAATCTCTATAATGAAGCTTTATTTAAAACTGTTTGGAATCAATATGCTGATGGTACATTACCTTCTTGGTCTATGCAAGCATTAAGTTTCTATGATGGTGAGCATGAATTGGAGAATATTAATGAAGAACTATATGGCATAGTTAATTTCTTCGATTTACCAGAAGAACCAGAACCTTACGATTATTACACTCGCTATATTGATGGTTCGCCAAAGAAAATGCCTAAATTTAAGATTTCAAGAATAGCAGGAACAGTTATCAATGCTGATAATTTGCATTGTATGGTTACACTTCTTACAAAGTATGGTGCAGTACATGTGAAGTTTAATAAAGGTCACTATGCATTTTATAATAAACAAATTTCAGCAAAGCTTGATCCGAATAGTGATAAGAAGACTGTACTTGAAAGAAGCTGGTTAAGTAGAGGTTCAAAGATTGTTGTGGCAGGAATCAGAAGGGACGATAGTTTCAGACCAATGATTTACAAAGACACAATTTATCAACATACAGTAAATAAAGTTCAAGAGATACATTTAGATGGTACACTGCTACTTCAATCTGAAAGAACAAAAGTTGATTAAAAGGAAAGTGAGGACTAATGGCATCAGAAAATAGAATAAAAATTATATGTAGTGTAGAGAGAATACGATTTTATAAAAATGAATTTGGAATTGCTGTTGTCTCAGTAGATAAGGTCAAAGAGGGTAAACCTAAGACCGACAAATTCAATCAAATCATAATCAAAGGTACAATGCCACAGTTGGTTGAAGGTAATCCATACGTATTGGTGGCAGATTATGTAGAAGATCCCAAATGGGGAGGACAATACAATATCATATCAATCTATAGTGCCATTACCTTTAATGAGAATGACAAAGTTGGACAGAAGAAATTCTTGTCCACTTTGTTCACTCCACTTCAGATTGAAAATATGTATGATGCATTGGATGATCCATTTGATTCTTTGAAGAATAACAAAGCAGAAGATTTGGTAAAAGTCAGAGGTTGTGGACTAGACACGGCTGCACGATGGATTGAAAGATTTAATAGAAATATCCATTTAGCAAAAATCTTCTCAGAGTTGGAGCAGTATAACCTTACGAACAATATGGTGAATAGATTAATGGAACGATATAATTCACCTGACTTAGTTGTTGAAAAGGTTAAAAATAATCCATATATCTTATGTAATGAAGTAAAAGGAATCGGTTGGAAAACGGCAGATAAAATAGCTCTTGATAGTGGAATGGAAGAATTTTGTTCTCAACGTATTAGTGCTTTTATTTACAAATATCTTGAAGATTCTGGTCAGAATGGTTGTTCATGGATCACACCTGACGAGTTAATGGGTGCAATTATTGATGAACTTAGCGAAGATGTTCCTGATATAAATATTACAGAAGCAATTCATGATATGGGTGATGAGTTGTGGTGGAATGAAGATAAGACACAGATTGGTCTTAGAAAATTATACAATATTGAAGATAAAATTGCCAAAGAATTAATCCGATTAAGAGATGCAAAATCAGAGATTACATATGGCGATTGGGAAGATACAATCAAGCATGTCGAGCATAGGAATGGTTGGCAGTTTACAGAAGAACAGCGAATGGGTGTAAAAGAAGCACTTGAAAACAATGTAGTTGTTATTCATGGTGAAGCTGGAACAGGTAAGAGTTCATCCGTGTCTGCTTTTCTTGAAGCATTGAAAGATTATGTATATGTACAGTGTGCTTTATCTGGTCGTGCAAGTTCTCGAATGGCTGAAATCACAGGAGAAGAAGGATATACAATTCATAGATTGCTTAAATATCCTTGTACTGATGATGGGGGCAAGAATGGTTTTACATATCATGATGAAAACCCATTGGATGTTGACATTGTAATCGTAGATGAAATTTCAATGGTTGATGCCTATCTTTTCTATTATCTTTTAAGAGCAATCCCTTCAGGTGCAAAGCTTATCTGTCTTGGAGATATGGGACAGTTAGAGTCAATTGGATGTGGCAACATTGCGTTTGATATGATCAATTCTCCTGAGATTCCTACGGTATATCTTAGTCAAGTACATAGACAAGCAGCAGCATCAGCCATTATTACAGAAGCAAGACGTATTCGTAAAGGAATACAGATTGTAGAAAAAGACTGGGTTGGTACAGAGACAAGAGGAGAATTGCAGGATTTATCATTAGATTGTTATTCAGATAAGAGTAATACTTTCTATAAAATAATGCAGAGATTTTCAGAAGCAATGAACACAGAGAACTTCAATGTTATGGAAACTCAGATACTTGTTCCTGTTAAGAAACAAGGTGATGCTTGCACTTATAACATCAATAATACGATTCAGGATTTATATAATCCAGAAGACGACAATAAAGAACAGATTGAGGTTGTATCACAGGGCAAAGTAACAATTCTTCGAGAAGGAGACAAAGTTATCAATACACAGAATACATACAAAACCAATCCACCTATCTTTAATGGTAATCTTGGTATTATTAAAAAGGTATTTCCAGAAGATAAAGCAGTGCTTATTTCATTTATGGGTATTGGAGAGGTGTATGTAGAAGGAACACAAGTTAATAGTATTGAACTTGGTTATGCGATTACAGTTCACAAGTCTCAAGGTTCTCAGTTCGATCATGTTATTTTCGGCATTGATTTTTCATCATATTCCCTTTTAACAAGAGAATTATTATATACAGGAATTACAAGAGCAAAGAAAAAATGTGATTTGGTTGCTCAAACTGGTGCTTTGAGAATGGCTATCAATAAAGAAGGCGTAAGTAAGAAACAGACTCACTTACAGCAGTGTTTGTATGACACAGCTCATCCAAAATTAGTATTTTAAGAGAATAATACAGTAGAAGATTTCTGGAATGCCCATAAATAGGGCGTTTCAGAGACTCAAAAAGCCAAGGAAAGACGGATTTCCTTTGCTTTGTAACCCTAGTAAAATCAAGGGTTCAGGGCATGAAAATTTAAAAATCGTCAAAAATCAAGTAAAATACGGCATTTTTAAGGATTTGCCGAATTTTATAAAAATCAATGCTCTGAAAGCCTTATAAATCAAGGGTTTTGAGCGATTGATATGAAAATAAGTGATTTTTAAGAACCGAAGGAAACGACAGTTTCTTGCGAAGATTAGAGGTGACTAAGTGGTATTAATAAATGACAACTGGGAAGAAGTTAGAGATTTGGAAGATGTTTCTAAAATAATCAGAGAATATTTTAATGAAGATTTGGCTTATGAAATGGATAAGATGATTCCTGAACATACAGACGAAGAATATCGGGATTTAGAATGGCAATTAGAGGAAAAAGATGGTGAGATTACTTCATTAGAAGATGAAAATGATACTCTTAAAAATCGAATTGAGATTTTAGAAGATAAAATAGAAGAGTTGGAAGAAAAATGAGATAAATGCAAATAACAAGAGCCATTATTTCATGTGGAGATGTAGAAAATAATAAATAAATCTACAGTAAACTAAATTTTCATAAGGAGAATTTTATGAATGCGTTAAAAGAAATTATTAAAAATTCAGACAGATATAATAAATTTACAGTATTGAGCATTCCAATATCATTTAAAGAATTATTTAAAAATGAAAATTTTGATTGTGTACAGTTACATTCTACACACATATTTTCGGATAAAAATGGGGTTAAAGATATTATAGGATTTTGTGGAGTGTTTAGTTGGATAGATAATATGATCAAACCGTTAGATGGTGATTCATACAATGATAATTTTACGGTTCTTGGTTATGAAAGATTTTCAACACAAAATGAAAATAACTGTATAGATATTCTTGTAGGAGATGATTGGTAATTATTTATCACGTTTTCTAATAATATTCAGAATATTTCTTAAAGCAATTCGCTTATTATTTCACAAGCAAAAAGAGAATAAATAATGGCAAAATTTGAGATGCAATTGGACTTTATTTGGATTTGAAAATAGGAGGATTAAGATTTGAAAACAGTTTTTAACTGGTTTGGTGATGATTGGAAGAGAGTAAAGAATCATTGTAGAACCACAGATAATAAAGATTTTACAGAGAACGAAGCAACAGATACTTTTAAAAAGAAGTTGCTTATATCTGAACATACACCAATTAGATTACTTGAATTTGATTGGTCATGGAAAGGTATTTATTATTGGCTGAGTACAGAATGGTCAAGACATAAATTTGAAAAATTTATTAGTTCTCAAAGAGATGATAGATTGGTCGATGATACTCCACGAGGAAAGAAACCACAAGATGCATTGGTTAATTTTGATGGTTATGCTAATGAGCAAAACTGTATTGATGGATGGAGAAAAAGATTGTGTGGAAACGCCACACCAGAAGCCGTTGAATTGGCAGAAGATTTCAAAATTGAATTACATAAAACACATCCATTGGAATCTAATGTATTAGTACCTAATTGTATATATCGTGCAGGTTGTCCTGAATTTGGTTGCTGTGGAAAGATTACTAATTTTATTAAATGGGCAAAGGATAATAACAAGGAAATTAATTGGCTTAATATTCAAAATAGATATGATTTATACAATGAATGGTTTTATGAAGTACACAAGTAATTGTTCATTTCATAGGAGGTGATTAATACGAGAGATCCAAATAGATTATATAACTTTTACAACGAAGTAACCCGATTACACATGACATATATGCCTGATTGGAGAGTAGGACAATTTTGGATGAATTTTTTAGGTTGGGTACAGAACGAAAAGAAACGAGATCCGTTCTTCCCAGAAGAGTCAGAGATGCTTACATACTTAAAAGAATATTGTGGAGAAAAGGAGGAAGCAAATGGATAAATTCGATATAGCAGCAAGAGTAAGAGAGCTTAATAAAGCATCTTACGAATATTATAATTCAGCATATCCCATTATGAGTGATGCTGAGTTTGACCAGAAGTTAGAAGAACTTAGACAGTGGGAAGAAGAAACAGGCATTATATTATCAAATAGTCCAACACAGAATGTTGGTGCAACAGTATTAGATAGTATAAAAGAGGTGACACATAAAACACCAATGTTATCACTTGAAAAGTGCCACAGCACAGAAGAGATTGTTAAATTTGCAAATAATCATAATCTTGTGGCTTCTGTAAAACTTGATGGATTAACTGTACGTCTTACTTATAAAGATGGTGATTTAGTTTTAGCAGAATCAAGAGGAAATGGTGTAGTTGGATCTGATGTGACAGAACACATTAAACAGTTTACTAATGTTCCATTACATATCAATAAGGAAGGAACTTATATAATTGATGGTGAAGCATTAATTAAATTAGATGATTTTGCAGAGATTAACAAAAACGGAGAATATAAGAATAGCCGTAATTTAGCAGCAGGCACATTATCAAGTCTCGATACATCGGTTGTAAAAGATAGAAAACTATCTTGGTATGCTTGGGAAGTTGTAGAAGGAGATAATAATAATTCATTTTATTTAAGATTATTAAACGCTCAAATACTTGGATTTGATGTAGTCCCATGTTGTGACGTAACTGTAGATAATTTTAGTGAATTGCAAATTTGTATTGATAATTTTATTAATATTGCAAAAGAATATAATCTTCCTCAAGATGGTGTGGTATTTAAGTTTGATGATGTTGAATATGGAAAGTCTCTTGGAAATACAAGTCATCATTTTAGAAATGGCATTGCATATAAGATATTCAATGATTCCGTAGAAACAGAGTTGGTAGATATTGAATGGACGATGGGTAAGACTGGTGTTTTAACTCCGACTGCTGTATTTAAACCTATAGAAATTGATGGAAGTATAGTAGAAAGAGCTTCACTTCATAATATTTCAGTAATGAAAGAAATTATGGATAATCCTTGGGTTGGTCAGCATATTGGTGTGTTTAAGGCAAACCTCATAATTCCACAAATTCGATGGGCAGAACAAGACAATGATAGTAAAAAGACTTATATTCATATTCCTAACAAATGTCCTATTTGTAATCATCCAACAAAAATTGTCAAGGATAATGATTCAGAAGTTCTTTACTGCACTAACGAAAATTGTAAAGGTAAATTGCTTGGCAAACTTACACATGCTGCTAGTAAAAACGCACTCAACATTGATGGTTTTTCAGAATCCACAATAGAAAAATTCATCAATCTTGGATGGCTCAATTCAATTCAGGATATTTATCATCTATCAGATCATGAAAAAGAAATGGAATCTTTAGATGGTTTTGGCAAAAAGTCAGTTGAAAAACTTCTTTTATCTATTGAAAAATCTCGATCTGTTGATCTCGATCATTTCTTAAATTCATTATCAATCCAATTATTAGGTAAGTCTGCAAGTAAAATGATTGCGGAATCGGTTGACTATGAGTTTGGCATTTGGATGAAGCAAATGGCAGTAGGTGGTGCAGAACATTTCAAATACTTGCCTGGTGTCGGCAATGCGCTAATTAATTCATTAAATAACTATTTTAATGAGCATTGTTCTGATATTTGGGAGTTATCAAAAGAATTTACATTCACAACAAAAGAAAAGACAATACTATCTAATACATCCTTGAATTGTAAAACATTTGTTATCACAGGTTCTCTACATAAATTCGAAAATCGAGATAAGGTAAAGAAAGCAATAGAAGATTGTGGTGGTAAGGTTACTGGTAGTGTATCTAAAAACACATCGTTTCTTGTCTGCAATGAGGATGCTGGTTCGTCAAAGTCTAAGAAAGCACATGAATTAGGAGTTTCTATAATCACAGAAGAAGAACTTATCACAATGTTGTCTTGTTAATTTCAATTATTTTTTCATTTTTCAGAGAATATATCTACAGATGGTTTCCATCAAATATTTAATATACAAAGGAGTTGGTTATTATTTCAACGAAACACGTAAATTTATTAACTTATGCTTATGAGATGTGTTGTCTCATTATTATGGCTGTCATTTTCATTTGCTTTATACAACAGAACAAAGAAATTATTGAACTACGTCAGAAGTGTGGAGAATATGAACACGAATTAAGTTTATACAAACCAGAATTCAATTCAATTGCAACAGTAAGCGATACTACTGAATCAGATGCAACTGAGACAGATTCTACTTTGACTGTGCCAATTGACCTACACAATGATAGAGAACTTATGAAAGAGAATGGTGTGGTAATGGTTATACCTGACAAAATTGAGATTGAAGAAATACATGAAGAGTATGTCAGTTCGCCTACTCCAACACAATCATCCCAGCAGTATTATAGCACATCAGGATTAACCGCATCTGGTGGAGTGAATTATCATGGAGAGCAAAAAGAAACATATTATAATCTAAACATGGATCAGGTGGTATCGAATGCTCAAGCAGCAGGTATCCCAGGTGAGTATTGGGTTCGTGAAGATGGTGTAAAAATGTATGGTGATTATGTTATTGTAGCAGCTAATTTAGACGTGCACCCAAGAGGATCAACAGTTGAGACATCGCTTGGTACAGGTATTGTCCTTGATACAGGCGGATTTGCAGCTGAAAATCCAACACAAGTTGATATTGCGACAGATTGGTAAGGAAGGAGGACAAATATGACTCATAAGGTTTACTGTATAATTGGAAGAACGGCATCAGGAAAGACAACTATTGTTGATGCCGTAGCAAAGAATCTAAATATGAATATCTTGCAGTCATATACAACTCGTCCACGAAGAAGCAATGAAGTAGGAGATAATTGTGGGCATACTTTTATCTCCGATTCAGAAGTTGATAAATATAGAGCCGATATGGTGGCTTATACTGAACGAGTTGGGTATTGTAGCTTTGCGACAAAGCAACAGTTGATGAATAATGATTTTTATGTAATTAATCCAAGTGGATTTGCCGAATTGCTAGACAAAACAAAAAATATTCCCAATCTTAGATTAATAGATATTTGGATTCGATGTGATAATGATACGCTGATGAAGAGAGCTAAGAGGCGTGATAATTATGATGACTGGTTTGCTAATTTTAAGAAGGAAGAACAGGAATTTATGAAGTTTTATCCGGGAGTGAACTATTCTTACATTATAAATAACTCTGGTAAATTATCAGATGCAATTGAAGAAGTTCAGAGAATTATTCAATTAGAAAAATATAAAGATTAGGAGAGATGTGAAGTGTTTAAGACACTATGTAGACATAAAAAGTATAAAATTATTAAATGTGATCCTAATTCTCGTGTATATTATTGTGAATGTATTAAATGTGGTAAACAGTTTGATATGCCTAAAGCATTAGGAGAGGAATATACATGTGGATTGGTTCAAGAAAGGAGATAGATGAAAAAGGATCTCTTTGTTGATTTTGATTCAACGATCGTAAACACTATCGCCAGTATATGCGAACTCTACAATGAGGATTTTAAATATTATAAAGCTTTTCATCCCGTTAAATGGTGGGAAGTTGAGACTTGGGACTTTCAAGAGTGTAATTGTACAACACCAGATGTAATCAATACATATTTTAATACACCTCGTTTCTTTAACAAACTAACTTATATGGATTGGGCATATGAGGTGTTAAATGAACTCAAAGATTTCTATAATATTACAATTGTTTCTTTAGGGTATTCACCAAATCTCAAAGCAAAGGAAGTATGGATTCAAAAGCATCTGCCATTCTGTAAATTTATCGGTGTAAATTCAAAAGAACATTTTGATAAATCATCTATTGATATGTCAACAGGTGTGTTGATTGATGATAATATGAAAAATTTAATCACAAGTAATGCATTAGTTAATATTTGTTATGGTGATGTGTATGAGTGGAATAAAAACTGGACAGGTTTCCGTGCAAAAAATTGGCAAGACATTAAACAATTTTTGATGAAAGGAGAGAATAAAACTATAGATGATGAGTCACGAGTTAGCGCAGCAGTTACTTAGATTGCCTGACGGATTTATTTATGCTACGCATGGTGATAATGAATTTACAATTAGTAGCTTCCAAGATGTATGGGATGATAGTGATGATCCTATACGTTCTTGGAGATTAAATTTAAGAAGATGTCCTAATGGACAAGAATGTATTAGATAAGGAAAGGTTGATTTCTTGTGAAATCGAGAAAGGAGATAAAATTTGAAAATAATTAAGAGAGATGGTCGAAAAGTTGATTTTGATCGTAACAAGATTACAAAAGCTGTTCTTGCTGCTTTCAAAGAGGTAGATGGTGAGATTACACCAGAAGCAAAAAGAAAAGCTACAGTAATTACAAATCACATAGATGCATTAAATAAAAGATCTATGAATGTTGAAGGTATTCAGGATATTATTGAAACGATGCTTATGGATGGCAAACGTAAAGATGTTGCTAGAGCCTTTGTGATTTACAGAAATGACAGAACGAGAGTGCGTGAACAGAATACTCATCTTATGAAGTCTATCAAAGAAAAACTTACGGCATCAAACGTTCAAAATCAAAATGCCAATATTGATGAAAAATCATTTGGAGGTAGAGTTGGAGAAGCAAGTGATACTGTACTAAAACAGTATGCATTAGATAATTGCATGTCAGAAATGTCAAGAAGTAATCATTTGAACAATGAGATATATATCCATGACCTTAACTCATATGCCGTTGGAATGCATAACTGTCTCAGTATTCCATTTGATAAATTACTTGCCAATGGATTTAATACAAGACAAACAGATGTAAGACCTGCTCAATCAGTAAGCACCGCATTTCAGTTGGTGGCTGTTATATTTCAATTACAGTCTTTACAGCAGTTTGGAGGGGTTTCAGCAACTCATCTTGATTGGACAATGATTCCATATGTAAGAAAAAGTTTCAGAAAGCATTATATAGACGGATTAAAATACATTCACAATATTAACGAAGAAGATTTATTTAATCACATTCCAACAGATGCTGGTATAGACAATGATGAATACAAACTTTATGACAAAGCATATGAATATGCGATGAATATGACAACTAAGGAAGTATATCAAGCAGTCGAAGGTCTCTATCATAATCTTAATACTCTTCAAAGCCGTTCAGGTAATCAGCTCCCATTTACTTCAATCAATTATGGAACATGTACAGAACCAGAAGGTCGTATGGTAACTAAAGCATTACTTGATGTTTCTATTAAAGGTATTGGTAAGTTACATAAGACATCAATTTTCCCATGTGGTATTTTCCAGTGTATGAAAGGTGTAAATAGAAAACCGGGAGATCCAAACTATGATTTGTTCAGATTAGCATTAAGTTCAACTGCTCAGAGATTATATCCAAACTATGCTAATGTGGATTGGTCGGGTAATGATGGATATGATAAAAACGATCCGAAGACATATTTCAGCACAATGGGCTGCCGTACCGCTAATACATGGGACATTAATGGATTTGGTCAGTTGAAAGATGGAAGAGGTAATATCTGTCCTGTGACAATTATTATACCTACATTGGCAATGGAAGTAAAAGAAAAGATTATAAATGATTTAGGAGTAAATTATTCGGAAGAATATTTAATTGATGATTTTATGCTTTTACTTGATAAAAAAATCCATGAAGCAAAAGATATGTTGCTTGAAAGATTCGAGTGGATTTGTTCTCAGTCGCCGGATTCAGCAAAATTTATGTATGAAAATGGTGTTATGGAAGGGTATATTCCAGAAGAAGGGATTGTATCTGCATTAAAACATGGAACTTTAGGTGTCGGACAAATTGGATTGGCAGAAACACTTCAGATTCTTATTGGATGTGATCATACAACAGATAAAGGTATGGAACTTGCTAAAAGAATTGAAAAGTTATTCTACGACAGATGTACTGAGTTCAAAAATGAATATAAGCTTAATTTTGGAACATATTTTAGTCCTGCCGAGAATTTATGTTACACCTCAATGCAAAAGTTCAAGGATAAATATGGTGTAATTCCTAATGTTTCCGATAAAGATTTCTTTACTAACAGTGTCCATGTCCCTGTGTGGGTTGAAATTACACCAATGCAAAAAATTGATATTGAATCTCAACTTACAGGATATAGTCGTGCAGGATGTATTACTTATACGGAGCTTAATGGTAGCGTAAAAAATAATATTGATGCACTTGAAACAATCGTAAATTATGCAATGGATAAAGACGTACCTTATTTTGCAATAAATGTTCCAAATGACATGTGTACCAATTGTGGATATACAGATGATATTGCCGATGAATGTCCTATGTGTGGATGTAAAGAGATTAGACGACTTCGTAGAGTAACTGGTTATCTTACAGGTGATTACAAGAGTGCATTCAATAAGGGTAAACAGCAAGAGGTAGAGATGAGAGTTTCGCACAAAACTTTTAAATAATAAGAGAATAAATAAGTAGAGAGGATATAAAAATTCCTCTACTACTTATTTTAAGGAGTGATATTTATAGGAAGAATTTTAACAGAAGAAACGAAGAAGAAACGAAGAATTGTATTTTATAACAAAGCAATAGATAAAGCTAAGTCAGAAATAGGAAAGAAGTACAATCGACTGACAATAACAGATATTGACTATGACAAATCATATGATAGTTACTTTAATAAGAAATATCATAGAATATATGTTAGAACTAAATGCGACTGTGGCGAAATACCACCACCAAATCAATTAGCTGCTATTCAGTGTGGACATATTAAATCATGCGGATGTTCCAAGTTCAACAATCCCTTAAGAGTTGAAGACTTAACTGGGCAAAAATTTGGAAGGCTAACTGTAATTGGAAGAGATTTACAACGTGACAAAGAAGAGTATAAAAATGGAACTAGGGCGAATGCACATTGGCTATGTAAATGTGATTGTGGTAATCCACAAATTAAAAGTGTTACAGGATATCAGTTAAAAACTGGACATACACAATCTTGTGGATGTTATGCTTCTGAACAAATCGCAAAAAGGAACAAGGAATATTCTACTAAAACAAATAAATTTATTGATAATGGCGATAATACATACTATTTATTAGACGATAATAATAACAAGTGTCTTATTGACAAAGATGATTATGACATTGTTAAAAGATGGTATTGGCGTAAAATTGATAAACGTGGCAATATCGACAAAGGTTATTGGGTGACAAATGTAAAAATAGATGATAAATACAATAAATCTGTTTTAATGATTCATCAAGTAATTGCAGAAATAAAATATGGTGAATATGAATCGTCAAATTCAATTCCAGATCACTTATCTCGTGATACTGACGACAATCGAAAATGTAATATCATTCTAAAATCTAATCAAAGAAATTCCCACAATAGAGGTTTAAGCAAAGTAAATACTTCTGGTAAAACAGGGGTAAGTTACAACAAAGAAAAGAATATGTGGACAGCATATATAACTGTTAATTATAAAACCAAATACTTAGGTGATTATACAGATTTTAATGATGCTGTAAATGTTAGAAAAGAAGCCGAAAAGAAGTATGATTTTACATGTGATGACATTGTAGCAAACTATGACAAGGAGGTAATTTAAAATGAATTATCTCAAAATAGAGCATGAAGATGTATGTAATGGCACTGGTTTGAGAGTCGTTTTATGGCTCTCGGGCTGCTCTCACCATTGTTATAATTGTCAAAATCCTCAAACATGGAATCCTGATAGTGGTATTCCATTTGATGAATCAGCAAAACAAGAGGTATTCAACGAACTGTCAAAAGACTATATATCGGGCATTACTTTCAGTGGTGGTGATCCACTACACGAAAATAATCTTGATGAAGTCCTCAAATTAGTCAAACAAATCCGTACTTCATATCCTGAGAAATCTATTTGGTTATATACTGGATATCATGTGTTTATCAACTATCCAGAATCTCACAGACAACACAAAGTAATTTTATCAACAAGACCTAATGCATCAACCAATATTATATATGATGATGAATTATTTTTTAAGAAGAAAGAAGAAGATAGGAAACGCAGTGAGATTATTTCATTGTGTAATGTGCTCGTTGACGGAGAATATATAGATGAGCAGAAAGATCTTACACTTGCCTATCGTGGTAGTAAGAATCAACGTGTCATTGATGCTCAGAAAACTCTTTCTCAGAACAAAATTATACTCTATTGCGATTAAATAATAGGAGGTATACAACAATGCAAGGTGTCAACATTCTGAATACAACTGAAATATTAGGAAACCCATCTTGGGCTATAAATTTGATAAATGTAGGTTCGTTCATAGCAATCATAGGAGCAATTTTTATGATTGTAACTATGATTATTGCGCATAAATTTACTTATAAAACGATAAAAACAATGGCTGTAGTAAGTTTTTTAACAATAATTGTAGGATTATTAGTAGTAATTATAACAAGTATTACATCATTACAAAAACGTGTTCCAACAGGAAGATGTCAATACGAAGCAACAATAGATGATACAGTTTCATTTACAGAACTAAATGATCAATATGAAGTAATTGAACAACGTGGAAAAATATGGATATTAGAAGACAAAGAAGAAAGCAGGTGATAATACGTCATATCTTATTGATAAATTCAAAGGTAAGTATCGACTTCTCGTTGAATACAACAAAGACACAAATGATTTTAATCGTAAACTAAATGACACTTACGAGGATTGCGATATTTATATATCATGCCAACATGGTAATAAGGTTTTCTATTATGGAAACAGTATTTTAGAAGCGTACATTCCATCATTGCAGCGTGGTAATAATATTATAAAAGCAATCCAACAAATCAATCCAAACATCATCTTATATACTCAAAAAGGTGATTCAGAAGTCATCTTTCGATTCAAATATTCAGATTCAGATCAGGTAATCCCATTATTGAAACCACGAACATCAGGAGCAAGTATCTCACCATTCAGCTCAAAGAATCTACCAAAATCTAATTACACAATCCCAGAATCAGATCTTACAGAATATAAATCAGTTATCTCAGATGTCCCAAAGAACGAACTTCTGTCTATTTGTCACACGTCAAATAATTTTATTAAGACTTTAATAACAAAACAAAATCCAATAGAGAATATAAAAGCAGATATGAAATTAAAAGGTTTGAAGGGCAAAGAGTATATTCATTCAATTGGACAATGGGGCAACTACATTAATTATTTAAGAAAGGAATTATCAAAATGAGAGAAATTACTAGAGAAATTACAAAGGAAAAGTATGACTATTATGAGTCGCAGCCAAGTGTGAGTGCAGCAATTGAATCAGATATGTCAGATGACATCATCTATGGATATGGCTATTATGGTGGCTCTATTTATGAAGACAATGGCAAATATTATATGAAATATTCTATTGGTAATAGTTGTGAATAAAAAAGAAGGAGAACAAAAAAATGAAGACAACAAAAATTAAGATTAAGAAACTCAATGATTTAGCAATTATTCCAGAAAAAGGAAGTGAATATTCAGCAGGCGTAGATTTACATGCTGCGATTTCAGAGTCAATTTATATTTCACCGCACGAAACGATTAAGATCCCAACTGGACTTGCAATGGAGTTACCAGAAGGAACATTTGGTGCAATCTTTGCAAGATCAGGGTTAGCAACTAAAGAAGGATTAGCTCCTGCAACAAAAGTGTCAGTAATTGATTCAGACTATAGAGGAGAGATTGGAGTTCCGTTACATAACGACTCTAATATGTCTCGACTTATCAATCCAGGAGAACGTATTGCACAATTGGTACTATTGCCTTATGTTCCAATCGAATTTAAGGAAGTATATAAATTATCTGATACAGATAGAGGTTTTGGTGGTTTCGGAAGTACAGGGAAGTAGGTGAGAATAATGCCACCAAGAAAAAAGAAAGAACAGCCAAAGAAAAATGATTGCAAATATCAGACTATAGCTTCAACAGATACAAATTATTCCACATTCGAAGTTATGAAAGAATATGATGATTTAGACACCGCAAGAATTTCTTATTTCAACGATATGAAAGAATGGAAAAGTGATGAGAATCATAGGGAGTATTTACACTTCGGAATTAGAGAAGTTAAGTTAAATAAATAAAAACGTAAAAAATAGGGTAGCCATAAATTAATATGACTACCCTAAAATTGAGTGATATAAATTAACAATATAAGATGTGTAAATAATTTGTTTACACTTTTGTTTACACTTCAAGATGATGTACTCAAACCTCCTTATTTTATGCGGTTTTTGAAGTGCATACAGGGGTTCGATTCCCCTACGAACTGCTCCTTAGATTTCTCTGAAACGCCTTAAATACTAGGCTTTCAGAGATTTTTTATTTTCTTTGATTTGTTTACACTTGTTTACACTTTTTAAATGCACACATTTTTATTCGCAGCATGTTCAAGCTTGTTTTCAATTACACTATTTGTATTCTGATCAAAACAGTAATTGTTCAAACTTGTCTGTTCATCTTCATGACCAGCTTGCTCTCGAATAGTATTGATATTTATCTTTTGGTCGAATAACGAAGATATATATGTTTTTCGTATCTTATGACTACTTTTCTTCATCACGCCAGCTTCAACACATAAGTCAGTCAAATATTGACTAAAAGCAGAAGTAGTACCACGAACACACCCTTGACTTTTGATAAAGATAAAATCTTGGTCATAATATCCATATTCCATATTTGTTTTTTTAATCTGTCGTAAAATCTTTTTAGCAGACTCATTGAGATAGACCTTACGATCTCCTGCAACAGATTTTGTGTATGGAACAATTGTGTAACCATTAGACATAGATTTTAATTCCCCATCAATTTCTTTGATTGTATAATCTTCAACTTCCATACGTTGAATATGAATATAGTTATCTTCAACATCAGACCATTTGATTGCACAAATTTCTGAAATACGAAGACCTAACTGAAAATTTAATAAAATCATCAATGGAGTAGTACACCAAGGATGTTCTGCAATTTTCTTTTTTGCAGTCTCACATATCTTTTGTTGTTCATTAACAATAAATACCTGAGTATTACTTTTTGGTTTTTCTTTTCGTGTAAACAAGTTCGATTTAATTCTTACTCTGCGAAACGGATTATCTTTTAGTAAGTTCAATTCTGGTTCGCAAGCATAATCTAAGCACTGTCTCATAATAATCGACATATTATAATATTGCTTTTTTGTCAGCGAATATTTTTTAATTAAATTATGTGCCCATTCATTGAGAGTAAGATAAGTTAAATCTACTAATGCAATTTGTGTAATACTAGTATTTTTATAATATTTATCCCAATCAACTAAAATACGTCGAGCGTAAGATGTAGCATTAGTCTGAGAAGCCTTATATTTAAGCCAGAGAGGAAAAATAGTTTCAAGGGTATAAATATTCTCCTTGATGTATTTTTCGTCCTCTACAGCCGAATATGAGGCTATAATGGCATCTTCTAAATCGTGTAAGTGTGTTTTTGCAATTAACCTCCTTCCTGTTTTTTTAGATGGATCAAGAATAGTTGTTTTCCAACGACCATCTTTATCCTGAAAAATCTTGTACTTGTGTTGAGATAATAATCTCTGTCTTTCTGTTTCTTTCATTTTATTTCGTACATCATCAAGATTTATCATACCTTGACTTTGTAGAAATATCAACATATCGTTTGAATTTATATCGTTAATTTGTATCACTCCTTAAAAAATAGAAAATATAAGAAAATAGGGTAGTATCAAAAATGATACTACCCTAAAATTATTATTCTGCTTTTATTTTAATAGCTTCCATTCTTTTACCGATCCCAAGCGTACCTTGCAGATTCATATAATCGCTCGCCCAGCCGATTGTCTGCATATGGCAGCATACTTTAGCTCCATGAATTTCGATAGCTTCAATTCGTTTTCCTTGTCCTGTTGTACCAATTACAGTGTTTTTATTAATGACTCCGTAATCTTTCCAACCGATACCCTGAATATGTGCTTTAACTGATATCTTCTTTCCACATGGATCAATTTGAATAGCTTCAATTCTTTTAGCCTGTCCTGTTGTTCCTGCCTGCTGACCTTCAGTTTTCCATTCTGACCAACCATAAGTCTGTTGGTGAACACGATATTTAATAGTTATCAACTGAGAATTTACCTCCTTTGCAATCTGTCCATGAAGATTATATAAATAATCACCTGGACAAGCTTTATTGGCGAACCATCTATGAACGGTCATATTCTGTTTATCAACTTGACCAATTAAAGACTTATCACCTTTCCATTTTAACTCTTTAATTCCGTTACGCTTGCATATATCTACCAATAATGCAATTAAAGACTTGTATGCTTTAGCAGATACATGCCAACCTGTACTTGCGCCACCATCATTGGCTACCTCAATAGTAACTGCACGATTATCGTTAGATGAACTACTAGATGCCCATGAGCGATCTTTCTCTTCTACATACATGCCGACTCGACCATCAGAATCAATGCCGTAGTTAGCACTTGCTTTTGCTGTCTGAAATACGTTACCACAAGTTTCAACAGATAAATTGCCAGCCATGCAATGAATCGTAATTGTATCAATTGCATGATTTCTACCTGTCGTTTTATAAGGACTAATTTTTGTATAATTAACTAAATTTGAATTACTCATATATTATTCCTCCTTAAAATAAAAAAATAACAACTACAAAAGCCCACCAAATTTGGTAGAGCTAAAAATTTATATAAACCTCTTTCAAAAATATGTAAACTAAATTAAATATGGATTCCTAAACTCGAATATGGTCAAAACATATACAAAAGACATTATTGCAACTGTCGATACAAAATGGGGCAATGTATATATTGCCGAAAGTATAATGATAGACATCCCAAACAGGGAACTGACTAGAGCTAAAGGTGTTCAACTAACTGTAAATTCAAAAATGTTAAGTAGTGTATTTGCCTCACTGAATAGTTTGACAGAAACACAAGCAAATATTATTCTCCTTCGTGGCACAAGTGCAAAAGTTAATTGGTGGTTATATTTAACGCTAATTTTTTCCATGCGCTCCATTGTGCAGGACTTCCGCTTCGCTCTCTCAATAGAAAAGTATTGTAAGTTGGCTTAATTATTGCCTGTATTCCAAAGTCATTATAGGCGAATAGTACCAACACAATCGACCAACCACTTGAAGCTGGTGCATTGGGCGGAGTAGTTGTTGCGATATAATAATATCCGTTGTATGATCGTGTATTATATGAATTCATATCGCCCTTTATGGTTCCACGATAAAACAAAGGTGAATCTAATGTGTTTTGCTTTCCACCTATATTCGAGTTTAGCGTAGATAGCGCACCTGTAACAGTACCATTTCCGATAGTAGATATATCTGTCGTTCCCATCTTGCTTAATAGCCACCGAACATTCTTAACGGCAGTAGAAATCTTATTGAAAAGTGATTTATGTGTTTCGCCAGATGTGATTACAGCAGGAGCAGTAGAATCACCTGTAGAAGAATCACCAGAAACAAATGTTGTTAAAAGATTCGCTGTATCATATGATGCATTGAATTTTGTATTTTCACCATCAAATGATATAAAATTATTCATATTACTACTATTATCTTGTGTAATGTTACTTAATTCAAATGGTGTATATGGATGTATATCCATCTGCAATGAATTTTTTACTCCAACAGAAGAATAGACACCTTGAGCCATTACAGAAGAATTGACATCTTTGTTACTATCTTTTGTATTATCTACATTACCAAGCCCAATATTATCTTTGGATATAGTAACTTGTCCAGTCTTATATTCAGTTTCTTCACTTCCACGAACACCAGTAACACCACCATTTTTGTTCCATTTTTCTCGTTCGGAAGCGGTAATATGTATAGTGTCATTACCTGTATGCGTATCAAGTTCGGACTGATTTGCTTTTGTACCAATAGCTTTATTTAATGCTTCTTCTGTTGTCTTACTAGCTGTAATAGCATCAGAAACTTCTTTTAACGTGTCCATTGTTTCAGGTGCACCATTGATGAGATTTGCAATTTTTTGATCCGTATATTTATTTGAGTTCGCATATGCAACATCAATTGCTTTTTGCTGTGCAATTGAAACAGGTTTATCTTTGTCTGATGTATTATTTACACTATCAAGACCAAGATTGCTTGGTGTGATATTAATATCACCTTCACGATAATCAGTTTCGGCATTACCTTTTACACGAGAGAATACAAATTTTTCTCCTTTAAAAAATACTTTTTTTGCCATATTTTTATTTCCTTTCTGAAAAATTGTATAAAAATAAGACGGTTGTTATTAACCGTCTTATTAATTCTTCACTACTTCACAAAATAAACAGTATTAGAATCAGGTGTGATCTTGTTATAGTCCGTCTCTGTCTTTATAACTGCGTTCACAGCACCAACTTCCGATGCTGTGTAGTTTGGTTTTGTACTCAACTTTGCCACGCATATACATCCTTGGCATTCCTTGAATCTGTTAATCTTGAATCTGTATTTTTAACATATCCAATATCATCAGTAAATTGACTAAGCTTAGAATAAGTAGTATCCGTAAACTTTGCATTTGCTGGCACATTACTGTTTACAGTATGTCCATTGACAGTAGAAGAGTTACCACCATTTGCAGTCATACTCGTAGGAAAATCTGTAATGTCGGATTTACTATGTTTGTGACTTTCCTCGCAAAAGAAGAGAAGATGTTATTAATAGTACGAGCTAAACCAGTTTTATCTAAACCATTCATATCATTCCTCCTTGTCATTTAATTAAATATAAAGTTCCGTTCTGTTTATCTTGTTCAGATAATTTATCGTATACATCTTGTTCTATAAGTTGAATTTTATCATCAAGCTTTGTTGACATAGAGTTATACAAAGCAGTTGTTTGATCTAAATATGATTTTGATTGTTCTGTATAATCTTTTGTTTCTTCATATTTTTGAGAAATTTTTAATAAAATATCTGAAAATGTTGTGAAATCACTTGCACTTTCGATATCATCCATTTGAACAACTGATTTATCTACTTTAAGTATACCAGTAGTAGTGGATATAATAATGTTTGTTTCGGATTCAAATAGTTGAATCTGAAATGGAATTCGATTTCCACTTACAACAGTTATTGTTCGATCAAGCTCGACAATAATTTGATTGTTAGAGATTTGACAATTTTGAAGAATCACTGTGCCATCAGGTTTTTTCATCTGGAAAGAAGCAGTAATGCCTTCAAGAGATAAATCTTGACCATCCTTAGTAACTGTCACATAAACTTTACGACCTTGATCATATTGCTTGGTATAAATAGGTTCAAAAACTTTATTATCCATAATGTCTATGGACAATTTTTGAATATCTTCCATTTTGCCCTCCTTTCATTACTTGTAGAGATAACAATGAAATCCATCGATTTGATTGTTTGTAATTCTGAGAATGTATTTTTTACCGATATTAATAAAATAAATTTGGTCTAAAAATTCAGAAGACAGATATCTTTGAACATACACGATGTCTTTTGTTGCAATTGTTCCAGAATGATTAAAATCATACAATAGAAGATCAGTATTTGCAGATGGTTCAATTCCAACTATAATCTGTTGCATTCGAGTGATATCTGTTTCCGAATAAGGGTATTGATATAAAATACCTAAAGAAAATAGAAAAGAAAGAATATAACTCATTTAATTATCACCTACCATTCAAATTTAACCCAAGCAATTTTAATATTTTGACCTGAATTTAATGCACGGTCTAAGTTAGCATATACGATAGTTCCATGAATTTGCGAGCCATCAACATGAGCAGATGAAAGAGAAGCATCCGCATTAGTTAAAAAGAAAGCGCAATTGCTACTACCAATGACACCAGATAAAATGACAGATGTGCTACCAGAACCATTACATGTTGTTGTTCCGCATGAAATATGTTTAATACCATTACTGTCATTTGTATGACCAACGAGTAAATTATTCGTTGTAACAGAATTCCCATAAACTGCTGTTGCGGAAACAGAAGGAGAAGCAATACTTTTCGCACCAATTGTAGTTTTATTATTTCCATTCGAAATTTCTATTGTACGCTTAATTGATTTTGGATTTAATAAAAAAGTTGATGTTTGAGTATAAGAATCCATCCCGTTTAGTAATCTTTGAATTGCCACTATATCTAAAGTAGTTAATCGACCATCATAATTCATATCAAGACGATTATAGTCTGCTTGGGTTGGCGTAACTAAACCAACAATAATTTGTTGAAGACGAGTAATATCCGCATTAGAATAGGTTGGCAAGGTTTCAGTTACCGATACAGATAAACCATTGGATGAAATGTCGAAACCTGCAATAGATCCCTTTGTGTTAGCCGTTAAAGTGTTAGCAACAACATCACCATCTATAGTTGCCCCTTGGCAAAACATTTTTCCGTCTTTAGTCACGTTAAAATTATCTGATTTAATACTAATATTTTTACCAGATAAATTTATCTCGCCGCCAGATAAAAAGTTGATTGTCTCTTCAGCGGTTAAATTGATGCTATCCGCACCAATTTTCACTACAGTACCTTCGTTTGCATCCGTACCAAGTTTAACTGTAGCAAGTCTGCCGTTATCATCAACCTTCAAAACGATCTCGTCATTTAGCTGAGAAATTGCACTATAAACGCCTGAAATTGCCTCGTTTGAGGTTATATCCAAGCCAGAACCATCCCCACGTAAATGAAGCCCCCCTTTGGTGTCTACCCATAGTATTTTTCCGTTATTATTTGACAAGGAAATCAGTGTTTCATCGTTTGGGTTTACCACAAAAGAATTAGTTCCATTACTGATTGATAATCCGTTTTTGTCGAATTTCAACGAACCACCATCATTGTAGATTCCGAGAGCTTCGCCAAGCAAAAGTTTACCTATAATTGTTTCGCCAAGTACACCATAAGCAGACAACATATCGCCTGGATGTTTTGGATCTTCATAATGGATTTTCCCGATTGCAGCTTTCACGGTCTTCCAATTATCATCTGTGATTGCAAGTGTGTTATTTACAACCTTTAATTGTTCTGGCTCATATTCACCAGTGATATCATCATAAGTTCTAGCAAGGAGTCCATGATTGTCATACGTAATGCTTTGACTATCTGAATCCCGAATGGCAACAGCAGTAGCATTCATCCCATGTTCAACCCATTCCGATACAGTTTTTCCTGTTTCTTGTGCATTCTTTGCTTGTCTTTTAACAGACTCGTAACTACCAGCCATAGACTTGGCACTATCTAATACTGATTTGATATCCGATATACCATCGGAAACTTTCAAAACAGAAGAGAAATCACACGAAATTTTAGAAAAATCAGAATCCTTGATTGTATAATTGAGTAATCTTAATTCATAAATATCGTCATCACAGATAACACGAATCCAATTTCCACATTTCCATTGGTCTAAGACATCTTTGAACTCATCAATTGTCCATATGTTACCAACATCAGTTGACAAGTCTACTTGTAATTCACTTGCCTTTACAATTTCCTTTTGTGCAACTTCTAACAATTCTTCAGCTTTTGATAATATCTCTGAGTTAGATAATCCGTCTGAAATATAATTGTCATTCTGATATGTGTCTTCACGTCTATATAAACAATATTCACTATATAAGTCTTTACCAAGATACTTCTCAAAATTGAGTTCTGATTGAATATTATCACGTTGTTTTTCGTATTTAGCTTCTTTGTCCTCTTGTTCTTTTATCTGTGCTTCACGAACTTGAATTTCTTTATCAACTTCTAATTTCTTGTTGTAATAAACAAGATAGATAGAAGTATAAAACTCATGATTTGGATCTCCAACTCCTGAGTCAATTAACATATCAATGCAACTCTGATATGCATCGGAGAATGAAGATAAGCGATTCAACCCATATTTAGTCCAATCGTATTCCTCATCGGACATATCTTGTTTATCAAGAATCTTTTGAATCTTCTGTGTAATAAATGTCTCATAATCATCTGTGATTAGAAGCGTAATATCAAAACCATTGATCGCAGTATCATTTTCATCATCAACAGATGTAACTTTGAACCGACCATTCCATACTTGATTACTATATGTAGAAGACGCAATTTCAACTTTATATCCTGCTGACATGTAGATATCTGCCATGCTTTTAACTGCATTATTTACAGTTGTCACACCAGCAACACGCAAATTCTGCACTGCAATCATTCCGAGATTATCAGCAGTCAGTTTTGCCAATTCTTTATTAGCATCCGTATCATCTGTCTCAGGAGAAGGCATCATACTAGAAGTAAGATATAAAATCTGGTCAATCGTATCATATAAACCATTCATAATTTCCTTGTATGGTTTCCTTTTTGATTCGTATAATTCTTGATAGGCATTGATTTGATCTATTAATTCTTTAGACATATCCTCTGTCTGAAACGCAGCAAAACGATTAATGTATTCTGTTCCGTTTGGATTCACCGCACGAATAGCAGCATTAATAACATCGTCTCCACCTTGGATACGGAAGGTGTTTTTTACTTCATCGTCTTTGGTTGTAACTGTAATGCTATCTGATAGATTATCATTAGATACAGGAACATTGAAATATTCACCATAACCCCTTGTCATAGTTGTCCTACATTTAGAACAAACAGTTTCATTTTCTGCTCTGTGACCACATTTAGGACAGGAATTTTCTAAATCATAAATACTAATGCTACGATCATACGAATCCACCCATACAAGACAGTTTAATTCATCTGCTAAATCCCCAGTTAAAAAATCATAAATTGATTTATCATTAATTGAGAAAGAGCGTACTAATTTGCATAAACTCGCATCTACATGTTTTATCTTGTAATGTGGTGCTTTAGATAGAACACGACCAAGCAAGGAACTTGAAATATCTGTCGGATCATAAATATATGCCATCTTATAAGCATCTCTGGCAATATCATCCTCGGTGTTAATTTCGATATCATATAGCATTGTTTGCGACAATTCTGCAATACCGAGATTGCTACCAGTGATGGTTTTTACTGTCTCATTTGTTTGGGTTTTATCTATTGAAATCTGAAAATATTCATTATATTCAGGAATATAAATAACTTTTAAATCTTTAATTTGATCCCATAATGGAGTCGCTATACCGTTTACTTCTTTATAAACCTTGAAACTGCATTCATTTTTATTGTACATATCAGGTGTAATCGACCACTCTGATATTGGATAAATTGCGCCTATTTTATGTTTGTTGCGGTGACATAGAACAACGGTGGGAGTTACCACATTATTATTCATGTCAAGAATAGGATATACCATTAGATTCCCACCTTCCTTCTAAGTTCATATTTGATTTCAATGTTACATGGAATATTTACACGAAACGTATTTACAGTAGATTTTACCGAGGTATAGATTTTTGGAAAAGAAAAATTGAAATCTTCCATAACATCATGAGATGAGAGAGAAGAAGTAACGACTTGCATATTGTTAATTGAGATAATTTCTCCATTGGAACAATTATTAATACGAGTAGTACGTTCTTTATTATTAAAAGAATAAGAGAGTGCTAAATCACCAGCCTGCTTGCATTTAATTATCACATCAATTGGTGATGAACCTGTCTTCGATGATGTATCGTTGATAATAAATGATTCATCCGCAGACAATGTTTTATTGATTTTTCTTTTAGTGTAACCAATTTGGGAGTCAGTTGTAACAGTGAATTCAAGTCCAATTACACGAGTTCCTAACTCAATTTTATTCATATCTATTTTAGCATTGTATTCAACTGTATCATCAAGTGAATTAATAAATGCAAACCTATGATATCCATCCTCGCGGCAAAACCAGCGTGATACTGCTTCAAGTAAATCATCATCAAAATCTTGCATTTGACAATTCTCAAAATGTCCCACTTGAAAAGTAGTGGTGAGAAATTCTGAAGATGTACTGCCTGTGAAATAATTTTTGTACGAGTTGGATGATTGAAAAGTAGAAAAATCTGTTTTGGAAATAGTAGAGCTGTCCGTAGAATTGTTCGAGGTAATGTCGCATATTTTTAGATTAAAATCTGAACCATAGCGTCCATCAAAAATAAAATCGTCTTTCATATCATATCCTTTCCAGGCTATGATAGAGATTTATTAAATTCTGTAATAGCCTTATTTGTTGCCTTTTTGTATTTGCCTTTTTCCTTGGCATAAAATTTCTTTTGTTTACTAATTAATGTCTCATAAAGAGAACATAATTTTTTTGCTTTTTCAATTTGAGCCTTTAATTCTTGTTCATATGACTGGAAAGAAGCAATAGTCTCTTCATTGTGAATGGTACTCATCTCATTTACTTTCCCCTGTAATTCCGCATTTTCCTTTCTCATTGCTTCATTTTCCACACGTAATCTATCCACTTCATCGCTAAGTAGACGAATCTTTTTATCCTTTTTATCTTCCATATTTTTTACCTCGTTTTCTGTAATATAAAAAAGACACCTCAATTGGTGTCTTAATAAACTTAAATTTATTAAATTAAAAAGAGCAGGAGATTAGTCCTGCTCTTTACCATCATAAAAATTATAAAATATATTTCTTAGTATTAAACTCCAACTTTCCTCATATTAGTTACCTCCTTGTCTGCTTATTACAACAATATCATATGTAATAATTTTTGTCAATGTTATTCTGTGTCACTTACAGTAAACACAAAGCCACTATGTTTATCAAGCCATAATGTAGATATAATATCTATTGACGTTTTATCATCGGCTTCTGTAACATTATAAAATTCTTCCGAATCAAAAATAAAATATTCTTTAATATGTAATTCATCATAACATTTTAATGTAAATGTAATACCATCCGTAGGAGTTAAAGTGTTCCAATGGAAATTAGTCCAATGATTATAACCTTTTTCTATTACAGTTTTCTTTATCGTTAAATATGGATATTTATATAACTCTTCTGGTATTTCATATGAATATGTTTTTACATTTATTGGCGAAATATCTTCATCTGTAGACGTTACATCTTTTTCATTTATTTCTTTTACTCCTTCTGGCGAAATAATATATGATTTTTCTACATTACAATCTTCTTTTTCAAAAGTTGTAATTAATGGAAAATATTTATCTTCTATCTTATATACTCTATATGTTAAAGTTATAAATGTTTGTACTATTCCATCCAGTTTTCTTATTTCTGCATTGACGACCAAATTTGTTTTAAAATTTGTATGAAAAATTTCCATAGTTTCATCAATTTTTCGTTGAAAATACATTTGAATATCTGAGCATTGTTCTAATTGATTTCCAGATGGAGTTAAAACCATTTCAAGAGCTTTTTTCTTTTCTTTGTCTTCTAAACCTTTTAAAAAATTTTTTGATACAATTATATCTTTTAAAATGGAAGAAACAAAATCCATAAAATCATTTGAATTTTTTGAAAAATCAAAAATTGACCCAATTAATAAAGCTATTCCTATGGTATTTGACAAATTTACTATAATCATTTTTATTATACAATCATTAATGCTTAAATCTATAATAATTGAAATAAGAATAGTAATAAACCCAATAACAAAAAATTTGTTAAAAAATCTACGAAAAAATTTCATAATGTCATGTCCTTCCGATTATTAATATTACTATTATATACCAATAATCGACAGAATACTATTAGAACATACGTTTATACAATACAGGAGAGTGCCGAAACACTCCCCATAAAATTAGAATCGGTTTATGTCTTTGATACTTTTTCCTGCAACTAAATCAACTGTAGCTGCTTGAAGTACCTTTTGTACCTTAGAATAGTCTTTGACCACACCGATAAGAGCTTGTGCAAACTGATCTGGATTCTGAATACCATCTAACTTGATGTCTCCAATAGATACACTCACATCACCGCCACGGTTAGTAGTAGCAAATGTATTCATAGTCGGCATTGCATTCTGATAAAACTTCTCCGGGTTCTGTTTTGCAATATTCCACAGATTATCAGTCATTTCACGAGTAAATACAGTTGTACCACGAGTGATTGGAGTTAAGATACTACCATCAGAACGTCTGATAATTTCAGCACCCTCTTCTTGTGTCCAAGCTAAGTGATCGTAAGTTGCTTCCTTTAGACCATTCTTATAGCCAATCTGATTACCTTTAACCCAACCATTACCGCCAGCACGTTTACCTCTGATAATTGCTTGAATATGATATGGATAAGCACGACCATTAACGATTTTATCAATCTCAAAATAATCTGGTTTGAATCTGTTGACATTGCCTGTTGGAGCAGTACCATAAGAATCATAATACCAATTACCTGTAGCATTAACTCTTGTTCCGACATTCGGTGATGCCTTTGGTGCTTGTACGGAAGAATTATTGCTTGTATTTGCTTTCGGAGTTGCCTGTGGTTTAGGTGCTGTTGAACTAGAACCATTTGCAATACCATTTGGATTATTTGCAGTTGCTATATTCTTATTCGCCTCTGCTTGTGCAATTTGAAGCATCTTATCAATTGTGACTTGAATGCTATTGATTGCTGATTGCACAGTTGTAGCATAAGTGTCGAATTTACCTGTGAAACCAGAAATAACTGTTCCTGCATCGTTCCATATAGTCTTCATCTGATCGGATATTGTATATCCTACATCAGAAGTAACAGTAGTAATCGTATCACTGATAGAGGATTGATTTTCATTGACTACACCGATTAGCTCTTGAATAAGTATTTCGGTCTGCTCAAACTTCTCATCAATCTTATCGGAATACTCTTGATACAAGTCGTCAAGCATTTTCTCTTGATCTTCGATGTACTTGTCGTACTCTGTATCCTTTAAGTCCTTTTCAGCATCTTTGATGTCAGATTGTAACTGTTGTACTTTCTTTAAGGATTCCTCAGAGTTATCGTTCTCAAAAACAGATAATTGCTTCCTAAGACTTGCCAGATTTTCAGTTTTCTCACTGATTGTATTTTGGTATTCGTAAATCGACTTTTCGTTGTCCAGATATTCCTTTCGCTTGTCTATGAGTTCCTGCAATACTTCAAGCATTGCATCATATCCATCACGAGCAAGGTCAATCATGGATTTCTTTTCATCGTTAGCTGAAAGTATAACATCTCTCTGCGCCTTAATGAGTTCTTCTTTTCGATCAATCAAATCCTTATTCGCTGGATCTTTCGCAATGTCTGCTTCAATCTTCTTAATCTCACTAGCATATTTCTCAGCTTGTGACATGTAAATATTATACTTAGACGCATAATTACCAAGCTGTGCAAGACCTTCATTTGTAAGTCCTCGATTCAAGTGACCATCGGTTAGATTGTCCCTATCTTCTAATAGGCTTTGTACAAACTCAATTTCATCTGCAATACCTGTGATTTTATCCTGAACGAGATCGAATAAATCCCAATCAGCCTGACGTATATTATTATAGAACTCTTGAATTGACTTGTTGGATTCTACGATAGAACCATTGACTTCATCAATCTGCTGTTTAAGATCATACCATGCTTCTGAATATTCTGTTACCTTACCTGTATTCACAAGTTCGTTCAATTCAGAAACCATTTGATCTCTTTGCTGAACTAAGAGTTTGTTATTCTCATTCTCATTTTGAAGCATTGCTTCATAGTATGATTTTGAGATAATACGACCTTTTGTTTCAGCATAGTCCACCAGCTTATCAAGAATATCATTGGTATCCGTGAATACCTTCTCCATGTCCTCAAATTGAGTAACAATATTGTCGAATTTCTTTTGCGCTAGTTCGGAAAGAGATATGTTGAGTTCTTGGATTTTATCTTGGCATTCTACGGCTTTATTATACCAAGTTTGGTAATCGGAAATTTTCGTCTTTAAATTTTCATCTGTAATAGTTTCAATTTGAATAGTACCATTTTGAACTTTTTGTTTATAAGAGTCAGATAAACCAATTGAATTTGCCTTGTCAATATATCCTTTGTATGCTTGTTGCTGAAGTTTCATTTCATCGGCTGTTTTGGAAATTTCATCATTTAATGCCTTTGAACGATTTGTCCATTTATCGTATGTATTTTCTACAACTTTATCAAGGCGAGAAATTTGTTCTTCAGCACGATTAATAGCAACTTCAATCCAGTCAAAAACTTCTTCTTGTGGCTCAGAGGATGAACCGCCACCTCCACCGCCTGAACCGCCAGAACCTTTAGAGGATGAACTACCACCTCCACCATAATTAGCTTTAGTGCCACCTGCACCAGTATATTTATATTTAAAACGTGGTATTTTAACAGTTTGTTTGTTTGAATTATATCCAACTCTGGCTGCAAATGATTTACCATTATGAGTTACTGTATCAAATACTGGTAAATCAACTTGAGCAGTTGTATAATCAACATCAGCCGAAATAGTACCACCAGAAGCCCTTTTAATCATTTCGGCAATTTGTTCTGATGTCATTTTTGCTTGCTGTCCAATAGCAATTAAACCTTGAATAATTGGTGAATTATCCATGCTTGTACCGATTGCTATATTCGCACCATCTAACTGAGAAATTAATGAATACAAGTTATTTCTCATTGCATCAACAGTATGTGTATCACCGTCAATTTGTAAATGAGCAATGTAACTTTTGCCTGCCATGATTGCAAGTTGATTCATTGCATCTATATCACCTTGCGTAGCAGCTTTAATCGTATCCATATTTTGTAGAACAGTATTTGTGTCAAAAGGTAATACTTCTTGACCATTAACATTTTTCTGACCAGTCTTATACATATCATTTAACTTATCAGTAATGTTTTGTATTTGTTCTTGTTGTTTGGATACATCAGCACTGTCAACTGCATCATTATATTCTTTTACGTTTTTAGCTAATTCAGAATATCCCTTTGACAGTTTTTTATTTGTATCAGTTAATCGACTTTCAACAACCTCATCAGCATTCGTGATACCCATTGCCTTTAATTGGGCTTTTGCATAGTCTTTATTTTCGTCGGTTAAATCTTTGATAACATCTGTCTGATCTATGTATGCCGTGATTAAGTTATTAATTGCAGATTGGGCTTTCGCAGAATCATTTGGAAATTTAACCATCGTTTCTTCAAAGGTTTCTAATGCATCCGCAACTTTGGCATCTTCTTCTGCAATTCCACCAAATGCAGATTCCACAGCGTTAAGAGTATCTGGACTAGCAAAACCATTCACTATTCCATCTGTTGTAGAATCTTGAGACACAGTTTGAGAATATAATTCTTCAAGAGAAGAGAGTGCAGATTTTATATCAGCAAGTGAATCAACTGCATCTGATGCGGTACGTGTTTCTATATCAATGACAGCTTCATCTTGTAACTTCTGTATCCACGCCTTGAATTCCTCTTCAGTCATATTTAAGACATTAGAAGGTAGTTCGACATCAACCAATACATCTAATTCATTTTGTGTAAGTCCTTGTGTTAAGTCGTTTATTTTTTGGTTTACGTCAGATTCTTTATTAGATAATGCATATCCAGATTTATGAGAATAACCCATACGATCTTTTAAATCTTGAATCTGCTTCTTAGATGCATCAATATCATAACCAAGTGCAGGTGTTAACTGAGTCCAATCAATATCAAGTAAATCAGCAATTTGTTTAATATACGCTTCAATCTTTGGAATATTTTCTTCGAGTGCAGCGTTAGTGTCAATAGATAGGAGATTATTCCATGCCGTTTTTACTTTTGTTGTGTCTGAATCAGATAAGCTTGATAGATTATATATGAAATCTTGTTTAATCTGCTCGATTAATTCTGTTCCAGAAAGGTCTCCGTATAATTCATTGTAATTCAGGTTGGATAAAATACCATTAATAAGACTGATGCCATTATCACCAAATGAATCTTCGATTTCTTGCATCATCTGGTCGCCTTGTAACGAAGAAATAATATAATTGGCAACATTTTTATTCGTAGTTTCAACCTGAGAAGCAAAATAATCAGCATCGTTATTATATTCTTTTAACAAACGAACATATGCATCTTTAATTGCTTGAATTTGTTTTTCTGTTAAAATGCTAAAATCATAACCACCGTTTACGTCATCTCGAACAGATTGCAAATCAATGTTTGCCTCAGACAGAATTTGTGGCATCATTGTTCCATTGTAATTCAGAAAATTACCTTGTTTAGAATCGCTAGATAAAATTTGATCCAAATGCTGATATGTTTCAACTAAATTTTCCGAATTATTCTGTGCCTTTTGTGCCTGATCAGAATAATCTTTCATATCTTGGTTATATGACTTCCAAATGTCATCAAATTTATTTTGCAACTCAATGGAATTTGCTGTCTCTAACGCATCGACATATGAATAAATAGAAGTAGTAATATTCTGGACGCTTCCATCTAATTTTAAAATGGCATTTCCATTATCATCATAACCAGATGTTAATTGTGGAAATAACTCTGCTAATTGATTACTTAAATCTAAAAACTCCTTATAATCGTCATTAGATAGTTTACCTTGGTTTTGGGTAGCTTTACCAAGATTTTGTACCCCTTGTGCTAATTCAGCATAACGGTCGGAAATATCATCTATAGTTGATTTAGTAGATTCATAATTGGATTTAATTTCGTCTGCTGCATTACGTGCTTCTTCACCAACTTCTCTGATTTTTTGCTTTGCTTCTTCCGCAGCTTTACCAGAAATCTTCTTATATGCCCATTCAATTCCTTTTCCGGCAAGAGTCATCAAACCACCAGCAAGCGCACCAACAGCCATGCCGCCTAATGCATTTAATACATTAGCACCAAGATTTCCAATAAAGTTCCCAGCCATTGATTTAACCTTACTAAAGCTAAATCCAAGACTATTTAATTGCTCTTGGTATGCCTGAAGATATGTCTGACCTTCTTTGAGAGTGATGTCTCCATTTTTTAGTGAAGTACAAAAATCAATAAAACCTTTATCTGTTGTACCTAATTTTTTAGCTAATTTATCAAAATTGTCACATGTGGAAACCATACCAGGCTGTAATTGCTTGAGTGCATTAGCAACATCGTCAGATATTTTTACTTGTTGTTTCCCAAATGAAAAACCATTTTTTGCATCATATTGTGCAAGCTGTATGCAAAATGATTTACTTTGTATAAATCTATGGTATAATTTATTTGAGAAGGAGGTAGAAAATTATGAAATATATTAAATTGTGTCAAAATTGTAAAAATAATCGCAAAGATGATGATATTTGGGGATCTGGATATATTAGTTGGATAAAAGATGATAGTTTTGAATGTCCAGTATGTCAACATAAATTAGTGGATACGGTATTAACAGGAGATGAAGAAGAAATATTAAGCGATATAACTCGTAGTGCATCATTTTACGACTCTATGATAGATCTCAAACAAAAAGATCCAATAGAGTTTCAATTAAAAATGTCACAATTTAAAACGCAGTTACAACAGCAGGAGAGTAGTAAACAAACAGAAGAAGCTAACCAACCTCATTGTCCTACCTGTGGTTCAACTGATATACAAAAAATATCAGGAACTAAACGGTGGCTTTCTACTGGATTGTTTGGTTTGGCAAGTAGCGATATTGGTAAGAGTATGTGTTGTAAAAAGTGTGGGTATAAATGGTAGAATAATGGGAGAGATTTCGCAATGCTTACAAAAGATCAAGAAAAGATATTACGCTGGTTATTATCTCTTAAAACAGATATTAAAAATACCATTACAATAAATAATTCTATGGTAGAATATCCAAATCAATATACTGATAAGCAAATAATTCAGAAATTTAATGAACTTGCAAACTTAGGTCTTATTTCTATCAAATGGAATAGTCCGAATCATAATAATCTTGATTATGCCATTGATATAACCATACTAAAAGATGGCATTAATTATTTTGCTAATAAAAAAGCTTTGAGAAAAGAAGATAAAAGAAGATTCGTTGAATCAAACTTAGCAGTAATAATATCTTTAATTGCATTATTAAAATCATTTGATTCTGAAATTATTTGGCTATGGAAACAATTAATGAAATTATTGAAATAATCAATGGAAATTTTGGGTGTCTATCAGCAAATTGATTCATTGGAATAATTATTTTATCATATATAAAATCTATTTTAATCACGACCTTTCTGTGGTTATACTTGGAAACCGAATAATTGGTAGAATCTAACAAAACAAATGTTCAATCTATTATTCCCTTGTATATAATAGTAAAATATGATTGTAAATTTATTATTTATACAAGGGAGGATTTTATTATGTACACATTCAAAATTACAAACAAGGATGGTAAAACACAAGACTACAACCATATTAACAAAGTTTATTATGGTCACAAGGGAATATCGGAGTATAATCTTGAAGGTGAGAATATATTTGATCACCAATATTCTACAGGATATGATTTGCATTTATATTCTGAGAATAATGCGTTTACCATCTCTAAGTCAGAAATTGCAATTATAGAAGTTATAAAAGAAGATTAATTGTTATATCCGAATTCAATCGCCACTTCTGGATTGAGTTCGGATATTTTATTTAGATTAAGTGTTTTAATTTGTTCAATAATAGGTTTTAGTTCTTCTAGGTTATTGATTTTAATTTTAATATTTAATTTTGTCATTGTTTTCACCTCGTTTCATATAATTTTGGTTATTCCGTACAATCAATAGATATAAGAAAAGAGTAGCCAACAGACTACTCTTCGTAAAGGATATTTATAAATCTTTAATCAAATTCTTCCAATAATTATATCTTGCAGATACATTCTCTGGATTAGATGTGCCATTTTGAACGAATAATTTGTATTCTTCGTTTTCATCATAGTGTTCAATAAAATCAATTACAATATCGACAAACCGACTAAACGATTTTTTATCTCTAGTAATTCTATATGCAGAATAGAGTACCATAGGAATAGAAGTTGCAGGCAAATCATCAATCGTTTCAAAAGCATTTTTCATTCTATTCAATGCTTCTTCTAAAGTGTTCATTTTTTCAATATATTCATCTCCATGTTCTGCAACAAAATTATTCATATCTTTTGATCTGAATGAAGTAAAATCATTTTCTTGATTTGTTGCAATTAACATAAGTGTCTGGATAATCCAATCACGAGTTGATCCATTTTTCTTTTGTGCTTTAGAAGAAATCATGCTAATAAATTCATTATTTGCCAATTGAGATACTTTAGCATTAAATTCATTAGAGCCATACACCACTCGTAATTGTTTTGGATTCAATGGTTTCCCTGAATTTTGTCTTCTAAACATCTCTCTAACATCTTCATCAGTATAATCAGAGATTTCGTAAATTTGTATTTCAGCATCAAGTAATGCACCCTGAGTTGCCTCATCTAGTTTGGTATATTTCTTTTTACTAATATCTTTTTCTTCGCCATTAATCATAACAGGTAAGAGATTGGCTGGTAAAGCAAATTTATCATTAATAAAATCACGCAAAGTTGACAATCTCTGAACTCCATCAATAACAGCATATACTCCATTATCTTCTACAGCATACGTAGGATTAACTGGATATTGACGTAAAATTGAATCAATTAAAAATCCCTTTTGTTGTGTGTTCCATTGACCTTCATCTCTTTGAAGTTTATGTGTTAATACAATTCCACCATTCCCTAATTTACTTACAATTGACGAAATTGTTTTTGTACGACATGTTGATTTCATGAAATACCTCCTAATTTTTAATTATATATGATATTTACCATATATGGATTAAAAAATCAAGAAATATTATAATCTGGAATACAAATATACGAAAACGCATTTTTGACGAATATACGTTCTCTATATTTAATTATCAAAATATGGTACAATAATACCAAGCTGATTGTATATGAGCCATCGTATCTCATATCATCGCACGACATGAAGCTTGGTATCATTTTCTTATATATACCATACGAAGTACCAATTTATAGTTTGGTACGAACTATGGAAATAAATATTCAGCCCTTTCTGGGCAATAATACAATTTCCCAACTTTAAGATATACTATAAAGAAGGGAGGGTAGAATTGTTAGTAGTCTTAACGCAACTATTGAAAATCTTGGGTTGTACAGGAGTATGTTACTTTGGATATTTGATTCTCAAATTAGTAGCCACAATACTGATTTGCAAAAATCCAAAACTCAGTGATGAGAAAGTAAAATACATAACCCGTATGATTTCTAAGGACAAACATCAATCTAAATAATTTTATTCTGTTGTATCAGCCATAATTTATTTCCTTTTATTCCTGTGGGAGTCCATCTTTGCGATGGCTTCCACTTTATTATTCTCTGTTTTGCATATCAAATTAATTATTTTTCTATTCTGTTTTACAAAGTCAGCAATAGAAGAGTAATAAACTCACTATTATTTCGCATCGTATAGTTACAATTGAACTTTTTCGCCACTATCACGCTCAATGATAGTAACTATGACTATACCTTCGTGGGTTATAATATAACCTACGCCCTCTTGGTAGTCGATGGGAGCGGCACTTGCCTATATAGGTAGTACGCCTCTCTGCTGATTAGATCATCGTGTTACATTATGAGTCACACGAGTCCGTTCCAGTTCTTATCTAAGTCTCACGAATCTTAGAGGCTGCGTAGTTCACACACAGTCATATCAGAGGTCTACAGTGTAGTGTCTGTAGTTGATTTTACTTATATATCTTCCTTGTTCATTAACAAGTTCTTTGTGTTTTACCCAAGGATTCTCACCTCGGCACGAGATATATTCTGAGCCTTACACATATTGCTTACTACATTTGTATGTGTATATAATCTTGCAAATTATATACTTGTATAACCCAGCTTGTTTGCATTCTTTGCAGTTAAATATCCAGCCAAACCAATAAAGGCGGTTCTAAGAATACCAACATGATTTACAATGCCATCTAAAATGTCAATAAATTTACCACCAGCATCAATTGCACCTTTGAGAAAATCAGAGGAAAGAAAATCGTTTGCAAGTTCTTCTAATTTGGCTTTTGTAACATCAATAGAATACTGAATTGATTTTTGATAATTTTCTTGTTCTTTTTGTGCAGAACCAGCAGAATTTTCTGCTGTTTGATATACGTCTTCCAATTGATCAATATTCTGCATAACGGAATATAAAACATTGGCATTTCTCTTTCCAGCTAAAGCCTCTCCAAGAGAAGATTGCTCTAAGTCTGTAAGATTATTCCACTCTTTTCCTATTCCAAGTAAAATATCATATATGGACTTAAAAGTGTTTTCATCTTCCATGATGTCAAATCCAGTAAGAGATTTGACCAAATCTCGCAATTTTGAAGTTGTCTTTGTATATTCATCGGTTTCTTCGCCAAGATTTTGTAATTCAGTTTCAGCACCACGAATACGTGCAGAAAGTGTTTTAAATGTTGTACCGATACTATCTGGATCTTGTACTACGGCATTTGCAGTAGTAACTAAAGCTATACTTTCAGATAAACTTGTATTTGCAGCATTAAACGAAGCAGCAGAACGTTTCAAGGCTTCGCCAATACCTTGTGTATCTATTGCATAGTGGTTCGCAACCTCATTAAATTTATCAATTATGCTTTCAGCTTTACTTGCATCTAGCTGAAAACCTTGAAGTGTAGAAATAAGATTTTCGCTTGCAGTTTCGGTAGACATATTATCACCGACATTAACATACAGTTGCGTTGTTTTTGCTAATTTCTCTGCGTCTGGAATAGAGTAGCCAAGTCTAGCCCAATCTGCTTGCAATGATACAATATTACTAATTGAAGAACCTAATTCCTTTGCATCAGAAGTTGCTTGTTTAAGAGCATTATTTAGATCTGATTCCGTTCCATCAGATACCTTTCTTAATTCAGTAACACTTTTATTAATTTCATTAACTAAATTAAATCCTTGCTGTAAATATCTGATCCAGTCTTGCCAACTCAAAAACTGAGCAACAAATTTACTATTCATATCAGAAAGACGATTACCAATTTGGCTCAAGAAGTTTTTACCCATATTGCCTGTTTCAGCAACATCTGCTTTGAATGCAGAAAAAGAAGCTCGTAAATCATCAAATTCTTTTCCTGCTGTTCTACCAGCTTTTTCTAGTCCTTCCGCATATGAAATCATTTCATCAAGTGTTTGTTTCTGTGATGAAGACATATTGGTATTTTGAGATTTAAAAATCTTCATCTGCGAGACAATATCAGAGATTTTAGAACCTTGTTTAATGAGTCTATTTGTCAAATCTTGCGAAGCATCAGAAATTTCTTTGATTTCACCATCAATTGCCTTTAATCTAGCAACATCTTCTGGCTTAGTAATATCAAGTTGTCCAATCTCTGTTATTTTTGAACTAACTCGTTCAATGAATTCAGGAGTATATCGAGAAGCATTGGTGTATGTAGATAATTTTTTTGTTGCATTATCCCGGATATCTAAAAAGTCATTATCTACTTTTTGTTGATTTGTTTTTGCTATTTGTTTTTCAATATCACTAATCTTATCATGAAGTTTGATTAATTGTCTTTCCGATTCTTGAATTTGCGTAGCAGAAAGTATAGGTTCTTTTTGAAGGGTTGAAATTTGTTCTTTAAGACGAGTAATTTCATTAATATCTCCGTCAAGACTCTTGCCTTTTGCAACTCTTTCAGATACTTTTGAATATCGTTTAATAGTATCTGATAATTCTTGATAAGTAACTTTTTGCTTTTCTGCATCATCTTTACTCATACCAGAATCGCTATCATCGGCAGAATCCTTAACTTGTTTATTTGCTTCCACAAATTCCTTCTTAGCGTCAGCAGCTTCACGAGCAGACTTAGCAATCTGTTCCATTAATTCAGCTTCAACTTTCAAAAGATTCTCTGAACCATCAATAGAAGATTGGACACCTTTATTAGCTGTGGCAAAATCTTTCTTTGCTTGAACCGCTTCCTCGGTTGCTTTTTCTACTTGTTCCATACCTTCTGTTTCAGGTTTAGTGTCGGTAGAAGAGCCAGGAAATTCGTCTTTCGTTAAATTCATCTGTTCATAGACTTTATTTATTTTCTTAATGGTTTCCGCATTATCTGTTAAATCGAAAGAAGTTTTTATACCACCAGCATTTGAATACTTTTGGTACATTTCAACTAATTCTTGAATATCTTTTTTCTGTTTAGAGAGATTTATTTTATCAGATTCATCAGCAATAGATTTGAACTTAGATTCGATAGAAGACCACTGTTTATCTAAATCACTAACAGAAGCGTCTTTGAACATTTTATAAAATGTATTACCAATATCTCTCGTCAAATTTATCATGTGATCAAGACGAGAAATAACGTCATCAAGAGTAGAAGATACCGATTTTAATTCATCATCTGCTTTATCCACAGAAGATGTATCTACTTTCTGAGAATTTAACTCTTTAACTTTTGAAAGAATGACATCTATAATATTATTGCTATTTTCAAGTTTTCCAACCTTTCCAATAGATGATAGCTCATTAGTACCACCCATATTGAGATATTTATTATATTCTGAAGCAAGTTTATCTACATTTGCATTTTTTCTAAAAGAACCATCTAACTTAATAGAATTTTCAATTAACTTAGATACATTCTGCCACTGTGTTTCGATGTCGGTGACACTACTTACACCTGATGCTCTAGCGAGAGTAGATTCTATATTCTGCAATGTCTTTAACATTGACTGTAATTCGGTTAATTGACCAAGACTTTTTGAGATTTCTTCTGCGAATTTATCAAATCCTTTAAAACTAAAATCCTTTGAATCTGCTGAATTTAATAATTCATTAACTTCGGCAAGTTTCTCAGCAAGTTCATTAACCTCCTTTTTTGATTCTGTAATCTGACCTGTAATATCAATCTTTTTACCAGAATCAGAAGAGAGAAGTGTATCTGATATTTTCTTGAATTCTTCTTCATTAAAATCAAAATGTAATTTAATAGGAGAAGATTCAAATATATTTTGGATTTTAGAAATTGTTTCCTTAGAATAAGAAACAGCCTCATCCATTATAGAAGTAAATGTTTTTTTATAAACACCTTCTAAATCAATAACTGCATCCTCACCAGTGTTTGCCAATTCTCTTTGATATTTTTTTGAATAGGACTTACTAATAGCACCAACTTCACCTTTTTTATCAGATGATACTGCATTTGGTGCGACTACAAGTTTTACAGGAGCAACAACGGGATTTTTATTAAGATCATTTTGTAAATCTTCAAGAATAGGAGATAACTTTTTCCATAATTCAGATGAAGTAGTTTCAATTGTTACACCAGTTACTAATTCTGCTGAATTTGGGTTGAATTTATCTGATATTTTTGCAGAAGCTGTTTTGGAAGAAGTAGGTGTTACAATTTTCTCTAACTCTTCACGAGTTTTGATAGCAGATTCACGAATTTCATCTAAAGTACCCTTTACAATTTTTCCGTATTCAGATACTTTTTTATCAACATCGTCATCAGAAATAAGTATTGAATCACCAAATGTATATTCCCCTGTTTTATCAGGAATGTCCATTAACTGTTGAATAGAATCATGTAAATCGGCAGCCTTTAATTTTAATATATTAATTTGGTTAATTGTTTTTTCAAAACCAATACTATTTTTATCAAAATTTGAAAGTTTTGATTCAGATTTTTCGATTAATTCAAGAGTATTTTTCAAATCCCTAGCAAGTACATCTAATTCTGCTTGAGCTTGATCTGTATCAAATAATTCATATTTTGAACCTTTTGCATCGCTGAACTCATCTGTACTTTTAAGTAATTTATTAATTTCTTTTATCTGAGATTTTGCTTGATATACTACACTATCATCAAACGACATTAATGAAACGCCTTGACCACCAAGCTTCTTAATCATTGTATCAATAGCATTATTTGTATTCTGTACATAATCTTGGAAATCTTTAAATTGACTACTTATCTTACTTATATCAACGCCATTTCCAAGTATTTTTATTTGTGAATTTATAGTTGAAACAGCTAAATTAAGATTGTCAATTTCTGCACGAACAGATTCAAAATTCTTATTAACAGTTTGTTTAAAAGCCTTAAAACTGTTTTTATCCACTTTTCCGATGCTTAAATTAGAAAAAGATTTCTCCATATCTGCCTTAAAACGCTTTAATTCAGTAATTGTGTTATCAAATTGTATCTTCATTCCTTTTGATAACTTATCACTTGAAGCCATCTCGGTTAAAGCAGATTCGTAATCACGAATCATCTGATTAAGCTCATACTTATAATCAATAGCAATACTTACTACACCATCTTTTGCCATTTTAATTCCTCCTTATTAGATTTTGCATCTATTCTGCATGTCTTTTATTAATTCATGTTTATATTTTTCCATTTCGTTATAAATGTTAAAACTCACAGCAGCTCCATAACCACCATGCCAATCACCACCATGCCATGTACCAGATGGATTATAGATATATGTACTCAATAAATCCTGTCCAGATATTGAATAATTTCTAATTCCTGGATAATCTTTCATAGTAGAACCATCAATACGAACACCACCATAAAATCTATCAGTTCCATTTTTATAATATTTGTGAACTGATTTATATAAATTGAAGGTACGAATATAATATGGTTCATCGTATTTATTCAGTTTTGGTTGATAATCGGCATAATACCAATCAAGCAATGTAATATAATGATTTGTTAATTTTTCAGAAGCCTCATGTGCTAAATTTTTTGCTTTTTCTTGACATTGTTTTTCTATCTTATTTATAAAATTCTGATCCAATTTAAACGAACCCATATATCATCACCTCTAAAATTTCACTATAATTTCACTATTTATTCACTAAAATAGGAGAGCCGTATAACCACTCTCCATAAGAAAAAGCCCTATGCTTTTGACGGACATAGAGCCTGTTTATTTTATTTATTATATATGATATAATTATTACACCTGTGGTAAATATAGGTAGATAAGGAATTGCTGTAATGGAAACCGCTTGTTCAATCGTTTCTGCCTGTGTTGCAGTCTTAGGACTTGTATACACAGTATACAGAGACAATAAAAAGAAATAATATAACATATTATTTTAAGTACCACAGATGCGAGTATCTACTTGATAAGGTTGATGTGATAGAACGGTAGAAGACCAGTCACCTTCTGCTACACAAAACTATAACAACAAAACCTATATTTACATAGTTCTTGAGGGACAACCTAACCAAGTAGAGAAAGTATTTGCTTGACAATATGATTATAAATGTTATAATCAACAATAGAACAAGCAAAATAATAAAAATCCATTACATGTACTCATCCATATCTTCATTGCAATCTGACTAATTGTAGCCGAAGACTTAAAGAAAAAGTACATCAGGAGGCAGGAGATAGCATCATATTATTCGTAATGTGGTGCTATCTCTCGTTTTCACAAGAAATTTGAATTTACTTAGACTTCTTTGAAATTTCCATTCTTTACAAACTCAAGAATTTTTCCTTCTAAATCGTCTTTCGGAATTTCATCGAGTTTCTTACTTACAACATTAATAAGCGGTGTGAGAGTAGCATTTGCCAAATCAGAAATCCTTCCAATCTGTTTACTAATAAATGCCTGAGTGGTTGTCTCGTTGAATTGTACATCCGACTGCTTCATGGATAGAATTGTCTTAAATTCATTTAACTCACTCATTGGAATAAGTGGATCTCTCTGTTCAGAGCCAACCATTAAAATATCAAGTAAGCCAGATGACTTCAACGCATCATATTCCTTAATAAAACTTCTATCTTCAATCTCAAGATCTGTATATAATTCAATCACAGCACGACAAAACTGTACATACTGAGCAACAGAATTTACTCTAATCTTATCTGTCTTACGATACTTTGTTTCTCCATTATCATCATAAGCTTCCTGCTCAAATGTTGTTTTATCTAAAATTAACTGTGCATAAGTATCTTTCTTAATAATTGATACATAAGGTGTAATTTTAATTTCCTTTAATAAAGATTCTTTTAATGTACTGTTATTATAATTATTATATTTATTTACAAATTCTAAAACTGTCATATCTTAACTCCTTTTATTCCTAATTTTTTGCAACTAAAAAGAAGCCGATATAAATCGACCTCTTAATCAATTTTATGTACTGAACGGCAGTAGCATCCACTTGGCATTTTTGTGTTTACCAATATTCTTTGTGACATATTCGTGAACTTCCTCTAAGCATCCACAATTTATGTCTTCAAGAGTTTGATATTCAAGCGGATCACTCTCATCAACACATACGAGCTTATAAAACACTCTTCCTTCCATATTCAATTGTTCCTCCCAAGAAATTATTTCAGACAAAATAATTCGTATAAATCTACCTTGAGTGCTTTTGATATAGCAACGGCATGATGTAACCATATATCATTTGTGTCTTCATTTTCAATTTTGTTTAACGCAGATACTGATATACCAGTCATCGCAGACAAACGCCGCAAAGAAATATTCTGTTGATTTCTGTAATACCAAACTTTATTTTTCATATATGTAGTATGTGTGAATTATTTTATCTTATACATATACTACTACAATATGTGTCTACTGCATTAAACGTTTACCTAATCACTATAAAAATCCAACTATACCCATCATTTGTTACAATTGTTGTCTTCTGAGAAAATGCATCATATTTGATATATGATATCTGTGGTGATGTATCACATATATGATTGTACATATGGGAGTCAATCATGTAATTATGAGAAGAGAGCAGTGAGTCTATTTCTTCTGAGTACATTTTTTTGCCTCACGTCTTAATTTCTTTAATGTGTCATATTCCACCCAGCCGCCATATTTGAGATTCCTACAAATAAACGTCAGGTTAGTTTCTGGGTATTTAGCCCATATCATTTTTCTTTTTAAAAGTGACATACTATCTGGATTGCCCTTCACATCAAAAACCTGTAAAGTGCCATCAGACCATATAACATTAAAATCACTTCTATATTTAATAGGTAAAATTGTTTTACCTTTATATTTAAATTTATCTTGAAGAACATATTCTACTTGACGTTCATATGATAATATTTCTCCACTTTTCATCTTGGGTTCGATATACTCTTGTAAAAATCTAAGCTCCGTTAGACTGTCATAGGTTACGCCATTATATGTCCGATTTTTCTTACCTTGTTCTGAAATATCTACATGATATTTTGATTTTGTTCTTGCTATTCCTTTTCACTCCATTCTAAAATAGAAGAGTGGCATCCGAAGAAACCACTCTTTCCAACTAAAATCCGTTTTTCAGTTTTTCCTTGTACGATTCCATAATAACTTCCATTGACACATTAACCTGTCCATTTGTTCTACCTAATGATTTAAGCAAATCTTCATAACGACCATGAATGTCAATTACATGATCATATTGTTCCTTACTATATTTTCTTCCAGAAGAAATAGCGGAAGCCATATCTAATATCTCGTAACGCCAATCATTAATATTTTTGTCTTGAATAATCAATGTTAGTTTTTCCAAATCTTCTTTTATCATTTTGTCGTGCCTAATTGACTGTTCAGTATCTTCTTCTTGTTTAACTCGTAATTCGTTAAGACTTTTTGCGGTTTTGATAAGTAGTTCATGATCTTCATTTTTTTTTCGAACCCAACTTACAGGTCGTTTAATAATCTCTGAGAACTTACCAATTAACATTACGGCAGTAACAATAGCAGACATTAATAAAAATATTAGAATCAATATGCTAAGAAAATTATACTGAGATAACTGTTGAAGTGCTTCTGTCATAATTGCACCTCATTTACTTTTTTTTAAATTTATCAACCAATAGTTGAAAGAAATTCTTAACATCAATTTCTCCATTAATAAATTTTTTAAACAATTCATAGAAACCTGTAGATGATAATCCACTAAAAATTCCTGTTGTAATAATATCTGGTGTAATATCTTTATTAATCCAAATATTCATTAGACCGCCTATAGCTCCCACTATCAACGGAATAAATTTATTTATTTTATCTGTTGTAATAGCATTCTTGATAATAAAACCAATACACAAACAAAATATCATAATAGTAGGCACAGCATATTCAGCTAAAAATCCTAAATCCATATTAATTTCCCTCCTTATTCATCCACGACCAATCTATAACTTGCCCACATAGAGGACATGGTGATTGATAACAATTCAACTCTGTATAACAACGTTGACAGTACGGATATCCACCGTCTAATTCTATTTCTGGTTCTATAGGAGTTGAAATTGGTATATTTTTATATTTTTCATTCATATAAATTACCTATGAAAGCTCATAATTACACCACTTTTTATATACGTCTGATGTAGCTGTCTTTAAAAATACCATTGCTAGAATCGCATTATCCTTATCATCAATACTGGTATAAATATCAATTGGATAAACATTGTTCTTAATATACAATAATTGCTGTTTAGGATTGACAATACGAACAACTTCGTGTGGTAAGTAATTTCTCGCTTCCTTTAAATTTGTTTCTACCATATTTTCCTTTCGATCCTTTATTTAACGTAAAAAATAGGGGAATATAACCAACTATTGAATAGTAAAGCTATATTCCCCTATCAGAATTTTCTAAATCACTATTCAATAACCACATCGTCTTTAACCTTTTTGACTTTGGATTTTCTATAATACTTATTCGTTGGAATCTCTGTACTCTCGTCTGACATAACAGATTCATCTTCCTTAATAACATCATCAGTTTTTTCAACTGGTTTTGTTTCTTCGTTAATCTTCATAATTGCTTTTTGATAACTTTCACCAAAATTAGCAATCTGAGATAAATCTAGTTTATCGAGCCGCTTCTTTGCATCATCTGCTGAAATCTTTTTGTCTTCATAATCAGAAGTTACAGTATATATGTCCTTGCAATTTTCAGAGCAATATGCGAAATACCATGTTGGTTTATTTCTATCTTCTGGTCGGCATTGAGGGCAGAAAAGATGCTCACACCTGCACACGCAGCAGGTTCTTAAACCTCTTTTATTCATTTATTCATCTCCTTAAATATAATAAGAGGGCAGTATATAACCGCCCTCAATATTACTCATCAGATTAGGCTTCTTCTTCCTCGTCAATGAAATAGATTTCAACCATTTCCTGACCAACAGAACATGTGTCTGTAAGAATAGCACCCTTATAATCCATTGTCTGAGAATCTCCACCCTCAAGAGCAATAGATACTTCTGGAGAAGGGATAAATGATGGAATGTGAATAACAACTGCACGATAACCACCATTTACATTACACTTATCAACAGCGAGAGCCTTGAAGTACAGTTCATGAGCCTTTGGATACTTATCACCAGAGATAGTAACCTTTGCACCACTCTTAACGTTCTTCTTGAACTTAACAAGATACTGTACTTCCTCTGTATCTGTTGGTGGTGTAAGTGTATTTGCATCGGCATCAACCTTAAATTCTGTTGGAGATACATCTGCACCCTTTGTATATGCCTTGCCGAGAGAACCATTTGTTGACAATGCATTTACAACAAATGAATCTGCAACTGCATCTGTGATATCAAGTGTTTCACCAGCCTTTACAATCTTAAAAATTGGCATAACAATTGTCTTTTCTGCTGTTGCAACTTCTGCATCAGTTGCAGAAACAATCTCTGCGATAGCAAGGTTAAGAAAAGCATTAGTGGCTGTGATTTCACCAGTCTTGCCAGAATACTTTCTGTAGACAAGGTTTCCATCCTTATCCTTTACGTCTGTTGAATCTGCTGTGATATCAATTGTCGCATTCTGAAGCTGTGTAAGTGCATAAAGAGCCTTATCAGCTAAAGCACCGTATCCAAACTGAAGACGGTCAATAATTACGTCACCTAACTTAAATGCCATAATAAAAATCCTCCTTAAAAATATAAAAATTTGTATTAAAAAAGAGCGACTAATAAATCGCTCATAGTTCACTAATTATTCATGTAATTCACGCATGAAATTAAATTGTTCTTTTGGAACTTTACTTACATCACAGAATCCACTATATGATCCTGCCATAAGTGCACGACTTGATTCATAAACTTGTAACCTTTGTACTGAGTCCATAAATTCACAAATTCCCATTTGTCGTAATTCTTGTAATTTATATTTGAATCCTGGATGATTAACGCAAGCAGATACCAATGGAAGAAGAGTAGAACTTTCTTTATCAGTACGTTGTGCGGCGTTCATCCTATCTTCATCTATCATCCATTCCTTTGTGATTTTCCCTTTCGCCATTTCAATTTTGGGATGAATATTGAGCATAAACCTTACATATTCTGCAATCTGGTTGTATTCAGATTCCTTTAATATAAAATTTTGATCTTTGTCGTATAGACATAATTCAGAAGTGTCTGAATCAGGTAATTTTCTATTCATCAATTGCATTTTTTCGATTTTATAATCTGGGAAAATTAACCGCATTGCGGAAAAATCAAATGAAGGAATTTTATTTAGAATATCAAAAACTTCAATATCGTGAATTTTACACCAATCTATTTTTGCATCCCAAAGCATCACACGAATCGAAGTAGAGTTATACAGAATGGGAGATAAGCCAGAATAAAACTTTGATTCACCCATATTTAAAATATCATAAATCTTAGGCTGCACAATTTTGATTCCTGCGACATAAAAATCTTCACCGAAGTACATTGCCAACGGATCAAATTCATATTCTTTTTTATTCTCAGCTTGTTTCTTTTGAGCATCAGCTAAAACAGCAGCTTGAAGCCCATCCAACATATCAGTATTTTGCTGTGCCATAATATCACCGCCTTAACTGATAGTTATTAACAGTGGTCTTGTTGTCCGTGGTTTTATAAATTCCATTAGTATCAACAACTTGAAATACAAGAGTACGAACAATATAATTATTATCCGTTGTAGATTCCTTAGAAGATATGAGATGTGTCTGCATACCAAAGATATTAGACCAATTAAATCGTTCTCTTATAATAGAAGCAATGAGGTCATGCCTTGGGATGCCTGTTAATTTGTCATTTCTATCATTACCATGAACAAAAATAGTAAATGTAACATTTGTGTATTTTAATGTATCTTGATAACGAGGCATCTCATCAAAAGATACTTGGTAACAGATATAATGTTTTACCTCAGTCTGAGTATCAGGGATAAATAAAAATGGTCGAATGTTTGAATTGCTTCCAAAATATCTATCCCATTCTCCAAGAGGTTCATACTCTTTTGTATCTTCGTTCCATTCCCAGTTGATATCACCATCATCGTCAAAAAGTTCAGATTCTAATGATTTTTCATTAAGTGCATATAAAAGACATGGATTAAGCATAAGTGCTTTTTCAATCTTTTTCTTATACTGAATATTTTCATCATCGGGAGTAGTCTTATATGCACGAAGCTTATTTAACAAGTCATTCTTTGTAACCAATTTTTCTTCCATAAAACACCTCCTATTCAGTTAATTCCAACGGCAAAATTTCAGATTCAATCGGTAAGTTATTCGTAACAATTTCACACTTAACAGACAGTATTTTGCCGATAACGGAAGTGTCATTAGGAAACTTTACTTTCTTTTGGTTGTACTCTGTACCAGCTCGCCATGTTACTTTATCAGTCCAATCTTCATCGTCAATAGAGCAAGTCCACGTAAAGGTTGCATCAGCATATTCAGTTGTAATATCTTCATTGGAATCATTGAATAGATTTACTGTAAGATTTTTATAAGAGCCACCAACTTTAATTGTTGAAGTGGATGCTGAAATTCTTGCTGTGATAGAAGATGGTGGAGTAGTTGGAGTAGATGGATCTGTTGGAGTGATTTCTGAATCGAAATACGAAGCCCACATACCAATAATATTACCATCAGAATCTTTCTCGATATAATCTCTATGTTGGTCAAAGAAATCTTGATATAGAGTTAATTTCTGAACCCCAAGTGGTTGAGCATTTTCAACCTTGCTGATCTGCCATGCTATTGCATTGTCAGTAAAAGAACTAACAAGTACACGCATATTCTTGGACGACTCGTTTGTATACCAAATCTTCTCAGTAATTGGATTTAATGGTAGCCATACTTTATCTTGGTTTTCTTGCGAAGTAAATCGCAGGTCAGTCCAAAGTCCACTGTTGTAGCTGCTTTGCATTTTTAAAACAGACCACATTCTACGCTTGATTTTTTCTGTTCCATTATTCTCAATCCACATCAATTCATAATTACATTTAAGAATTAAATACTTTGGGAATTGATTAGCAGGTTCAATACGAAGAATCATCCATTTTTCATAGATATGTTCATCATTCGGAATATCAATAAATAAGCCGATAAAATTATCATTATGATACTTTTTACGATAATCAGTTTCAAAATAGTAGAGTTCATCACCTTCTGAAAAATGTGTTTTCTGTGTTGGTTTAAACTGGATATAATAATCTACCTGGTCTTTATCCATTGACTGATATGACTTAACAATAAACTTTGCATCTATGCGTGTTTTAGTTGTATTCTCATATGTCATACCTTCAGCTAATCGTGGCTGATCATCATGATAAAAGTCGTAGATGTAACAGATTTTACTTTGGATATCATTATCCCAAGTCTGTTCCATCGCCCAATCAGATTCTTCCTTATAAATCTGACCAATCGTTTTAGCACCGTTGTTCTTGGCGTTTGCGACACGCCTAGCTGTTTGTAGACTCGGCATCGCTTACACCTCCCTCAAACATCTGCTTAATATATCCGTGAGAATCTAAAATTGCCCTGCGAAATTTTTTGTAGCTAAAATAATCACTCTTAAAGTTGTCCATAGCACCTTGTAAGGTTGCCATAAGAGTCACCATAAGTCCGTTATTATTAAATAAGGTTTTTGTACCACCTAATTTAAACATAACGTTTTCAAAGAAGACGAGAAATGCTTCATCATCTTCAAATATTTTCTCTTCAATTGTCTTGTCTTTGTAGAGCAGTAGTTTATGAATGTCACCATGCATTGCACGAACTGCTTCATTGATTTGCTTGTCTGTGAAGTCACCATATATGTATTGCATATTAGGACTCCGTATTGATATAGGAATTGTACATATATCCGTAATCACGAATACGTTTATTCAATTCAGTTTTTATGGAATCCAGACGGTCAATCATATTTTTGTGATTGTCAAGTAGCTTCTTTTCTTCCTTGCCACCTATCATTACTGATGTGTGCATAATAGAATCAACCTGTGGCTGTAACCATTCAATCGTCATTCCAAGTACAAGAATTCCTACGACAAAATTCATATCAGCCGTTTCGTCTACTGAATTATTCAGCGTAAAATCCAACTGTTGAATTTCATCATCGAGTGTAAGAGAAGAGAATAGTCTACGCACCCTTGGATTAGAAATTACATTGTTTAATCGCTCTGTATATATTTCAAGCAAATCATTTTCGTCAAGAGAGAGTTCCTTCGGATCTGAAATTCGTCCTCTTGTTCGTGAAAAAATTGTTTCGTATGGAAGCGTCATTGTGAGCCTCCTTTACTATTCAAATAATTCAGACATCAGTGTAAAATTCGTCCCATAAAATGCATCAAGTGCTTTAATTTTCTTTACACTGTCAACACGTCCGTTTGCTATCAAAGTTGCTGCAATATTTTTAATTGATTCCTTTGCACCATCTGGAAGTGTTTCAATTGTCGCAATCATGGTATCTGCATCTGGGTTAATTAATAAATCTTCTAAGTCGCCAACTGAATACATAGTTGTATAAATTTTCTGAACCTGCGGAAATTCTGCAAGAAAATCTTCATCCTGAATGATAAAGAAAGGTTCTGTAATATGTCTCTTACCTGAACGAATAGCAGCTACAAGATCCTGATATTCCACCTCTGTCACATCGCCACGACCAGCCCATTCATAATTCACACCTGATTTAATTCCAATCATACCAAGACATCCAGAAACAATTGATTTACATTCAATGGCATCTGTTGCATTAAACTTTCTAACTTCCTTTTTAGCTGTAGATTCTTTTTCTTCTATATTCTCCGTCTTTGGAGTTGTTGTTTTCTTTGTATAAGCCATTTTATAATCCTTTCGTTCCATAAAAATAAGAGGCTGGATTATACCAACCTCTTATAACTTCTATTTTTATTTAGGCAATAGTCCAAACACCGAAGTATCTATCAAAGATACATGCGATACCCATTTCTCTCTGTACTTCGTATGTCATGAAGTCGTCAGCTCTATCAGCCTTTTCAGTAACCTCAACAATTTCTGTTTCTCCAACATCTACAAACTTGCAGAACTTATTGTCAACATTAGGAACAATAAGAAGAGTACCAGGCTTGATGAGTTTCTTTGTAACATCATTCTTAACAAATCTCTGTGGAATTTCAACAAGAGTAGTAGTCTCGTATGTGCCAAGTCTACCAAGTTTTGCCATATCCTCTTTCTGAGCATCTGTAGCCCAATCAACATCTGTAAATGCATTAAGCTTTTTAAGATCTGTCTTTAAACCGAATACTGTTACATCAACTCCACCATTAGCAGCAGAAACATCATCAAGTAACTGATCAAAAGATTCCTTATTAGAAGCAGTAATCTCCTTTGTTACATGGAATACTTCCTGTGCAGGAATTTTATCACCTACAGACATTACCTCTGTAAGCATATCATTCTGAACTTCTTCCTGCATAGCGATTGATACAGCGTCAACAAACTTAGACCAATCTTTGCGACCTGTAAGATATACGTCAATATCCATACCAACCTTGATTGCGTAGTTGGATGTCTTTACTGAGAAAGATTCACCCTCTGCAAGTTTCTGCATTGATAAGTCATGATGATCCCCAGATACTTTAGCAACAGTAAGAATTACATCCTTATCTGTCCAGAACTCATTTTTATCTCCCTGAGAAATATTCTTTGACTCAACAAACTGATTAAAGAATTCGTTTTCCTGTAAACCAGTTGTAACCTTAATATCAAGAGTATCCTCAAGAACCTCCATAAGTTCAAGACCGTTTCTTTTCATTGCTCTTTTAATATCTCTTTTTGAATATTTCTGTGTAGGATCTAATCCTAAAATGTCGAAACAAACACTGTTAATTTTTGCATTTACAGCATTCTTAGGAACTTCGTTTCCGTCCTCGTCATATACTGTTATACCATGTGTATAATCATAGAAAAGCTTTCTAAAGCCTTCAAAATCGTTCTCTGGTTTAGAGAATACTCTTTTTAAATTATCAGAAAATACTAACATATTATTTTAAACCTCCTTCCATAATTAAGCTTCAATGGTAAGTTTCTTAGCACTTACGCCTGTGATTGCCTTTCCTACTTCTGGTTTTCCATTGAATCCTTCAGTAGAAAGTTCAAAAGTGTCATATTTGTGCAAACCATAGCAACGCACTCTGTCGCCAGCTAGGTTGTAAAGGTTTGACTCTTTCTTCCATGTATTAGTCCAATCTTCAGCCCCAACAGGAACGGAATATACTAAAACTGCATCTCCAGGATCTGTAACGAGTACAAGATAATTACCATTGCTCATCTGCTGTACGATTTTTCCTGTAAAAGTAGTTACAGCAGCTTCCTTGTAAAGATCGAGACTCTTCCAATCTCCAATTGCGATTAAATTACCATTATCGGTATCTGTTGTAAGTTCAACAGAAAACATATGCTCGCCATAATTTGCTGCTAAAACATTGGAAGGATTAGCAGTTGCATGTTTGGCAATTTCATACTTAATTGACATATTTGCCATAATAAAATTCCTCCTTAAAATTTTTTGCATTAAAAAACTCGTTGCAAAAAAGCAACGAGCATATTGATTGTTAGTTGTGTTAAATTTTTAATTAAACTTTAAATTTCCATAGCGATTATTTTTCTTTTTTGTGCTATTCACATTCGTAAACATCTTAACTGAATTTGTGTTTTTCTTTGTACCAGTAGAAGAGAAGTTCGCATGTGCAGACATATAATCTGAATGCATAACCTTTACTTTTGTTTCAAAGTCTTCTACGGAATAATTATCCATAGTCTTTACTAATTCAGCGAAATCAGTATTTACATAATTTCCTTCTGAATCTTTCTCTGTAAGAACAGAATAGTTATCAGCATTGATAATAGCTTCTTTCTGTGCATGAAGTTCATTCTTTTCTGCTATCTCTTTAAACTCTTTGAGTGCAGCGTAGTTTGAACGCATAGATTCAAGTTCAACCTTCTCACTTGCTGTTAAAAGTTCACGGAATAATTCAATACGTTCACCATCAAACGCAACATTGTCACCATCTTTCGTATAGTTCTGGCGGTAGATTTTATCAGTACACCAACCCTCATATATAAAATAAGAATCAAATACATTTGAGATATAGTAATAATCATTATCTGACTCTTCATATGGTGCTAACAGATTATAGAGTGCATATCTTGTATCTTCATGAGAAATCTCATATGTACGAACAATCTTTTCAAAAGTCTGACTTTCACCTTCATTCCCATCTGGATCTGAAACTCCTTCGCCATCACCGTCTCCATCATTGGAAGGCTCACCAGATTCTCCGTTACCTGAATTATCTCCTTCTGAATTGTCATCATCGAACATCTCAGCGAATTTTGCTTCAAGTTCCTCATCTGACATTTCTGTATAGTCGAATGTTACATCTTCAGCAGTCTTACCATATTTGGCAAGTAACTCTTCAAATTTTGTCATTTTGTTATTTGTTCCTCCTTCCTTTGATTGTGTTTGAACAGGAGTCTGTTCTTTATTGAAATTAGAAAGTGTCTTGTTAAGATTTTCTAAGAGTTCAATCATTTTTTCATCTTTGTCAAATTTTACTGAATTATTATTTACACTAAAATCCGCAATATCGGCACGAGAACCTTCCATACCTTCCTGAATTTCTGTACCGTCATCATGACTTCCTAATAAAGTCGAAGCATTTACATAAAAATCGTTTAATTCAAGATATTTCTCCTTGGCATTGTAAGAGAGTTCATCAATGAAAAGCTCGCAACTATTTTTTGAACCTTGTTTTGCACGAATAATTTCACAAGCTTTTGTGTATTCTTCACTTATATAAGCATAAGCACATACATAATCTTTATCTAAGTTATCATCATGTTCCCAAAATGCAGGTTCAGATGAAAAAGAACCAACTTGAGATTCAATATATCTCAGTTCTTCTTTACCTTTTTCGTCTTTAACAATTTCCATCTCATGACCTTCGAAATCCCAACTGCCATCGTCAAGCTGATGGATTGCAGCCAACACAGGTCTGTCAGCAATTGTATTCATTGCTTTCTCGGCAGCATCTTTTGATACATAACTTTTATTTCTGTTAAGTCCTGTATGAAAAATTCTAAATTTAAGACGCATCATTCCACGATGATTTTCGTCTACGGTATCGTCTATCTCAAAAGTAGTAGGCACTTTTAAAGCCAACTGATAGCCAGTATCTTTAGAACTGAATTTTGCAAATTTCTGCTCTTGACAGAATTTTAGTAAATCATCTTCAGTTAAAATTTTCTTTTTAATAACCTTTGGCATCTACTTAGTCTTTTCCTCCTTTCTGACATAATAAAAAGTCGCCCAAGGAAGACGACTAAAATGTAAGCATATTTGTATACTTTAATTTATTTATATCTATATTTTCTGAAAACCGAAGAGTATCAGTATTCAAAAATACATAAATACCATTAGAATTTTGTACCTGTTGATATCCTAATTGAGATAGGAGAGTAGCAGTAGGTACATCTTGCGTTTGTATAAATTTTTGATTCATTCCATCAACTCCTACTTATCATTTAAATTCTCATCTCTTGTACGAAGTCCAGCATCTGTAAGTTCAGAATCATCCTTCGCTTGACCACCGCCTTTATCATTACCTGTCTGAGTATAAGTGCTAGATAGTGGCTTGAATTTTGAACTAAGTTGCAGACAGTCTTCTTCCAAAAAGTTCATAGATAACGTATCTTTTTCAGACACACCATTCAATGTGTTATAAAGAATTTTGTTTGGCAATCCATTAGTGCATGATTCCAAGATTGATTTTCTAAAATCATCTTTCTGATAAATAGAGACATCAAAGAATTTAACTTTACAAGGTTCAGATATCCAACTAGATAAAAGTCGATTTAAAATCGCTTGAATCTGTGGAATAAGAGTTGAAATAGAAAATGTAGAATCTGCAAGTACGCCATATTTAAAGGCAGTAGAGTTAGAAGCGGAGTTTAGATTTAATATCTGAGCACCACCAGCAGTATTAAGAATTTCCTTTGTGGCTTTTTCAACTTTTGTTACATCACCTGTTGCATCATCTGGAAAACTTATCTCATGTAATTCACCAGGAACAATAGCAGCAGAGATATAGGGTGGTAATGCTTCTTCAAGCATACGATTGAAATACTGAATCATTATATCTGGATTTACAGCCCAATCATCTACATCTTTACCCATAGTTTTCATTTCAAGCCATACTAATTTATATATATTAGCTGCCTGTTGAACTGCTTGATAATCAGAAGCGTCCATAAGATCAATCAATGATAAGAATATAGGTGTAAGCACGGGAACGATGGTTTCCCAGTCTTCAGACCTAAATTTAATACATACATTATATTCTTCTGGGATTAACTGATATTTTTCATTTGTACTCTTATATGTATTCCACATACTATTGAATGGTTCACCCCAATATTCAAGAAGTTCCTGATGACTACGGAAATAACTCATATCCATAGCTCCTGCAAATGAACCGTCAGGAAACATACCTGCAATTTTCATATAATCTGGATCTAACGGAAGAACAAACATTCCTTGTCCCTCTGTATAGTAAGCACATCCATAAAATACATCTTCTCTTAAAGTGATAGACGCAGCTTTACGAAATTCATAATTCAATCCTAAAGTGTCAACTATATCAACTGTTTCTTGATATTTTTGCAATGTGGATTGTACATCATTTTCGCCTGAGATTATAAATGGGGGAACAATATTACGAATTGTAAGATCAATCTGATTTGCATAATATTTGCAAAGACGATAATAGATTTCTGAACGATAATAAAGATAACGAGATAAGCTTCGTAGATTCTTTTCATTAGAAGAGATATTCTTTATGTATGATTTTACATCTTCCTTTGAATAGTTACTGATTGACGTATATCTGGATGATTTCTGAATATCTCGAAGACTTGTAATTGCACTTGTTGCGTCTTCATAACGTTCAAGTCTACTTTTATTTTTCTCATACCATTCACGCATTTCATTTGCGGTTGGCTGTTTTGGAGTAGAAGAAGTGGTTTTCTTCTGCGAATTATTTATTTTAGCAGGTGCATTAGAATTTGCATCTACTTTCTTAGGTCTTGGCATATTTGATAATGCACCTCCTTAATTGTATTTTGCTTTACGGATTGTAAGCTTATTTATAAAACTTGTGGCATCTTCTTGTGGTCTTCTTTGTCTTACTTGATCTTGACTTCTTAATGTAAATAAAGCGTGTCCCATTAAAGCGAGACAGTACGATCTATCATCATGAAGAATGTTCTCAAAACCAGGAGCAAGGTCATACCTAATATTTCCATTAGAAGATTTATACTTGTACATGTGAGTTAATTCTTCCTTCATAGCATCAAGCTGTTTAAGACCGATTTCTTCTTCAAGAGATAATTTATAATTCTTTTCAACAACCTCACCATTTTCTTCTTCAAGCATAGTAAGATTTCCATGATAATCATACTCAGCAGTAAAACTAATCAAGTCCTGATCAATCATCTCGCATAACTGCGAATACATAATTGCCTTATATTTAGCTGGTTCACGCATACGAATAATATCAATAGCGTCTGGATATCTTTTTACATATGGAACAGCATAATCATAATTCGCATCAATCAATCCATGATGTTCATAGTCTTTTTCGCCTTTATGTTTTGCTTCATAGAAATTATCAAAAAGTAGATCACATATCTGGGTAGCTCCACCGCCAGAACCTGCGTCAATGTATACTCCATGAATATTTTTATAATCAGGAACACCATATCCGTTATACCTGACTATGATATCTTGAAGCATCGCTACCTGTTCAGGTGTAGTAAGTGGTTTTTGTGTTTCTTTATCAATCAAATTGATACCATTTACAACATCTAATAGCCAACCACGTTTATCATCTCTATGTAATTTGCCAACTAATACAAAGCTGTTATCTCTTTTTTTGGCAGGATCAAAGCAGATGATCATAAGAGAATTATCATCATTGATAAGCATTGGTGGTCTGACGACACTATTTCTAAGTACCTGTGATTTCTTAACTGCAATATCATCGCCAAGATCTGAATCGAATTTATTCATATACTCACGGGTAGCCTTAGTTGGATTCATCTTCATTTCTGAATCAATCTTTGCTTGAGTAAGTAGTGGAACAGGATATACTTTTCCATTATAAGTAGCATGAAGAATTACTTCACAATCTATATCTGCACAGAAATAATTCTTATCACCTGCCATAGAGTGCATTGCAGCTTCTTTATATCTTTTATAGAAAACATCATCCATAGAACCTGCTGAACTTGCACATACAACTTGATTTGGGAAATTTGGTGGAAGCAATGTTACATCAACATCACCACCAAGAGCGAAGTCGCTGTTCTGAGTGACGAATGGAAGAGTAGCAGCGAACATATCTTCAGATACATACGATGCTTCATCATAGAAATTAAGTCGGCTTCTTCGACCACGAGATCCATCAAAATTTGAGTTGACCGTAGCCAAACTCGATCCTGAATAAAGTTTAAAGGAGTAAGATGCTGGGTCGTGCCGAAAGCCCTCGCTATTTGAACTTTTAACAAGTTCATTTAGAAATACATCTGTCAAGCCAGTAAATGAAGCGATTTCTTTTTTTGCAATAGATTCAATCTTCTTCATCATACCTATACTTTGAGAACCTGTGCTTGATAAAATGTATCCTTCAAATTTGGGCAGTAACATTGTTTTAGCCATCAAAAATGGGCTACCTAGAGTTGTCTTACCAGCATTACGACTCATACACCAAACAACATTTGGTGTAATCCATGACATCATAAATACATATTTCTGATAGTCAAGAAATTCGATACCGAAAAATCTTTCGCAGAATTTTACTGGGTTTCTGCGCCCCCACTGAATTATTTCAGAGAATTTTTTCAAACCATCTAACTTTAATTCAGACATATCATAATAAGTAGGTTTTTTGAAAAAAGTAAAATTCTTTGGAGTAAATTCATTTATAGAATCACCCATCAGGACAATTTTATCATCAGCCATCTTCGATTACTTGCCCTTTTTCATCTATAAGACCTTTTTCAAATAAGAAATCTTTAAGGTCTTTATTTTCCTTTTTCAATAACCTACTAAATTCAACTGCATTATCTCTTTCTTTTTGAAGATTAAATAACAATCCTTTTTGATGAATAACTTCTTTTTCCCAATCGTTTTCATCAGGATTTAACTGTTTTAATTGGTTTTGATGATTTCTTGTCATAATATCTTCGATTGCCATATTAGTTTCATAATCGAATGTATTTACCTCAGAACCATCTAAATCCATTTCTTGTAATTCTTTTATGATACCAGTAAGAGTACCAGCACCTTTACTTTTTCTATTGTTATTATTTTCAGATATTCCGTTATCCTTTGCTAGTGCAAGGGCAGAAGATATCATTTTTTGTTTTGTTTCAGCTAAAGATTTAATTGTTGATATAACACCTGGATTACTACCAAGTTGTTTCTTGTATTGTGAAATAGTATCATTGATTGTTTTTACATCCTTAAAACTTTGCACAATTTCAATTACAGCTTCAAGCTTCAATCCGTCATCTTTTACAGACTCGTCAAAATATCCAACAAGCTTAGAGTAGAGGATAGGCTGTTCTGAAATTGGTTCATTTTCAAAAGGATCATAACCTAAAAATCTAAGAACTGTTCGTTTATTCTTTTTATACATTTCAACGACATCTTCAGATAATTCGTCTTCTTTATTCTCTTGTGTAACTTCTTCATCTTTGTAAACTATTTTCTCTTTGAACATGTCGGAATCCATGTATCCCATACCAACATAATTTTTCATACTGATATTTTTAATGTATGAAGTCCAGACGTTTTCCTTACCTTTTCCTGTAACCATATTTTCAGATTCTTGGATACTTGCATTCCATACAGTTTCAAGAAAAGGTTTATTAAGATAATATAATGCTTTCTGCACACTCTCTTTCGTTGGCTCATGTTCTTCGCCTCGTTCGTCAACTCGTAATGCAATTTTACGAGCACAATCACGACAGATTCTCGAAAAACTTTTTCCACCAAGTAAAGGATCTGTATCATAATAAAATTTTGTTTCTATATCCTTATGCTTATTACACATAGGGCAGTGAGCAGTACCTGCATATTTATCAAGCTTGTACTGTAATTCTTCAACTTTTTCTCTAGCTTCAGCAGCCGTTAATTTAACTGGTTGCGTAGTGCTTTTTCTTGTAGACAATTAACAGCCACCTCCTTTTATTCCAATAAATTAAGCACTCTCTGCAATAACAGTAAGAGTGCTTTCCAAATATTCTACATAATCGTAGTTGATATTTATTTGTAAATTGTTTTTCTTAAACCATTCGTCAAATTCCCCAATATCAATTCTATATACAAAATCTAAGAAGTCATATGGAGAGAATTTAGTGTATCCATAATTATCATGAAATAGTTTATGTACATCTTTATTTATACACGCTCCAAACCCATAAATTATATGTAAATCCTTTAATTCGTCTCTTAAATGTTGAAACTCATCTTCACTATAATCACATACTTGTTGTTTGACTTCTATGCCAGTCAACTTAAAAACTTCATCAACAATATCTCTAAAAGCGGTAGTATGATGTACATTATCAAATTCTCCACCAGTAATTACACATTTATAATTACAAAATTCCATTGATTCATTAAACCAATCTTTTGTATCAGAGCGAAGTTCCGTATATGTAGATAAAATACCGCCTTTCCAACGACCATTAAGTTCTCCATTTAAAGGATTAATATGTCGTGGATTCTTGTCACCAGCCCATTTACCTTTCATACGCTCACTAATAGCTTTACATTGTTCAGGACTTCGTTTTCTTCCTTTCCACCAACTATCATGGGTTTTGTAATATTCTTTTTTGGTGGCAGAAATTTTATCTCTTGCCTCTTGTGAAATAATTCTTCCTTTTAATTTTTCACTGCATTTTAAACTCCTTGCAATATTAGCTCTATTTTGTGCTTCATAATTTTTACCTGAAATTCCCAAAACACCTGCATGACATTCAATTGATCTTACGGTTCTATTTGGAAAGAATATATTATGCAATTCTTCACCTGTAAAATCCTTATAATTTTCATACATTATTTTATCTTCAGCTTCAGACCATTTTTCAAAAACCGTATAATCAGGATCTAAAAATCCAGATTCTTTTTTACTACATTCTCTACATACATTTCGTAATCCGTCTATACAAGCTAAATCAATTGGAAAATATAATTTATTATTAGGTAGATCACGTCCACATTTTTTACAATGACGAGTACCAGAATAAAATAAATCTTTTTCTTTATTTTGTTCAATAATTTTTAATCTTTTTTCTTTATTGATTATTGCTTGACAGTTTTTACACACTGCATTCAATCTACCAATTCTCTTATTTGCATAAGAAAAATATTCATTTGTATTTGGATATTCTGCATTACATTTAGTACATATTCTTGTTTTCGAATCAACAGTAGTACCATGTGTATATCCCATAAAAATCACCTATAACCTTTCGTCCTAACCTCAAACAACAACTAAAAATAGCAGTAGAAGTGGGGAGGTTAGGTGTAAAACCCACATACACAAGAATGATCAGTTCTTATGTCTACTGCCATAATCCAACCATCTGCAATCGAAACAGTAACAATCCTCTCATAGTTGACCATATATATATTCTCTTTTTAATTTTCGTCACAACACAAAAAGAAGCCACTTCATACGAAATGACTTCTCATAATTTTCAATATTAAATTTCCAATGAAAGTGCAATTTACATTGAAAAGAGTAGCACTGTGGCTACTCTCTATCACTCATATTTCTAATTGTTGTATATGGAATATCATGACTGTCTAATAAATCACAAACATATTTACCTAATCCAGTGTCATCAACGTAAACAGTCATATTACCTTTATTACAGTAAGAAATAATTGTATATATAAAAATTGCTTTATCTTTCTTTAAATCAAAACGAAATTTCCTTCTACCAACATATACAAGTGTCACATCAGTTCCATAGTCAATATACATTGTTGTACCATCACCAACAGTCCATTTTTTATGATTTCTAATTTCGCCAGAATGATTCTGTTCCCAAACAGCAACTTCGTTATGCCCATCTGTTTCGTATTCAGAATATTCTAAATGCCAATCATACTCTTTTATTTAAGACAATGTATCTTTTAAAAGTCGAAGAATATCAATAGCTTCTCTGGCTTTTC